AATAATAAACATTCTGCCATATTTAAAAAGAGGCAGATTGCATCATCTTATTTCCATATGGGTAAGATAATAAATCAATACTGGTTTGAAGAAGGATCCGTATGCAAAATAGGTGCAAGTCTTAAAGATTATATAAATGATAAAGGTTCTTGGAAGTTTTTAGAAGAGTATAGAGACTTTCTTAATGAGCATACAGCTTGGTATAGACCAAGTAATCCGGAAAAGGTTTTGCTTTGGCAACAACAAATAGAAGTTAGAGTAGGAAATAAAAAAACTAATAAAGGATTAAAGTCTAAAATACAAGGTGCATCTTTTGAAAAAAATGCAACAACTGGTGTTGGTGGACCTACAACATATTTCTTTCATGAAGAGGCTGGTATTGCCCCAAAGATGATGGATACATATGAATACCTTAGACCAGCAATGTCTTCAGGAATGATGACTACAGGTATGTTTATTGCAGCTGGATCTGTAGGTGATTTAGATCAATGTAATCCACTAAAGGATATGATCCTTAATCCAACTAACAATGATATATATGCGGTTGAAACCAATCTTCTAGATAAAGATGGAACAAGAGGTCTTTCGGGTTTATTTATTCCAGAACAATGGTCCATGCCACCGTATATTGATGATTATGGTAACTCTAAAGTAGAAGAGGCACTTGAAGCAATAATTAAAGAAAGGGAAGAGTGGAAAGTAAAACTTAATCCAGAACAATACCAACTCAGAATATCTCAAAAGCCAACTAATATTGCAGAGGGATTTGCATATAGAAAAGAATCAATATTCCCACAAGGAATTATCTCAAAACAATTGAAACGTATTGAAGATAAAGAATACAGTTATGAACACATTGAATTAGAAAGAACTCAAGAGGGTATTGAAGCTAAAAGAACTTCTAGACTTCCAATATCTCAATTTCCAGTGGATAAAAAAATGGCTGATAAAAGAGGATGTTTAGTTGTTTGGGAAAGACCATCTAAAAATCCAAACTGGGGTGCTTACTATGCATCTATTGACCCCGTATCAGAAGGTAAGACTACAACTTCAGACTCATTATGTAGTATTTTTATTTATAAGAATCCTGTTGAAATAACCAGGGAAACACCAGAAGGTGTAGAACATATAATAGAAAGAGATAAAATAGTTGCAGCATGGTGTGGTAGATATGATGATATAAATAAAACGCATGCACAATTGTTATTAATAATTGAATGGTATAATGCTTGGACTATAGTTGAGAATAATATATCATTGTTTATTCAATACATGATATCAAAGAAAAAGCAAAAGTACTTAGTTCCTAAGCAACAGATTTTATTCTTAAAAGATATTGGTTCAAACAAAACTGTATATCAAGAATATGGATGGAAGAATACAGGAACATTATTTAAAAGTCATTTAATATCATATGCCTTAGAATACATAAGAGAAGAGATTCATGAGGAGACAGATGATGATGGAAATGTGTTATCTTCAATTTTAGGTGTTGATAGAATACCAGATCCAATGTTATTAAAAGAGATGAAAGAATATTATCCAGGTTTAAACGTGGATAGGTTGGTAGCGTTTTCTGCACTTATAGCTTTTGCTAAGGTGCAACAATCAAATAGAGGGTATTTGAAAGTTAAAGAAACTGATTCTTCTTTGGAAAAGTCAGAAAATTTGTATAAATTAAAGTATAGTCCGTTTAAAAATTTAGGACGTGGAAGAACTGCGTCTAATAAAAGGATTAAAAGATCAGGATATAAAAATTTTAGATAAATGAAGGTAGTAAATGCAATGCAATTAAAAGCTGGTGTAAAAGCTGAAGGTTATCCAACCTCATCTAGCCTTACACAACCAATACAATTCTTACCTACAAAAAAGAAAGATGATGATTGGGCAGCATGGAATTTAGATTGGTTAGAACTTCAAGGTATTCAGTTTTTAAGAAGTAATGCAAGACGTTTATTAAAAAATTATAAACTAGCAAAAGGAATAATTGATAAAACGGATTACATTGTTGAAGAAGATAATGAGTATAAAGATTTAATGGATGTTTTAACAAAAGAAGATTCTTCAGCTTTAGAACTAAAATTTTATCCTATTATACCTAATGTAGTAAATGTTTTATGTGGCGAGTTTTCTAAAAGATATTCTAAAGTTCAATTTAGAGCAGTAGATAATACATCATATAATGAAATGCTTGAGCAAAAACGTGCTATGGTTGAAGAAAACTTATTAGCTGATGCTGAAGCTAAGTTAACAGCTAAGATGCTTGAGATGGGTATGGATCCTGCATCAGAAGAAGCACAACAACAACTATCTCCAGAAAATATAAAATCATTACCTGAAATAGAGGACTTCTTTTCTATGGACTATAGAAGTATGGTAGAAGAATGGGCATCTCATCAATTAAATGTTGATGAAGAAAGATTTAAGATGCAAGAACTAGAAGAAAGAGGATTTAGAGATTCTCTTATTTCAGATAGAGAATTCTGGCATTTTAAAATGATGGAAGATGATTATGATGTAGAGCTGTGGAATCCTGTGTTAACATTCTACCAAAAATCTCCAGACACTAGATATATATCAAATTCTAATTATGCAGGTAAAGTAGATTTAATGACTGTAGCGGATGTTATAGATAAATATGGATATCTTATGACAGAAAAACAATTGCATTCATTACAAGAAATATATCCTGCAAGATCTGCAATGTACCAAGTTGGAGGAATGCAAAATGATGGTTCATATTATGATCCTTCTAGATCTCATGAATGGAATACACAAATGCCAGGACTAGCTTATAGACAATATGTAAGTAACTGGTCTGATGATCCAGCTAAAGGTGGTGATATTGTTAGTGCTATTTTAAATGAAAGTGAAGATTTAGAAATGTGGGGTGAATCAGAACTAATGCGTGTTACAACAGTATACTGGAAAACACAACGTAAGTTAGGTCATCTTACTAGAATTAAACCTGATGGTGAGATTATTCAAGAAATAATTGATGAAAATTATAAGGTTACAGAAAAACCTATATATGATACTTCAGTATTTAAACAAAAATCAAAAGAAAACTTATTAGAGGGAGAGCATATTGATTGGATATGGATTAATGAAGTATGGGGTGGTGTAAAAATTGGTCCTAATTTGCCAGCATTTTGGAGATCAAATATGGCTGATAATATAAATCCAATATACTTAGGTATAAATAGAACTAAACCTGGAAGAGTTCCTTTCCAATTTAAAGGAGACAGTACTCTTTATGGATGTAAGCTTCCAATTGAAGGTAGAGTATTTTCTGATAGAAATACTAGATCTACATCATTAGTTGATTTAATGAAAGCATATCAAGTAGGTTATAATATGGTTAATAACCAAATTGCTGATATATTAATAGATGAACTTGGAACAGTAATTATGTTTGATCAAAATGCTTTACCAAGACATTCTATGGGTGAAGATTGGGGTAAGCATAATTATGCTAAGGCGTATGTAGCCATGAAAGATTTTCAAATGCTTCCTTTAGATACATCTATTACTAATACAGAAAATGCTACAAACTTCAATCATTATCAAACTCTAAACATGGAGCAAACTAATAGATTGATGTCAAGAATCCAACTAGCAAATTACTTTAAACAACAAGCTTTTGATGCAATAGGTGTAAATCCTCAACGTTTAGGGGCTCCTATGGGTAATGAGACTGCAACTGGTGTTGTTAATGCAATGAATCAATCTTATGCACAAACAGAGATATATTTTACACAGCATGCAGATCAACTTATGCCAAGAGTACATCAGATGCGTACAGATCTAGCTCAATTTTATCATAGCACTAATCCAAGTGTTAGATTAAGTTATATAACAACAGAAGCTGAAAAAGTAAACTTTGTAATTAATGGCACAGATCTTTTACTTAGAGATTTTAATATATTCTCTACAACTAAAACTAATCATAGACAAATTCTTGAGCAATTAAAACAAATGGCTCTTCAGAATAATACTACTGGTGCTAGCATTTATGATCTTGGAAATATTATAAAAGCTGAGTCAATTGCTGAGGTATCAGACATTCTTAAAGATGCTGAGATAAAAACTCAAGCTCAGAGACAAGAGGAAATGCAGCAACAAGAAAGAATGCAGCAAGAGCAAATTCAAGCTAGACAACAAGAAGAGCAAATGAAACTTGCAATGCAACAAGAAGAAGCAGATAAAGAAAGACAAAAAGATATTATGGTTGCTGAGATAAGAGCTGCTGGCTATGGATCAATGCAAGATATAAATGAAAATCAAGTATCTGACTTTAAAGATGCAATGGATGATATGAAAGAAACAGCACGTTACAGAGAACAAATGGATATGAAACGTGAAGAAAGTGTCATGAAGAGAGGTGAGAATAGAGAGAAAATGCAGATTGAAAGAGAAAGATTAAATACTCAAAAGAGTATAGCTCAAACTAATTTAGAGATTGCTAGAGAAAATAAGAATAAGTATGATGTTAAACCTAACAAGGATAAAAAGAAAAAGTAACATTAACTTATCATTTCATAAATAAAGTTTATGTAAAATCAACGTTAGCTATTATATTGCAAAAAATAATTTATTTATTTCAAATTTTGTAAGTTTATTTAAAAAGATTGTTTTATATTATATATGATAGTATTTCAATTTTGAATATTAATTTTTAAAACCAACATAAAATGAGTGAAGAAAATAACACTGTGGAAAGTAAAGTAGAAACTGTAGATGTAGATATTGATGCAATATTTGGTGCAACAACTGATAGTGTTGTAGTACCAGAAGAAAAGAAGCCCAATGTCATGAGCCGTCCATCAACTGAGGTTGATATGAACTTTACTGAACCTACAAAAAATACAGAAACTATTGATAATACTAATGATTCAGAAACTCCAGAAGCAGAGAAAGGCGGAGAAGAACCTACAGCATCTGAAACACAAGTTAAAGCTGAAGGTAATGATATCATTGATACCTTTACAGAAATTGATGAAGAATTAGATGAGACAGAAGAAGTTAAATCTGAAACTAAGAAAACAGAAACAAGAGGTAGAAAAAAAATAGAAGGTATATCAGATGTTTTTAATTCTTTAATTAAGAAAGAAAAAGTATTTGCTTTTGAAGATGATAAGGGATTTGAAGAATATTCAGCTAAAGACTGGGAAGAACTTATTGAAGCAAATATTGAAGAAGCTAAAAATCAAGTTAGACGTGAAACACCAAAGCAATTTTTTGAAGCATTACCTAATGAATTAAAGGTGGCTGCTAGATATGTTGCTGATGGAGGAACAGATTTAAAAGGATTATTTAGAACTTTAGCTCAAGCTGAAGAAACTTATGATTTAGACGTTAGTACTACCAAGGGTCAAGAAGATATTATAATGCAATATCTATCTGCCACAGGTTATGGTACTCAAGAAGAAATCAACGAAGAAATTGAAATTTGGAAGGATTTAGGTAAACTAGAACAACAAGCTTCCAAGTTTAAACCAAAATTGGATAAGATGCAAGAAAAAGTTGTAGCTCAAAAATTGCAAGAGCAAGAAATGAAGCAGAAGCAACAAGAGAAAGCATCTAAACAATACATGCACAATGTTTATGAAACTTTAAAAGGTGGAGCAATTGGTGATCTAAAGTTAGATAAAAGAACACAGTCATTATTATATAATGGTTTGGTTCAACCAGCATATCCATCTGTAAGTGGAAAAAACACTAACCTATTAGGTCATTTATTAGAAAAGTATCAATTCCAGGAGCCAAATTATCAATTGATAAGTGAAGCTCTATGGTTACTTGCAGATCCGAAAGGATATAAAAGTAAGATAATGGAAAAAGGTGCCAAAGCAAGTGTAGAGAAAACAGTTAGAAAATTAAAAACTGAACAAGCAAATAGAAGCGGTGCTTCTATGGGAGTTCAGGAAACTGAAGCTAAAAGAACTGCTCCTGCTAAGAAAAAACTAAAAAGAGCTAATAATTTTTTCAAACGGATTTAATAATCAATAATATAAATTAATAACAATCAAAAACAATCAATTATGGCAACTCCAGTATTAAACAATGGAATTTTCCTTAGAGATACAGCTTATAAAGCTAGTTCTCACATTGATTCTTATCACTTGTCTCAGATGCTTGGTAGCTCTGAGCCTATGGATATGGGTCCAGTTGATTTGTGGGCAATGACTCAAAAAGTTGAAATGCCTCTTTATCAAATGGCTTCATTCGGTGGTAAGAACACAATTATGGTAGACAATGCTCGCGGTGAGTATAAGTGGCAAACACCTATTGCACAAGATCTTCCTTTTGTAGTTTCAAACATTGAAGCTTCAACTGATCTTGGTGGTGATGGTACTACTTTTAGAATTAAACTTTCTAAGAGAGCTTTTGGTCACGGTGACATTATTACCTATGATAAGTATAATGGTTTAGAACTTTATATCACTGCTGAGGATATTATTCCTGCAGGTGATGGTTTTATCTACACTTGTCAATTAGTAAATAACAATAGTGCTGCTACGTTAGACGCTACTAAGTATCTAGTTTCTGGAACTAAGTACTTTAGAAAAGGTTCTGCACGTGGTGAGTACGGTGAAAGATTTTCTGACATTGAGACAGGATCTGGTTTCCGTGAGTTCTACAACTTTGTAGGAGGAGCTGAAGCACACGTTCACTATTCTATTTCTTCTAGAGCTGATTTGATGCTTAAAGGTGGAATGAATGCTGATGGTACTGTTCCTGTAACAGAGATCTGGAGAAACTTTAACCAAGATCCTAACAATCCTTCTGTTTCTTCTATTGAAGAATTAGTAGCTAATATGGGTAAAGCAGGTGCTAGAGAAGCATTTGAAAGTGGTCAATTATCAAGAACCTTCCTTACAAATATGGAAGCTGCACATCTTTCTAAGATTGCAAATGATATTGAAACTTACCTAATGTGGGGTAAAGGTGGTAGAGTTAAACAAGACGGTCCAGATGATATTAGATTATCTGTTGGTTTATGGTCACAGTTGGATAACTCATTTAAAAGAGTATACAACAAGTCATCATTTACACTTGACATGTTTAAATCTGAGCTTTACAACTTCTACCAAGGAAAAGTTGAGTTCAAAGGGCCAGACCCACAGAGACAACTTATTGTACAAACAGGTATTGGAGGAATGCAATTAATTAACAAAGCTATTGCTGATGAAGTATATGGTTCTGGATTAGTTCAAAATGCTTCTGATATTGGTGCAGTAACTGGACAGGGTATGGATCTTGACTTTGGTTTTGCTTATACAAGCTTTACTATTCCTTTCCTTGCTAATGTTAAGTTTGTACTTAACCCAGCATTTGATAACTTACACACTAATGATATTGAGAATCCATTAATTGATGGAAGACCATTGAGCTCATTTAGCTTTATCATTTTTGATGTAACTGATGGAGGAAATGACAACATTCACTTGTTGAAGCTTTCTTGGGATAATCAACTTAAATGGTTCTACCAAAATGGTACAATGGATTATATGGGAAGAACGCAAGGATTTGCTTCTACCGGACAATTCAATGGATATAGAGTTTATATGACTCAGTCCATGCCTGCTGTTTGGGTTAAGGATCCAACTAAAGTTCTAAAAATTGTAATGAGAAACCCAGTTACGGGAGGATCATTCTAAATTAATATAAGGGGGAGGTTATCCTCCCCTTTTTTTTTAACTTATAAAATTAGAACAAATGAAATTCCTAAAAAAAATAATTAAACAAAAACCTGATAAATATATCAAGGATGCACCAGGAGCAAATCTTGCAACAATTGCTTCTGTAAACAATGTGGTTGATGAAAGCAACGCAGCACTAGATTTAGTTGCTGATAAGGTAATTATACCTGCAGGAAATTCATCTGCAGATTTACCTCCAATAACTCTTAAAAAAACTTCAACATCTTTTACTTATCCGGATGGAACTAAGTTGCAGGGATATTCAATACTTGGTTCTGCTTTGTTAAGTGGACAAAGTACATATAGTATACCTCAGTGTACACTAACTATTCCTTGTGTAGTAGCTCCAAATCTTGAGCCAGATTCTGATGACGAAGAATTATGTTTAGCTGGATTTTATATTGCATATAAAACAACTGGTGCAGTAAAATGTATGGTAAATGATGGTGAAGATGAACCTACTGAATTTGAAATAGTAAATGATTTTTCATCAGGTGCAGATTTAAGAAGAGAATCTGATGGTCAAGCTCAACAAACAGCATACGTAGGTCTTTTCCTTGAAGAGACTGAAGCAGGATCTGGTATTTATACTGTAAGTCTTGATGTAGAAGCTGGTGCAGGTGCTGGACCTTCATCTGGTGAAGTATTTTATCAGTTTGAATTCTTAGTGTATGATGATATTACACCTTCAATTACTTAACTTATAAAAATTAGAAATTATGCCAGAAATAGAAAAATACGCACCAGAGGTGTACGCAGAAAAAAGAGTTCAAGAGTTGGCTTTCAAAGAAGATGCGGATCTTACAACAAACTTTGCAACTGAAGATAGAGCTGTAGCTTTTGTATATGATGCAGAACTGACTCCTGCTCAATTAGAAAAGAGAAGAGAGGCTGGTCTTGATGTACCAGGTTTAACTAGGCCTACAGAGAAAGTTCTTCAAGTAGCAGAAGGAGAGTTTACAGTAATTAAAGATGATGCAACTAAAAGTGATGATATAAGAGCAGCTGCAGAAATTCTTAAGAGGAGATCAAGCATAGATAGAGAAAGAGTGATCAGAGAAAGACTTAAAAAACCTTTTAGGTTTGCAAAGTCAGCTGACATGTTTAGAAGTATGTCTTTAACTGTGAAGCCTGCTCCAGATACTGCAGAATTTGCAAAAATAGAGAGATATAGTGCACATTATGAAAAGATGGTAAGCTATTTATCTACTAGATTTTCTTCAACTGCAGGATTTGCTGATAGGCTTTTATCAGCTAAAGAAGGTGCTGACAAAGATCTTACAGCTCCTGTTGAGAAAAAAATCAAGTATTCAGCAATACCTGCATAACTTTATTACTCAAATAACTATTGCCGGTTTAATTACCGGCATTAGAAATATTAATTAATAAGTGTACATAATTATGTACTTTTGAGTAAATAATAATTAATAATTAAAACCAAACAAAAATGGAAGAATACACAATTGTAGAAAAATACCAACAAGGTAAAGACAAAACTATTGCAATAAGACCTTACTTTAACGCTGATAAAGAAAATATGGGTCTTGAAAATTATGGAATGTCACTTCATGATGGAGTATGGCATGAAGAAAGTTTAGCATGTTTAGAAATGAATGGTGTTAAAAGATATGTTACAGGACTAAATGAATTTGCACCAGAAGTTAAAAGATTATCTCCTGGTGAAAAAGAGATTAAAGTTAAAGAGATTAGGGGTGTTGTTGCACAACTAGAAGCTGAACTTGCAGCTAATATTATTGATCCAGAAGATAAAGACTTTTGGAACAAGGTTAATTTACTTAAACCAGATAATGATAAATTTTGGTCAAAAATTAGTTTACGTTGTGGTAATGATCCTGTGTATTTAGATCCTGCTAAAGACCCGTATGATTTAATTAAATTATATGCAATTAATGCGGGTGGATTTTCAATGATATCTAGATCACTTAAAGATGCTAAAAAGAAACCAAATCCAACTAAATTTTATTTAGATCAGCTAGAAGAAAGTGTATCTACAAGAACTGAATATAAAAAGCTTAAGAATAAAGCTCTTGTTGAACTAGAAAAACTTTATGATAAATCATCTACAAAACTAATGTATGTTGCAAAAGTTGTTGATGCAGATAGTGTTCAATATACAGAGACTTTATCTAAAGAGATCATATATGAAAACATGGATATGTTTATAAATGGTGAAGGTACTGAATCTAATAGAAAAAGAGCAGCTCAGTCATTTATTGATGCTTCTAAATCAAAAATGGAAGATTTAAAAATTAGAGCTTTAGTTAAAGATGCAATGTTCTATAGATTTATTTTAGCAAAACCATCAGGATGGATTGAAACATTAGATAGTGGTATTAGATTAGGAAAAGTTCCTAGTGAAGTACTAACTTTCTTAAAGAATCCAGAACATGATGAAATATTAAAAACATTAATGGATAAGGTTGAACCTTATTGGAAATCATAATTAAATGGATAACTCAACGGTAAAAATAAAACTTCAGCAAAGATTAAATAAATTATCTAGTAATGACTATGATAATATAGAAGATTGGCAAGTAACAGAAGCTTTTAATAAAGCTGCTGTGGAATGGTCTAGAAGACAATTACATGGTGGAAATATTTATAAAGAAGGCGATGAATTCTCAAAAAGAAGGATTGATGATATGCAAGTTTTATTAAGAGAATTACCGTTAACTGGTGTTCAGAATGATGATTATTTTGAAACAACAAATTTTCCAATAGATGAATATCTTGAGTTCAAAAGAGTAACCACAAAAGCTAAAGATGAATGTTGCCCAGATCCAAGGACAATGACAGTATATTTAGCTGAGGAGGCAAATGTAAATCAAATATTAAGAGATCCTTTAAAGAATCCTAATTTTGATTGGGCAGAAACCTTTTGTACTATACTTGGAAATAAAATTAGAATATACAAAAATAAAGATTTTAGCATTGTTGAACCGGTCTTAACTTACTATAAAAGACCTACATACATACAATTTGCAAATGTTTTAGATCCATACTCTGGAACTGTTTCTCCTGTAGATGTTGAATCAGACTTCAAAGATGATATTGTAGAATTAATATTAGATGAAGCTGCTGCAATTATATCAGGTGATATTGATAACTATAACCAAATGCAAAGAGATCAGCAAGCTGCAGAAAGATCAAATTAATATTTGTTAATTCAAAAAACTTTTGTATATTATAGTGTATTACAAATACAAACAATTATATATAACTTTTAAATTTTAAAAAATGGCTTATTTTAATCACGCTTTTAAAAAGAGTTTCCTAGTTGACGGAACAGTCACAGCTGGTGGAACTGCAACATCTGCTCTTGGAGCAGGAAAGTTGGCTATTATTGACGGATCTGATTGGGAAGTTGATACAATAGCTAACATATCAAATGCCGGTAACTTAGCTTACTTAGTAGGTGGTAGTTACAGACAATCTGATACTATTGGTAATAACCCAGGACACGGAGGGTATGCTGAATCAATTAAATCAAAAGGTATCAACCTAAGATATCTTCATAGATTAGGAATTTCTAAATGTGAAGAAGGTTCTGCTGCTACATCTGAAATTTGTGTAGCTTCTGATTGTGCTCCTTGTGGACAAAACTTATTTGTACGTATTGACGTTAAAGGTTCTCCTGCATTACGTTTCTTAAATCACAATGCTTATGCAATTGGTGATAGTTCAGGTGATGCTGCCGCTAACGGTGGACCACTTCCAGGACTTTGCTGTACTGGTCAAACTAATGCTGGTGATCCTCAGACACATTTAGATCCAGCTATGGCTCTTGCTGCTGCTATGCAAATGGTATTGGCAGATCCAATTATCAAACCTTTTGTTAGAGAAGGTGTTGATTCTGCTGCTGGTATTCCTATTGATCTTGAGAATATTTCTGGTACTGCTGCAGCATATACACCAAGTACAACATTTACTGCTGTTGCTACTTCTGCATCAGCTTCTGGTACAGGTGCTACTGTAACAGTTGTAATTGATGGTGCTGGTACAATAGATACAATCACATTTGATTCTGCTGCTGGTGCTGCTAAAGATTATGTAGTTGGTGAAACTCTTACAGTATTAGGAACTGCACTAGGTGGTGCTTCTCCTGCTAATGATGTTACATTTGATGTTAAAACTCTTGCTTCATCAGGATTTGGTATAAAAGTAACAACATCTGGTGTTGATGCTTACTATTCAATTGATCAAATTCTTAATGGTGGGTATACTGCATCAACTGATCCAGTTGATGATGAAGTTTCAGCTTGTGCAACTGTAGAAGGTGCTTATGTAGAAACTCAGTTTGGTGATTGTTCATTTGATACTAGAGATTTTTACGGGAAAGAGCCTGTAAGTATTATTACTTCTCTTTTAGATGAGACTGGTGATCCATGTAATGATTGTGGTGTTGTTACTAATACTCCTGGTTTAATGCGTCAAACTTCTGGTGAGACAGTTATTAGAGAGTTATTATTAACTGAATCATACATGCAAAATCCATTTAATCAAGGAAACAGAGATTCTTCTAGAATCCGTGAAATTGAAGGATTTGATCCTATCTTAGCTGCAATTGATAGATCAGCTTTATACAAGGTATATTATTTACAACACAGTGTTCCAAGATGGAATAACCCAACTGGTGTATTTGATAATGATCAATACTTATACCAAGTGTTTGTAAAATGTTCTGACAATGCGGCTAACACAGCAATGACTACAATGTGGAATGCAATTTCTGCACAAGCCGATGCTATGAATAACCCAGTAAGCGTAGAAACAGACATATAAAATATCTAAATATATGCTAATAAGGAAAAGGTGAGATATTAAGTCTTGCCTTTTCTTTTTATATTCCATCTTTTTTTTGTATATTATTAATGTATATCTATAAAATTATATTCTATGGCTGATAAGCATAAATTGAGTTTAGAAGTTCCTACAGTTGCAGATTGTACAATATTATCTGTAAATGATACTAGTCAATATACGCCTTTATTACCTGTAGACTGTCCCGAACTATTAATAACTGTTCCAGGATTTAATTCTCCTGCCCTTATTTCCGTTACCCAAGATTTTAGTTTAAATCTAGTTGCATGCAACTTAGGTGTTCAAACTGTAGATTGTGGTACAACAAATACAGATTTACCAGATGGTGTTTATATTATAAAATATAGTGTAGCACCTAATGATGAAGTATTTGTAGAATATAATCATCTTAGAATTACTAAAATTCTTAATCTTTATCATGAAGTTTTATGTGGTTTACATGTAGATACATGCGAGCCTTCATCAGAGAGATGGGAATTAATAGGTGAAATTCATTATATAAGAACCTTAATAGATGCAGCTGTATCTCAGGTTGAATATTGTTGTTCACCAACAAAGGGTATGGATATGTATAATTATGCTTTAAAAAGATTACAAAAGATATTATGCTTAACATCCTCTAATTGTTAAAAAAATTTTAAAACCAAATATATGAACTGTGTTTATTGCGGAAAAGGATTTAGCTGCGGTTGCCAGAGAACAAGAACACCAGATGGTAAACCCATACATAAGTCTTGTTTAACAGCATATAATAATAGCAAAAAAGCAAAAGTGGATCCTTTAACGGCAAAGATTAATAAAGCAAAAAGAAACTTTTAAGTGGATAGTAATAAAAAAATAGGGTTAGAAACAGAATTTGCTAATGCATCTTACCAAGATTTTAAAGCAAAAAGGTTTGGATTAACACCATGTTGTTATTCTGATTTACAATTAATATCTCTTAAAAAAGAGATTTGTGATTGGGAAGAATTGCAAGCAGAAGTTTTAACCCCAACAGAAGGTCTAGTTACAAAAATTGTAGACTGTGATACACTTACTGCTAGTTAGGATAAATGAATAAAAATGATTATATTATATATAGAGAATTATGATACCAACTAATAATAATACACCTTCGCCTTGTAATCCAATTTCTTCAAATTGTGTTATATGGCAGGGTCCGGATATTTCATGTATTAACTTATGCAATGGTGATACAGTAAGTGATGTTGTAGCAGCATTAGCAGAAAAGCTATGCGAAATAATTGATCAGGCATGTGCTTGTGATCCAGATTTAACTGGTTTAGAACTTAAATGTGCATTACCTCAAGCAGGTATGCCAGACACATTTGTTGAAACATTACAAGCTATTATAGATTATATGTGTAATATTACTCCTGGTAGTAGTGATGTAGTTGTAGTTGAATTACCTCCATGTTTAAGATATACAGATAACCTTGGAAATATTGTTTCTCAACTACCATTAACAGACTGGGCGGATCTTGTAAATAATAAGATATGTGATATAATTAATGCAATTAGTATTATAAATCAAAATATTACAAATCTTGAAAATAGAGTTGCTATATTAGAATCATGCGTTCTTCCATGTACTCCAGCTCAAGCTCCTGACTTTGATATTATACCACAATGTATATTACCTTCTACAACTGCTGTACCTGTATCTACATTAGTTCTTGCTATTGAAATAGCTTTTTGTAACTTAAGAGATGTTGTAGGAACTGTCACTGAAGTAACGTCTGCAATTGCAGCACAATGTTTAACACCAACAATGTCTTCATTATCCGGAAGTGGGGCAAATTATGGATCTCTTCCTGGATGGATTATGACACCTAATACTTTAGCTGGTTCACATATAAATCAATGGATTGCTATTTGTGATTTATATACAGCAGTTTCAGATATACAACAAAACTGTTGTGATGATTCTGGATGTGATGGTGTTGACTTTAAGTATAGTTATATATTAGAAGATTCTAACGGTGATGGTATTCCGGATGCTTTAAAACTTGGATTTTCAGGATCAACTATACCTGTAGGATATGCTGATTGTGGTGGAACAACAACAATAACAGTGACAGATGCTGCTGGGCAAACAGTAAGTCAAAATGCTATTATTACTACTTTAGCATCTTCAGGTGCTTATGTTAGTATTGCATTGGGAACTTTAAATGTATTATCTTCACTTACAGTTTCAATACCTTTTTGTGTAACCAATGGTACTAATCAATGTGCAGATACACAATCATTAATAATTCCTGGTAATGTTCCATGTCCTACCCTTATAGTAACTCAAGCAGCAACAGATATTATAACTAGTTGGACATCTCCAATAAGTGCTGGTTCTACATTTGAAATTGATGCTGTAGATTCTTTATCTGGTGTTTCATTAGGTTCAGCAACTATAAATGCTCTAGGTGGTATGAATACTTATAATCATACTTTTGCAGGTGCATCACCCGGAAGTACATATATTATAAGTTTAAATATTATAGTAAATGGAGCAATAACAGCTTGTCCTCCTGTAACAATTACCATGAATGGAGATTTATGTAGTGATTTAGAAGTAACATCTTTAAGTGTTGGTGCTCCTAGTCCAACAGATAGAATGTACTTAGGTTTATATGATGATGGAGTAACTGTATCTAGATATTATTATGACTATAGTACTTTTGGTTTTGAAGTTATTAAACGAGAAGATATTGCTGGTTCAGTACCGTGTGAATCTGTAAGTTTAACTAATCAATCAATGAATACAGGAACAGGTGAAATTACAGTTACAGTAACATATAATGATGCTTCTCCTGTAAGTTGTGAATTATCATATAGTTCTGATGGTGTAACTTACTCAGCTCCTGCAACAGGTGCGGATGGTGTAAGAACACTAGCTACCGGAATTACTTCAGGATCTGTTTATTTAAAAGCACAACAAACATGTACTGGTCCAATAGAAGGTTTACCTACAATCATGAGATATGATTTTAATACAGGTACATGGATGGTATTACAATCTCCTGCAGATTGTCAATCATCACATATTCTTGCAGCATGTCCTTCAGGTCAAGAAGTTAGTAGATTAACTTTAGAATGTGGTTTAAATACATATACAACTCCTGGAGCATCTGCACAGTCATGGTGGTTCTATGTAGGAAAAAGAACTGTAGGTCCTGGCATAATGAGATATATTTATGCTTCATGGGATAATGCAACTAGTACGGTAAGAAGTGTTGTTGAGTGTTGTGCTTGTCCAACATTTATATTATCAGATAAGATTCAAGCATTGTGCGGTGAAGCTGGAGATGCTGTTGAAATAACATTCCCATATGTATTGGGTGGTGGCATTCCTGATTTTACTTTAGGACCTGGTCCAGTATTAGGTGGTGTAGTACAAGATGCAACGCAAAAGAATAAGTTTACTTATACATCAGCGGGAGTTGCTACTTCTGATAATTACGCAGATACATTCCAAGTACAGCTTCAACCAACTATTCCAGGAACTGAGGGATGTGGAGTATATCAATTAACAGCACAAGTTGGAATGGTTAATTGCGGTGTTACATTAAAATATACAGCTCAGCCAATATTTGCTTTTATAAATACAAATAGTTTTACACCTACTGAAGGTGGTATGATAAAACAAGGATTAATTCAATTAGCTGCCGATTGGGCTGTAGACTTTGGATATTCTGGTAGTGTTTATTTTATTCCAATGGATGAAACAAACTGGTTAGGATATAGTCAAAAAATTGTAGAAGATGGTTCTAGTTATGTTAATCCTGTAGATCCTTTATGGGATGCAATGAAATCATTACCAAGTTCTTGGACAGGTGGTGCATCTATATATAAAAATGCAGCATGTGTAATTATATTTTCAAATGGTTCTGAAGGTGTGTATCATGATGCAACAATAGCTGCTGGATTTGGAGCAGGTGTAACTGCACAACCAACATCTCAATATAAAGCTGATTATGATGCTCATCTTGACATGTTAAATGGTACTGCTTTAAGTGCTTGGGCAATAGGTCAGGGTATTTCAAGTCCTCAGTTTCCAGATGGTTTATCAACAATCCTTTATCCAATGGCTGTTGCAAACTCTGCAGGTGCTGATACTGCAAATTTATTGCAAATGATGGCTGCATATACATCTGAAACAATTCCTGCTGCTAAATATGGTATTAAAACTTTACCAGATCTTACTAACTATTTATTACAAGGTCTTTCTCCAGGTAATCCATATGCAGGAGCACCTACTATAGTTGGTAACTTTACATCTCAATTATATAGAACAGAAGATGGTGGAGGTGCAACAATATCTGGAATGCTTGCATTACTAAGTCAAGAAAAGAATAATAAAATTCTAAATGAAATAAATACAAATAGCAATGCTCAATTTAAAGAAACATTGACAAGAGCTATAAAGAGTTGTGGTGATGCATTTACTGCAGATCCTTTACCAACATCAAATTCATATTTAGTAGAATGGTGTAAAAAGACATCAGCCGATAGATATAATGTTACTATACCTGGACATAGTTGTGGTACATTAGCTAACGGAACTGTTTTAAAATTAACAAATAATTCAGGAGGAGATTATTCTCCACCAGGTGCTGATGTTTGGCCAGATACAGAAGAACACTGCTTTACAATAATTGATAACTGTGATTCAACTGCAGCTTTAGGTACTACTACCATGGGTACTATTCATGTAGATTGTGATGATTGTCTAACGCCTTAAAAATATAAAAATGAATTGTAATTGTACTAAATGTAGTCCTAGTAAACCTTGCGGATGTAATGATACAGCGTTAACTAATCCATGTACTTATACTGATTGTAGTATAGGTAGTGAAAGATGTTCTGATATTCAATGTGCAGAATGTGTAAGTTATTGTGGTACAACATTTCAAATTGGAGGTTTAACGGAAGTAATAAGAATAGAAAAAGGAGAAAGATTAGATTCAATTATTCAAAAATTTGCTCTTATGTTAAGTCAAGGTGTAGGAGCTTGTACTGCAAATGATGTTAATCATGCACCTTATAATGTATATGCTACAACAATTACTAATAGTAGTATTACTGTTGTTTGGAATGGTGAATCAGCTGTTTCAGCAGGAATTAATGTATACTATGATGATGGTATTACTGGTTATTTATTAGCAAATGCAAGTCCAATTGCACTAGGTGTAAATACATTTACTATTCCACTATTAACACCTTCAACAGATTATACTATAAAGCTAACCTCAATTGATGGTCTTGGAGGATCTTGCGATAGTGTTGAGCTTATTGTTAGTACAATAGCATAAAATTAAACAGAGGTGATAATTTGTTGGTTTTTTATTGCCAAGTTTGGGAAGCTCAGTAAGTACTACTGGGCTTCTTTTTTCTATAATAAAATTTTCTTAAATTAGTGAGCCTTAAATTTTTAACATGAATAATAAAGAAATTAGAGAAAAAGTGAAAGAATCTTTTAGCTGGAAGAAAAATTCAGCAATATGTGCTAAAAGGGTTGGCATTTCACTTTCAAAATATCTTAGGATTAAACAAGAACTTAAGACAGAATCAAAAAATTTAAAAAGAGCAAAACAAGGTAGAACTGAAAGCTTTAATTTAGAAAAAGGTGAAGGTACTATATCAACTCTAGCTGCAAATGAACCTAAAAATCCAAAGGAGATAATTAAACTTTTAAAGATAGATACATCCAAATGGAAGTTATCTCAATACTGGAATAAACAAATGGGAGATCATTGGAGAGTATCTGCTCTTGTTTCAAAACTTAAAGAATCTGAACAAAGTCATATTGAAGAATTATTAAAAAAATGGAAACCTAAAAAACACAATATACCAAATTTGTCTAGACCAAAAGGTTATTCTTTATCACCAGATAGGGATCAAGTTTGTGGTATTATGTCTTTACAAGATATCCATTTTGGAAAAGAAGGTAATGAAACTATAGATAAAGACTTTGAAGATACAGTAATGGACCTTATAAAAAGAGGAACAGCTTCACATAATATTGAAAACTTATATTTTGTAGTTGGAGGTGATTTAATTAATATGGATACCTTTTCAGGTACAACTACTAGCGGTACACCATTAGATAACTGTTCAACAGCTACAGAAGCATATATACAAGCGTTTGACGCAATGCATTGGGCTATCCAACTTATTATGCAGCATGTAGGTCATTTAACTGTGGTGTATATACCGGGTAATCATGATAGATTATCATCATTTCATTTAGTACATGCTTTATCTAAATCAATATCTGATCATCCTAATATAACATGGGATATTGAATATGCAGAAAGAAAGGTTCATGTATGGCATGATAACTTTAATGCTTTTGAACACGGAGATGCTACAAGCAAAAATACAGCTGTTGTGTATGCAACAGAGTTTGCTAATGAGTGGGGTTCTACAACAAATAGAACATTATTCACAGGGCATTTTCATCAAAATAAAAAAATAGAATATATAACAACTAGTGAGACTGCAGGTTTTATTCATAAAACTTTACCCAGTTTATCTAAAACAGATTATTACCATTATCATAAAAAGTATGTAGGTAATAGAAGATCAGGTAAGTTAGAATTGCAATCACCTACTAAAGGTAATATTTGTGAACTAACTTATTTGGCAGATTAATATAAGGATTTAACTTTTTTAAGTCCTGTTTTTTTTGTAAATTATAATAGAAGACTATGGTTAGAACATTTAACAAACCTAATTTAAAAGCTCCAAGATATAGAGAAAAGAGATTAGGGCTTTTAAATAAGCATACAATTAGAGAGTTTAAAGATAAATACCCTCTCTATGAGAACATTGATAATGACAAGCTAAAGTCTATAATAAAGTTGTATAATAAAAATTTATGGAATGCAGTAATTAAGTATAGAGAAGGTGTTGAATTACCAGATTCTTTAGGTTATATTTTTATAGGTACTTGTAAAGCATCTAATTATAATATAGACTTTAGAAAATCTTCAGAGTATGGTAAAATATTACAGAATAAAAATTGGGAGACTGATGGTAATATAGCTAAAATATTTTACTCAAACTGTTCAACAAAATATAAATTTAAGAACAGAGAGCTGTGGAAGTTTGAAGCAGTAAGAGATTTTAAAAGATCAGTAGCAACACAATATCCTGAAGACTGGACTAAATATATTGTTATACAAAATAAGTATCAGATGACCCATCTTTATAAGGGTAACATTGATGAAAAGAGTTTAGAAGATTATAATGAATTTGAAATATAATTATGGCAACAATAGGTGAAGTTATATCAAGAGTAAGAGGTCAGGTAAAGGCAGAAGTACAAGATGCTTTTGTTACTGATAGATACGTATATAGCTTAATAGTGAAATTTGCTCAAGTACTAATGAGAAGGCAAGATTTTGCAAATAAGCTAATGAAATTTAATGCTGTATGGAAAACTTTACCATATATTGAATTAATTGAAGTTGATAAAGTAGAGGCACATTGTTCTGGTATTCAAAGCGGATGTACTATTAAAAGAAGTAAAAATAGACTTCCTGAAATGATAGAAGGTTATTGGGGTCCGTTAATTAGAACAGTTAGCTCATTAGATGGATCTATTGAAGTTCAACCAACGCAACCTGGTACTTATACTTCAATGACTAAAACAACATCATTTAAATATAATAAGAAAAAATACTTTTGGTATTTAGATGGATATATTTATTTGCCAAATGTTGATTGGGATGCAATTAAATTAGAAGGTGTATTTGATGATGAAATAGGATTTTGGTTGTGTGAAAAAGATGAACAGTGTATTCCAAGATATAAACAAGAAGTTTATATACCGGAAGCATTGTTTGCTGAAATAGAAACACAAGTGGTACAAGCAATGATGCTTACAGTGCAAGTTCCACCAGAAGATGGAGATAATAAAGTAAATGTTAATAGATAAGATATGAAAGCAGTTTATAACAATAGGGGTGTTAAAGTTCCTGGAATGATAATGAAAGAAGGCGGCTCATTTCCAGATTTATCCGGTGATGGTAAAGTTACCAAGAAAGATATTTTAATGGGTAGAGGTGTCATTAAGAAAAAGAAAGGTGGATCAACAAAGAAATTAGATCGTTGTGCTAGAATAGCTAAAAGGAAATATAAAGTTTGGCCTTCAGCTTATGCATCTGGTGCTGCTGTTAAGTGCCGTAAAGGAAAAATTTGGAAAGGACAAAGCTAATGGCTAAAGAAAGTTTACATAAATGGTTTAGCAGAAATAAAGGTAAAGGTTGGATAGATTGTAAAACCGGCAAGCCTTGTGGTAGACAAAAGGGAGAAAAAAGAAAAGGTTATCCTGCTTGTAGACCAACTAAAGCACAATGTACATCTGCAGCTAGAAAGAAGACTAGTTCAAAAAGAATTAGTTGGAAAAAAGAATATGGCGGAGAGCCGGTATATAATAATATGGGAACAAGAGTTCCTGGAATGTATAAATAATAAAAGTAAAAATCATGCCAGCAAAAAAAATAAAAGCAGCAAAGAAAAAAGGTACAATGCCTAAAAGTGTTACAACCTATAAAAAAGGAGGATCAACAACAAAATCTGTAAAAGCCCCAGCAGGCTTTCATTGGATGAAAGATGGATCTGGATTTAAATTAATGAAACATTCAGGTAAATTTAAAGCACATCCTGGAGGATCTCTTACTGCAAAATTTAAAATACAAAAAAGACATAAAAAGAAATAAAATGAATCCAATTTATAATAATGTAGGAGTAAAAGTTCCCGGTATGTATGACCTTGATAAAATGAAAAAAGGTGGTATGGCTGGTTGTAGTATAAAGAATGGATGTAAAAGTAAAGCTGGAGGTTTAACAGCTAAAGGGCGTAGAATGATTAACCGTAAAACAGGATCTAAACTTAAAGCACCACAGCCAGGTGGGGGTCCACGTAAAAGATCTTTTTGTGCTAGAAACTTAGGTCAAATTAAAAAATTTAATATTGATTGTAGAAAAACTCCAAAGAAAAGAGCTTGTCTTGCAAGAAAACGTTGGAAATGTTAAAAATTTGAATAATGAGTATATCACATAAATATAGAACTTTTGACCAATTACTTGAAGATGTATCAGTTGATTTTTCAAACTATGCACTTGAAGGGATGATTGAACCTCAGCAATTAATTAAAGTTGCTACAAGAGTTAACTATGATTTAGGATTAAGAATTCATAGAACTAAAGAGATAATTTTAGAAGTAGAGCATGGTAAAGCAAAGTTGCCTTATGACTTTGCATATTTAAATTATGCTTTTTTATGTGGTGACTATACTATTGCTGATAGACCACCTTCAGGAACTCATATAGAAACTTTTAATGATGTACCATATGTACCAGCTCCAGGAGAGTCTGGACCTTGTGAAGATCCTGAATGTAGAGATGTTTGTGTTATAAAAACTTGTGATGATAAAAATGAGTATCAATTAATACAAAGAGTTAATCCATCAAGTTATAGAACTTTTACAGCATTTTTACCATTAAGAATTGCTAATGTAAATGATCAAACATGTGATTGCCCAAACTTAAGTGTGCAGTCTACAGATATAGCTGAAATTAAAGATGGCTTTATAATGACAAGTTTTACAAAAGGTAAAGTATATATAAGCTATCAAGGTGCAATGGAAGATCATAATGGAAATCTTTTGGTTTTAGATCATCCATATTGCAATGAATATTATGAGTATGCTTTAAAACAAAGAATTTTAGAGAATATGGTTTTTGCTGGGGAAAATGTTTCTAATCAATTAGGTTTAATTGAAGGGCGTTTAAGAGCTTCAAGAAATAATGCTCTTGGATTTATTAATACACCTGATTTTGCAGAGATGCGGAAAGTTTGGACAATGAATAGACGAGCACAATATCATAATTACTATAATATGTTTAAAAGCTATCCTGTAGCTGGTTAAATTTGAGCAATGGCAAAACAAAATAAAAGTACTAAGTATAACCTTCAAGGTTCTTCTATTGAAACTAATAGCTTTGCTAAAGGAATGTCTAAAGACATTTATAAAGGTGTAGTTCCAAAAACAATGTGGGGTCATGCACGAAATGCTGCAAATAATTCTGTAGATGGAGATATAGGAATTATTGGAAATGAACCTGCTAATTTAGAATGTGGAAGAGTACCTTATACTGTAATTGGTACAATTCATAAACAAGGTGATCACTGGATTATTTATTCTACAGATGATATTAGTTCTGAAATAGGTTTATTTGATGACAGCAAATGTGAATATAAAACTTTAGTAAATGATCCCTGTCTATCTTTTAATAGGCAATTTTTAATAACGGGTGCAGCAAAAGAAAATTATGATTGTACTTGGCAAGTATATTGGGATGATGGTTTAAATCCATCTAGAACTTTAAATTTAGATGATATTCCTTATATACAAGTTGTTACATCACCTCCAAATGATCCTTGTGTTATTTATGAAGACACTGATAAATTAGATTGTGAAAAAATAAGATTAGCTCCTTTATTAGATATACCTTGTATTGATTTATCAAAATCAACTGATGGAGGTCAGTTAAGAAATGGATCTTATCAAGCATATATTGCTTATACTTTAAATGATCAAAAAGTAACTGATTATATTGGAGTATCTCAAATTCAAAGTTTATTTGCACATGAGAGTAATGATGGTGGTCTAGATGTTAAAGTTAGCAATTTAGATAAAGAATTTGAAGAATATGAATTAGTTATATTATCAGATAATCAAGGTCAAAAGGTTGCAAAAAAAATTGGAACATATAGTACTGAGCAAACAGATATTAATATAGATTTTATTGATCCTGCTTTAGTAAGTGTTCCGCTTAATTTATTATTTCAAAGAAGTCCTGCTTATGAGAAATCTGAATCAATGTATGTGGTTAATGATTATCTTATAAGACAAGGACCTACAGAACAGTTTGATTTTAACTATCAGCCATTAGCTAATGAAATTAAAACAAGATGGGTTGTGGCAGAATACAATGCTGATTATTATTACAAAGGTGGTAATAAAACACAATTCATGCGTGATGAGCAATATGCTTTTTTTATAAGATGGATTTATAATACAGGAGAAAGATCTTCCTCTTATCATATTCCTGGTAGAGATCCTGATCCATCTTCACAAAATCAATATTCACAAAATATAACACCTAACCCTGGAGATTTAGGACAAAATTCAGGAGTTAATGTAATTTCAAATTCTGGACTTGAATATAACTTTCAAGTTTATAACACAGCTAGTGTAACACAGGCAGGTTTAAATATACCAACTGGTGATGGAGGTACTGTGATTGCTAAAGGTAAAATGGGTTACTGGCAATCAACTGAAAAGTATCCTGCAACTAAACCAGAAATATGGGCTGATTTATGTGGTAAACATATTAGACATCATAAAATGCCTACTGAAGAATTACATGAAAGTTTACATCTTTGTGCAAATGATGGAAGTACTATTAGACTTTTAGGTGTTGAGTTTGATAATATTGCTAGACCTGTTGATAACGATGGTAATGTAATTACTAATATTATAGGTTATGAAATATTAAGAGGATCAAGAGAAGGGGCTAAATCAATTCTTGCTAAGGGTATTTATAGAAATATGAGAGCTTACAAAGTACCTGAAGGAGATCAAGGTATGTTAGGTGAAAGTATTAATGAAACTATTTTATATCCAAACTTTCCATATAATTCTTTACATGGAGATGTATACCATTGGTTTGATTCAGCAGCTTTAGGTATTTCAGGTGATGGTAATATAGGTGGGGCATTAACGCAAGCATTTATTGCAGATCCATTTCCAAGAACAGATGGATGTGATGACTTTATGGATAGTATAACAGATTATCCTCCTTTAAGACTTACAAAGAGAGATTTCTTTACATTCCACTCTCCAGAACTAATGTTTAAAAGACCATTTTTAAATGCTTATGAAACTAGAATATATGGAGCATATGGTGGAATTAGTGAGGGTCACTTTATAAAATCAGAACTACATCCTCAAAATAAATTATTAAGAAACTCAGGTGCTATTATAGGAGGTATCTTAGGTATTGGCTATGCAATAGGTCAAATGCAAGGTAAGAAAGAAAGAAATTATACAAAAGCATCAACTCAAACTATTCCATTTGATCCTTATTACATTCAAGCTGGTGCTTCTAATGGTAGCAATATGCCTGTTCCTCCTGTCAGTCTTTTTCCAGTATCTCCTGTTTGGGTTGGTACAACAGCTACAATGACTGCTAATAACCCTGGTACGACTGCTGCAAATCAAATTATGGATACAGTTGGTGGAGTTGGAGAATTAATTACAGGAGGTGCCCTTTCTAATGCTTTTATCAATACTTTAGGTAGTATTGAAGCAAATTTAAATTTACAACCTGGTTTCTCAGGAGGTCAAGATAACTATACGTATAAAAAAGAGGATGATGCTGCACAACTACCTGCTCCTATGCAATTAGTAATGGGTGCTATCTATGCAAGAGAAAAAATGGCAGATGGTGCACAAATTGTTATAGACTCATTATATAATATGGTATCTGCAGAAGATTTTGCTTATAAGCATAATTCTCATGGATTTTATTCAGATTATTTTAGAGGTAATGTTGGAGATGTGTTTAGAGTCAGAAATACAGCTTCAAATTATTTAGGTAGTTCATTTCAAATATTTGGTGAAAATCATTTAGGTAATCCATCTCATAAGATTAATAATTTATTTAGACCTGATACTGTAGCTATACAAACTCTTAGTCCATCTCAAGGAGGAGCTTATTTACCTTATCCTTCTTCTATGGGTGCACCTATTGATAAATCTCTATATGTTATAGGTGGTGATGGTGATGCATCTACACCAGGTATGATTGGTACAAGTTTTGGAAATGAATATTTAAAAAGTCCTCAAAGAAAACAGTTTAAAGATATTAATGCATTATATGGAGCATTAAAATTTAATTTTGATAATCAGTATGGTCAACTGGAAGGAATTAAACAAGTTAGAATGGCAGGCTGTACATATTTTATTGATAATACTGCAGCTGCAATACCGGGACAAATATATAGAACAACACCAATATTTAGCGGAGATACTTATTTAAATAGGTATACAGAAAAGGTTATAATGCCAATCTTTACTGATTTCTTGTTAGGTCAACCAGATCAGTTCCCATTTAACTATTTACAAAGAGTAAATATACCATATCCTAGATATTGGATGAACACTAGAAAATATGATACTACTGCATTAGCAGATGCATTATTTGGTTTATTAAATCCTCAAAATTTAATTGGTGCATTACTTACTGGTGGAGGTACCCTTAGCAGTCTTTGGGAAAATGCATTACCTGGTGATTTATTCTATTTAGATAGAGGTGAAGGTAGTTGTGTTCAAGGTGCTCTAAGTATGTTTAGCAATAAAGGAGCAAACCCAATGTTTGCAATGAGATATGGTTATATGTATACTCATTGTAATGGTATATTAGATTTTTATGTTGAATCTGAAGTAAACTTAGCAAATAGAGATTGGACAGATGTACCAGAAGGAAGACACTATGATACTTTTAGATATAATAATACAGATGATTTATTTCAAGCTGAGATTATAAAAAAAGATAATCTTTACAAATATGACTATTCATTAAGTGCTAGTAGATTTGTTACAAATTTAACTTCGGGTGGAGCTATTCAACCAAGAGATTATGATCCTTTGATAGCAGAAACATGTTTTACTAATTATCCTAAAAGATTAATTTATTCATTACAAGCACAAGAAGAAGCTAAAAAAGATTACTGGAGAGTTTTCTTAGCAAATAATTATAGAGACTTTAAAGATAAGGTTAATGTAATTAAGCCAATTAATAAGAATGGTGCTGTTATATTTTTCCCATATCAATCACCTCAAATGTTTCAAGGTGTAGATACTTTACAAACAGATATGGGTACTAAAATAACTATTGGAGATGGTGGATTATTTAATCAAGCTTTCCAAAATTTAGTTAACTCTGATATGGCTAATGAATATGGATCTTGTGAAAGTCAAAGAGGTATTATTAATACTCCATATGGTTTCTTCTTTATATCACAAGCACAAGGTAAGATCTTCCAACAACAAGGGCAAACTTTAAATCCAATATCTAATCAAGGTATGAAGTGGTGGTTTAATAAATATTTACCATCTAGTTTAGTTAAACAGTTCCCTGAATTAGAATATCATACATTAGGTGATAATCCTGTTGTAGGTGTTGGTTGTCAAGTTATATATGATATAAATGATGATATAGTTTATTTCTGTAAAAAAGATTATAAACTAAAAGAAGAACATATTGGAAGTATTGAATTTGATGCTGAACAAGGTGTATTTGTAACTGTAGATACACCTCCAGATGTAGCTACACCATCGGATGTAGCTGAAGGTAAACAACCAAATACATCTTCATTAATTCAACAATCTGCAATAAAAAATGAGCAAAAATTTGCAACTGGTGATATAATACCTGATCCAGATTTAGATGATCCAATTATTGTTGATGATAACTGGATGCCTCAACCAATTACTGGAATAGAAATAACAATAGGAGATCCTTTCTACTTTGATGACTGTTCTTGGACTGTAAGTTATGATCCTAAAGTTAAAGCTTGGATATCGTTTCATGATTGGCATCCTGAATTATGTATGCCAAGTATTAATCATTTTTTAACTACAAAAACATTACCTACAACTACACCTCAATGTCCACCAGGATATTCATTTAATTCTGAAACAGGAATGTGTGAAAATCTATTAGATGTTCAAAATTTAGCAACTGTTACTGTAGATGAATTACCTTCACAAGCTGTTGGTGGAGGATGTCCTCCTGGTTACACATTTAATCCTGTAACTAACACATGTGAAAATATTACTGTAGTACCTATTATATGTGGAGGTACAATATTTAATGTTGTAGAAGGATTAGATAATCCTGCGTATGGTCAATATGGTACAAAGTTTTATGAAGATGCAACATTAAGACCAAAACCAATAGAAGCTATAGGTTCTCCACAACAACTAAAAGATAATGGTGGAGCTGGTAATATTTTAAATTATTCAACTCTACCTGCCGGAACTACACCATGGGATAGATTGAATCAAGCTGGAGTATGGACAACCAATTCTGGTGGTACTCACGATCCTGTTGGTCAATGGATTGGATTTGTTGTATGTATTGAAATTTCAGAAACTAAAACATATTCGGTTGGTATAGCTGGTGATAATAAAGTTAGATTTGGTGTTGATGGTGATCAGTATGTAGTAATTGATACACCTGATGTTGATAATTTTAGATCATGGCATGTTATACCTTTTGAGTTAACTGCAGGTACTCATATCATATCATTAGAAGGAAAAAATGATGGTTCAGTTGCTTCATTTGCTGCAGAAGTATATGATGCAGATATTACAACATTACAAGCAATAACAACAGAAGCCGCATTATCTGCCGTTACTGTATTTACTACTAAAGATTTACCGGGTAGCGGAGCAACATTTACTTTGGGTGATCCTAATGATCCAACAACACCTAGTGGTTGTAATTGTCCTGACGGATTTGTACTCTCTCCTTGTGGAGATGAACTTCAATGTGTTAGTATTGATACTGTTCCTGCAGAAAGCGGATGTAGTTGTCCAGATGGTTATACTCTAGTATTTCCTGATTATTTAGGTAACTATATTGAATCAGAAGGTGATTGCGATAAAGAACCTATATGTAGAAAAGTAGATTGTGAATGTCCTGATCCACCAATACCAGGATTATTTCCAACACTAACTGGAATGTGTGATAATTTATTCCTTGTAAATAGCCCTACATATGTAAATTTAAATCCTTTAACTTGTTCATACTTTCAATTAGAACAAATACCACCAAGCTATATTGTAGGTGGTATATGGAGACATAATTATAGATGTGATCTTTTTGCTAATTACTATGGTACAGATTATCCATGGGAAATTGAGTTGATTGAGAATTCAGGGCAAAACGTAAATACAGTACGTAGTATTGAGTATCAATTAGAATCTTATGTTTATAAAGGAGATATGTTTAATGGTTGTGGAGATGATAGATGGCATGATTTAGATTTTAATTTTGATGAAGCTATTTTACATAATACTGAACAAGTATCTGGGTTACTTAAATTAAATCTTACCCCTAAAGAAGATCCAATAACTGGATTAAGCTATCCAATAATTAATCCTAACTCAATTGATATTTTATATTCTAAAGTAGAACAGAAGTATAGATTTAATCAGTTCTTTGATATTACAAATGATAGAGGTGAGTTCTCTAATGCTGAACAAGAAATATTTAATACTGCATGTAATGGATATGTAAGAAACTTAAATGAGTTAAACCTTAATTATAATAAAGCTGTTGATCAACGTAAAAAGTTTAGACATTATTATAATAGCGTGGTTTTACGAAGAGTATTATCAAATGATAGGAAAATGCTCTTAAAATTAGTAAATTCAAAACTTAATTTGTCATTTAGATAATGGAAAAGAAATTTACAAATATGGAAAGGCGAGGTTTACCAGGTGGACCTAATGAAGTATTCTCTTATATTACAGGTGTATTTTCAACAGAAGGTTATAAAAAAGATAGCCCTGATATAAATAACTTATTTAATATTATTGATTCTTCAGATATTTCTATGAAGGATGTAGAGTTTCCTGTTATGGGTTATGATGAATTAGGTAACTCACAACTTATGATGCCTGGTGGAGAATATAAATTTCCAGGAAATCAAGTGCTTGAAATACCAATGGCACAAAATGGTAATGGAGAATTTAGAGATTTTAAAGGTATTCCTTTTTTAAGTTCTATAGCTGCAGGAGATTTTTTAAATAATCAACATTATAATAGTAAATTAGCTGACTTATATAGATACTATTCTGGTACACCATTAGAAGATAATATTCTTCAAGTTAGTAATACTAAACCTGCAAAATCAAAAGATTCAGATGTTAAATATATATCACTAAATAAAAATCAACAGCTTGTTCAAGAAGTTATTGATAATTATAATAGAGTTAGTGATGGAAATTTTTATACTACAGAAACTAGACCTGATTTAATACTAGATGCAAGTGATAATGAAAGACAATTAGATAAAAATAATTATAAAGTTACAGGCTATAGAGAAGTAGATAATATTGATGATTACCAATTAAATGCTATTGGTAATTATATTACAGGATTTGGGGAAGATGAAAAGGGTGCATATATATCTTATTATGATAAGTTTGACCAAGCCGGAGGTTTAGGTGGTAGTATAAACATTGGTGAGCAATTAGGTTTAACTAAACCTTTTGAAATATATGATAGGATATATGTAGAAAAAGATAAAGATTCAGGAAAATATATTCAAAAGCAAAATGGTGGAGATGTTATAGCACCCGGTGATGGATATGAATATGTTGAAGATAATGGAAAATATTATACACGTAAGAAAGGTAGCAAAAATTGGACTGAAGCTAAAGGAAAAGCATTAGCGAATATAAAGTATAAAATTTATAATATAGGTGATGATCCAATTTCTCAGTCAGAAAAAGATGCTAAAGTTATAGAAAGAATGCGTAGCATTTTACCTGACATTAATAATCTTGGTTTTGGTGATGAAGGATATTGGTCTGGGGAGTTTGAAGATATGAGTCCAGAAATGCAGCAAATTGTATCATATGGAAATAGTCTTGGTAATGGTGCAATAGATCATGATCCTAATTCTCCTGAAGGTAAAGCTTTTGAAAAATATGCTAGAAGAATTGCTTCACCAGAGGCGTGGATGAGATTATATCCTGAAACAATGGGTAAAATATTTGATCCAAATAATGATCCAGATAAGTTCAAGTCTATTAAAAAGGAGTGGGGTAAAGCATCTCCAAAAGATGTAGAGCTTTCACAAATGGATGCAACATCTTTTAGTCTAGGTTCAGAAGAACAAATGATAGATGCAGGAAAAGATTATGAAGCACAAGAAAATTATTTTGATGAAATAAATGAAGCATCAACACAAGCACAGTACAAACGGGATGAGGAATATAGAATAGCACAAGAGGCACAAGAACTTGAAGATGGAGTAGATAGATTTGGAAATCCAATACCTCAGTGGAAGTTAGCAGGGTATGATAATCCTGATGATTATTATAATTATTTACAAGAAGGAGATCTTGATCCTATTATTGATGCTGTAGAACCTTACATTACACCTATACTAGAAAGCCCTATACAAAATCTTAATCCATTTAATACTAGTTCTGATAGAGGTTTTAAAGGCTATGTAAGTGATATTTTAAACTTTGTACCTGACTATAGTAATGAAGAAAGTAGAGATGCTGCATTATTAAGAGCAAGACAAGAAGGTCTACCTTCAATTAAATATAAAGGTGAACGTTATAGTACAGCAACAGATATGCGTCCTGGGCAAGAAGCACAAGCTATGGGTATGGATATAGAAGGGAAACATCCTGTAGTAGTTAATTATTATCCTGTTGGTACAGAAGGAATGTTTCCTAGTCATATAGAAGCATATTCTCTTGATGATCCAAATCTTCAAATAAATCCTTGGCCTACTGATACTGACAAACCTATTTTTGATACAGATAACTATCGTAATAGACGTATAAGTAATCAAGATCAAGATAGACAGAGTAAAACTATATATCTTACTGATGATGAATTTGATCACTTTAAAAAAGTAACTGGTGAATATAAGGGAAAAAACTTTGTTGAGGGAGAATTAACTCCAGACAGATATGATTTTTATGCACAAAATTGTGCTAAAGGAGTATGTCAAGCTTTAAACATTGGTCCTAGAAAAGGTACATCATGGCTTCATGATGCAACACTACCTTTTCAAAATATGGCATATGGAATAGGTGCATCAGATATGTCAGCTAGAGAGGTATTAACTCAACCCAATTTAGTGTTTAGTGAAATTGATGATCAATTTAAAGGACGTGTTCAAAATACAACGGGGAGAGCGGGTCAAACTGGACGTGATGGCAACTATGTAAAAAGTCAACTAAAAGATGGTAAAGGAACAGTATGGAAGCCATACACTGATCCTGCATTTGCTGTATTAAATGCTGAAAATTTAGTTGGTGATAAACATACAGCATATGTTCAAAAAGGTTTAGATGAAATTTTTCAAAGCAATGATGTTTTAAAGAATGATCCTGAAACTAAAAAATTATATAATAAATTTAAAAGTAGTTCATTTAAAGATGGTAAGTGGGATGCTACATATGGTCAAGAAGGAAGTGATACAAGAAATTTAAGAAATAGAATTTTACAATTAAATAAAGAGGGTAAAATTAATCTTGAAATAGATCCAGAAATAAAGAGTGATTTTAATATGTATAATAGGACTGATACTCCTGGAGAAACTTTACTAAATGCTGCTGGAGATGCAATATACTCAGGACTAACAGATCAAAGAAAAGGTGGAGAATTAGAAAAAGTACTTCAACAATCAATTTCCAATATTGAAAATTCTGACAATACACTAATGAAAAAACATGAGGGCATACAAAGATTAGTGGATGCATATAATTCAATGGTTCCTGATAAATTTAAAAAGGGTGGTCCTGTTTTAAGTGATAATGTAAAACTTTATCAAATGTATATTAATGGAGATAAAGAAAATTCAAAAGCAAAAGAAGTATATGATAAACTTAATAGAGTTTACTACAATAAAGCTAAAGAAAAAGGTATGTCTCCTCAAAATTATATAATGAGTTATGTTATTGGCACAAGCTAGTTTATTAGCAAATGTCCATATTTATTTGTATATTATAATGTATTATGAAGTCAAAAAAAGTAAATAAAAAAAGTTTATACCAAGAAGGTGGTCCAATGGAAGGAATGCCTCCATCAGTTGAAGATATGCCTGCAGAAGAACAAGCTATAAATTTACAGGAAGAAATTACAGCTATGTTAGAACAAGGTGTATCTATGCCTGATATAATTAAAGGTTTAGCAGAAAGAGGATTTTCAGATGAAGAGATTATAGAAGTTTTAGTATCTACAGGTGTACCTGAAGAGGAAGTGGTGACTGTAATGAATCAGATGAGTGAAGGATCTCAAGAAGAGATGCCTCCTGCTGAAGGTGAAGAACAAATGGTAGAAGGTCCTCCTCCACCACAGGCTATGCCACCACAGGCTATGCCACCTGAAATGGCAATGGGTATGCCGCAACCAATGATGGAAGATGGTGGTGAAGATCCTGTACCTGGAACTAGAGATTTTACTACACATTTTACAAATGCTTTTTCTCCAAACGTATTGAGAGAACAGCCCGTGTATGATCCATCTACAGATCCTAATCTTACCAAAACATACATGACAGATAAAGATGGCAACATCACTGGACAAACTTATGTACGTGCTGGAAAAACTTATAATACTAGAAAGTTAAATAAACTGTTTCAAAAGGGAAAGATTCCTGGTGAGTCTTTTTATGATGGCCAATACCGTGAAGGTGGCGAAGGTGGAAATAATCCTTATGGGGCAGATGTCTATAAAGATATAGAATTAATATACCCGGATGGATCAATCCAGACACAAAGCTTAAATGAAAAAATGTTTAAGTCTGGTTATATTGATTATAAAAAACCTGTTAAGAAAAATTTTTCAGATGGTACTTCTAAAACTCAATATAGATATAATCCAAAAGGAATAGATGGTCTTCCAAGAGTAAACTATAATTATACTGGTTCTGTACAATATGGTGGAGAAGAATTACCTGAAGCTAGAACAGGTATGGGTCTTGATAGAGATCAGCAAGGTTTAGCAGGAAAAATGCTAAAATATAGTGATGGTAGTTTAAATCAATTCTTTTCAGATAGAGATGGTTATAGAGCAAACCCATTAGCAGATTATACTCCTGTACAACTTGATGAAGGAACTCCAGGTGAAGGTCTAATGAAGATGATTCAATTTGGTCAAAATTTATTTAGTGGTGATATAGATCCTGAAACCGGTTTTATGAAAGGTTCTTTTAGAGATAGAAAGAGAAAAAACAAAGCACAAAAAGATGCACTTGCAAGTACATATGACTATAATGTAAAGTTTGATCCTAACGATCCAAATAAACCTGAAGATTACCATACAAGTTATAAAAGTTTATATGAAGCATCTCAAGGAGAGATGCCATTAAGAACTAAAGATCAATTCAAAGAAGATGTGCAAAAATATAGCCGTATTGATTTTGATCCAGAAAGTCAAAGATATAATACTTTTTTCTCTGATAGAGAAATAGACTTTGAAAATGTTCCTTCAAAATATAGAGAAGATTTGCAAGATAGATATAATAAATCTGAAGAACTTTCAAAATTTGTAGGTAGAGTGGGATCACTTACAGATGAAGATAAAACAAAGATGACTAACATTGGTAAAGATTTAGTAGATTTTCAATCAAACCAAGATATGCCAGAAGATACTAAATTTGGTGTAGATGAATCAGGCAATGCTGTTTATTATAATCCTAATTTAGTTGGTGAAACAGGAACTCAAAATTTTGTTGATAATACTGCAGGTTATATGTCAGGTAATAAATTTTTTGATTTTGGTGGCTTAGATGGAAAGAAGGCTGGAGGATCATTTGATAATGAAGGATTTAGAGCACTTCCAGAAAAGGTTCAGATGAAAATTATGAAAGCTCAAAATGGTAACGGTGAAGAAAGAGGATTTGTAGAAGAAGATTTAAATATACCTCAACCTAAGATGGATGCTTACATGAATTATTTAGATCAAAAAGCTGCACATGAGAAAGAGCTACAAGAAGTTCAAGCTATTAGGCAAAATATTGGGCAAAGAGCTACAGATCTTGGAACCGCAAATGCTTCACCATCAGAGGTTGGTTTATCAAGTAGTCTTGTTCGTAGTGTAGACGAATTAGGGTTTGGATGTAATACATACTCTTGTCAAATAGCTAGAGATGCAGGTGTTACAATTCCAGATGGTGCCCCACCTGTTACAATTAATAAAAGAACTTATGAAGCAGGAGATAAATTGCCAATGATACCAGGTAATGCTCAATTTAATTCTTACGCTACAAAATATTTAGGTTTTGAACTTTTACCTAAAGGTACTTTACCAACTGAACCTGGAGACTTAGGTAGAGGTCATATATATAATCAAGGTCCTGGTGGCCCAAGTAGTGGTTCACAACATAGTTACATTTTAGGAACTGATGGTAAATTTTATAATAATCCAGGTAATGTTACAAGAGGATATATGGAGTATGATCATACACCTACAGAACAGTATTATACAACTGATTCTGGAGTAATGAGATATGTTAGAAATTTACCAGCTACAGAAAAAGCAATGAATGAAGCTTTGGCTGCTTATGAAGCATTACCAGAAGATCAACTACGGAGACTTAAAACTTTACAACCTGAACTTTTAGCTGGAGCTGCAGATACTCAACCTGGTGCTTTAGCACAAATGGAATATAAAGATGTTCAATTACCGGAAGTTTCTAAAAGAGAAATGAGAAGGTTAAAAAAGGAAAACCCAGAATTGTATAGACTTTATGAGAATCCAGAATTATATAATGAGCAACAAAAAGCTCAAGCTTTAATTCAATATGATCCAAGATATAGACAAATGATAGATGCAAGTATAACTGCATCTAGACAATATGGTGGGGGAGATATTCAAATGAATCCTTATCAAGAATTATTAATGAATCTACAACAAAGAAAAAACCAGCTGAATCCTTTACATAAACACAGAGTTGATTTTGATTCTGTATATAAAAAACGTGGAGGACAAACTGTAGATTTAGATATCAATACAATAGCAAAATTAATATCCGCTGGAGCAGACATTAAAATATTATAAAGATGGCGAAAGTAAAAATAAATAGTTTACCTGATGGTTTTGAATTAGTAGATGGTAAGGTTAGACAAAAAAAATCACATGGTGGTGGTATTACCGGAGATCAAAGTGATTATGGTTTAGTTACTTATGGTTCTACAAATATGTCATCAGGCCCCGATGATACAGATGTAAGATATAGTTTATCTTCTGTACCAAGAGAAGAGGCAAATATAGAAGCTGAAGGTGGGGAAACTGTTTTAACAGATTTGAATAATGATGGAAGCTTTGGTCTTTATGATATAAAAGGACCAAGACACAGTAGTGGTGGAGTTCCAATGTTTTTGCCAGAACAATCATTTATATATTCTGATACAAATGATTTGAAATTTAATAAATCAGAGCTTGAGGATTTTGATATTTCATCAAGAAAGAAAATGACTCCTGCTAGTATATCTAGAAAGTATCAACTTAATAAATACTACGGTTTATTAAATGATGAATATGCTGATGATATTCAAGCTAAAACAGCTGAGTTAATGTTAGATAAAAATAAAATGAGTTTATCTAAATTAGCATTTACTCAGGAAATGAAAAAAGATTTTGAAGAAGGTGTGCCTTTAGCATCACATCCTTATCTACAATCTATTGGAGAAGATCCAATAGCTTTTACTTCACAGGTTGAGCAAATTTCTATGCAACAAGCTCAAGATCAAACTATAATGGGTATGCCACCAGATCAACAAGCTCAATTGATGGCAATACAACAAATGCTAGAACAACAGCAAGGTATGGCACCTGAAGGTATGGAAAATCCTGCTGCACAAGAAATGCAAGCTCCTGTTATGGATACTGCACAAGATGGAACGGAATTCACTGCAAACAATCAAGGTGCCAATCAATGTGGGCCTGGTGAAGTATATGATTTTATGCAGCAAAAATGTGTACCTAGTGGTGGTATAGATCAGTCTGGAGCAGGTTATGATAACTTAACAACTGATCCAGGTCAACTTACAGCTAATCTAATAAACGCTGATGCCAATAATTTAAATGTTAATAATGATCCAAGTGCAACATTTAATCAAGTTGCTAATATGGGTAATAACATTCTTGACCGAGATTCTGAAGATCCTAATGCTCCTGTAGATCCTGCTGCTCCAGAGGTTACACTTGATAAAGGTGATTTTGAAGATAAAGCTGGAAGATTATATAATAGAATTGCAGGCAGTAATCAATTAAAACAATTTACTGATCTATCAACAGGAGCTATTGAAATGTTTGATTCATTTAATAAAAGAATGAATAAGCAGACTAATTTACTTACTGATAAACAACAAAATGCTAAGCTTATGGCCCATAATCAGTTTGGAACTAACTTTGATAAAATGGGCAAAGAAGGGTTTACTGATGTTAATACAGGTTTAGATAAAAGAATTATTGCTCCTGATGCTAATGCACCTTCTGGATTTAATAACTATATGAAGTTTGGTCAAGATGGAATGGAAATTCTTGATGAAGCAGCATATGGAATAGAAATACCTAAAGCACAAGATGGTAATGGCGAAGACTCAGGAATGAATCAATCGTATGTGTTTACTGATCCTGGCAGTGGGAAAACTATTACTTTAACAAGACAACAAATAATTGATGCATTCCCAACACTTAAGGATGAAACAGCATTTCAATTTTATTTAACAAATAATAATATGACTCCTGCAAATTCTGATGATGCACCAGAAGGAGGAGAAAAAGAAGAAAAAGTAATTACTGTTGATGATGACGGTAAAAAACTTAAAGTTACTGAGGTTACTATTTATGATAAGAATAGACAAGAACTTAAAAAGATTTATAAAGATTCAAATACAGGTGAAATAATTGAAGGTGCCTTAGTTAAAGAAGGTAAATTAAATAGACCTAAGTTCCAAAGTAGAGTTGATACAAAAGGTGGCGGTACATATTATGGAGAATATGATTTAAGTGAAGAAGGAAAACAAGAAGACTTTGAACAAAGATTTCCTTGGGTTAAAGATTTAAAAGGTTATGACTATAGTAAAGGAAATGCTGCTTGGGTTGGAGAGTTTCAAAAAGAGTATGAAAAGCGTATGTATGAAAGCCTTAAGGAAAGAGGTTTAGAAAAAGATTATGTACCATACTTTAAAACTAAAAGTAAAGCTTCCTTTATAAAGAAGAATCCGTGGGCTAAAGATATAGACTTTGGGGGAATGAAAAATAAGTCTGGAGATTGGTATGATTATAGAGATGGAGAAGGCTTTGATAGTAAACTAGGAGCACATACATATAGTGCCCCTCTTTATAAAGCGGAGGATCCCCTTAATTTACCAGAACCTTGTCCAGCTTGTCCAGAAGGATATGAAAGACAACCAACTGCTGATGATAAATGTAACTGTGAATTAAAAGCAGTAACAAAACTTGATGTTCCGGATATAGTTGATAATTATGTTCCGCCTAGAGCAGACTGGTGGTCACAAGATGTAATTAAAGCAAAAGCAATTGCAGACAGGGAAAGAAAAATGCTATTGCCATATCAACCACCTGTTAGAAGAACTTCTTATGATGTTGTATTAGAAGATCCAACTAGAGCAATTGCTGCAATTAATGAACAATTAAATATTAATAGTCAAGCTGCAGGTGCATTTGGAGGACCTCAATCATTACAAGCAAGAACTGCAAATTTACAAGGTCAAGCTGCATTGAATATTGCAAATGAAGTAGCTAGAGTTAATCAAAGAAATGTTTCAACAATAAATCAAGGTTTAGCTCAGCAAGCTCAAATGGATCAGATGGCTAATATGGAAGAGGATAGAAGGAATGTAAAAATGTATGATGATACTCAAAAAGTTTTACAAACTTATATGGATGAGAAAAACTTTGACAGAGAGCAATATGCCGATGCTATAGCTAATGCAATAACTAATAGAGCTAATACATATAATCTTAATTCTATACAAGATTATTATAACATTGATCCTGAAAGTGGTGGAATGATTAAGCTTACTAATACTAAAGCATTACAGCCTGTTGCTCAACCAGGTGAGTATGATTTTATAAATAACTATGCAGAAGTAGCAAAAAGATATAAAGCTGCAACTGGTGCAGATCCAACAAATGAGATAATGCAAGGTTTACTAAATCAACAAGCTCAACGTAATGCAGGTATTCAACCAAAGCAAACTAATTTGCAGGCTGCGGTAGCAAATAATCCATTTGGGTTAGGATATCAAGGAGGTGGTAAAAAAGGAAAAGAATTAAAGAGGTGGGCATCTCCATTCTATGTAGGAAAAACAGGAATGTAAACTTTAAAAGTGTTATGTGTTTACTATTTAAACTGATAAAATTTAATTAATTTAGTATTATGGCAACGTATGTACCAGGAGTAGGAAGTTATTTACCAGATTTTAAGCCGTTTACACCGGACTATAAGTTTTTATCTAATGTATTAGATACAAAGACTAATAGATATAATACAAACTATAAAGCAGTAAATGATTTATATAGTAAAGTTGTATATGGTGATTTATCAAGAGGTGATACTCAAGCAATGAGAGATCAGTATGCTGAGAACTTAGGACCTAAACTTCAACAAATTTCAGGAATGGATTTATCTGTTATGCAAAATGCTCAAGCAGCTCAATCAATATTTAAACCATTTTTTGAAGATGATCTTATTGTAAAGGATTTAGTTACAACTAAGCATTACAAAAATGAAATGGGTTATGCTAATATGTTACAAAATTCACCAGACCGTGAACAAAGAGAAATGTATTGGACTACTGGAATACAGAAGATGAAATATCAAATGGAAGACTTTATTAATGCATCTCAAGATGAAGCATTAAATATGGCAGTTCCTAAATATACTCCTGATGCTGATTTATATGAGATGGCTATGAAGTATCTTAAAGAATCAGGTTTAGAAGCAGAAATTGATATGCCAACTCCAGATGGTATGTGGATTGTTAAAAAGAAGAATGGTGATATTATTACTAGACAAGCACTTCAAATGGTTCAAAAAGCACTTAAGGATGACCCAAGAGTTGTTAATGCATATCATGCACAATCTTTTGTTACAGCAAGAAGTTTTGCAGAAAGTGGAATGCAAGCCGGCAAGTTTACAACTATTGATGAAGGGCAGAGAGCTTGGGCTACTGAACAAATTGGTAGAATGGAAGAACTAATAGCTGATAGAAATAAGAAGCTTGAAGATAGACAAATGAAAGAAAAAAATATTGTTGTTTCATGGCAGAACTATGAAGCTCAATATGGTATTACGGATGGTTCAAAAGCTCAACAAGAACAAGCAGAAGCAGCATCTAATTTTGAAGCAACCACTGAAGCCTTAGAAGGAAATAGAAATGTATTATCTGATAATAAAGGAATAAGTGATGAGTCTAATACAAATCAACTATTAAATAGAGCTTATGGATTGTTAATGAATTATAATATGGAAAGTGATCTTCAAGCCGCAGCTATAGGATATAGTAATATTGGTAAAAAGATTGGTTTAGAAGTTAATCCATATGGTAAAATGAAAGCTCAATATCAATATGATGTAGCTTTAGAAAATCTTAAGAATAGAAATAAATTAATGCAAATAGCTGCTAGGAAAAAAGCAGATGAAGAGGATGAAAAGGATGAAAATGATTTAAAAAATAAGTTAGCTTTAAAAATTACCAACAATGAAATGAACACTGAAACAAGTGGTGCAAAAGATGAAGATGGTGAATTTAATCCAAACTATAATCATGAGGAAGATCAAAATGAAAAGTTAGTTGGTTATAATGAAAAGGTAACTAATCAAGAAATTGATTGGGCTTTAAAAATGTATCAACATTTAGAGGCTGATAAAAAAACAGGTGTAGTTGAGATAGGAGGAATGAAGGGTAATCTTCAAGAATTATCTGCAAGACTTAAGGAGCAATATACAGAAGGAGATAAGAAAGGTCAGTACATTCATCAAGAAGCAATAGATAATTTATTTGGTGATATGGAATCTAAATTTATTAATTTAAAAGCTGATGCTAGTTCATTTCCAGATAAATCAGGACCTGTCTTTTTAAGACAAAATAATGGTGAAGACTATCTTAAAGCTTTAAGTCAGTTATCAGAACTGAAAGCTACAAGACATGCTTTGGATTATGTAAACCAAGGTCTTACAAATGCTAAAGCTAACAACTTAGAAACAGCTTTAAAATTAGAGGGTGTTTTTGAAGAAATTGATGATGGTGAAGGTTATTCAACATTATTTAAAAATGGCATGCCAACTATGTATACAAGAGATGCAAAGGGCAATGCTACCCAAATGACTGAAGATGAATATGTCAAAGCATTTAATGATTGGGCAAGAACAAAAGGTAAGAATATAGATATTAGAAATACACCATTTGATGAAACTGGAGTTTTGAGTTCTGATAATGAAGAGTGGCAACAAGATGATGATGGTAACTATGCAGGTGTAGGTTGGGGTCAAGAAGGAACAAAATATATTTATCCTCAATACAATGGTGGAAGTACAGTAGTAATTAAGTATGACGATGATACACCATTTACTTTTAATGAAGCTAAATCAAGTGAGTATGCAAGACGTTCATATCAAAAATTAAAAGAAGTACAGAATGCAACTATGAATGGAGGTTTAAAGAGTATAGCTACTGAAGCTGACTTTAAAGTCTATGATGTCGCTCAAGCAATGAGAGGTATTAGAAATATGACACAAGGAGATATAAATAAAAATCAAGTTTATAGTGTACAATTTAATGCTAAAGATTTAACTGAACCGGCTGTAGAGATGTATAGTGCTTTACTTGATCAAGAAAACGAAACACCGTCACAAGAGTTTTATGTTTATGCAAATAAATATCAGCATAATGAAATACAAGAGGATGACTTTGTAACAACAGATGAAGATATTGAAATTTTAACAGAAGGTGGTCAAGGTGTAAGTGATGAACAAAGATCTAATGGAAAATTACTTTTGAGAGATTTAAAGATGATGATTGCTGAAAATATGAGAGATAAATCAGGTAATGCTTCTAAAGATGTTGCTAATTTTGAAATAAAATATTTTAATACATGGACAGCTGATTCTGATAATGTTACTAGAGCAGATGGCGATTATGCAGGTTATGTAATAAAACCAAGTCTAGACTTTTTAGGAAGATATATAGGTAAAGGTAAATTATTAGAAAAAGCTAAAATTGAAGATTACATGAATATTAATATTGTATTTAAAAAAGAAAAAGATATTAATCCATTAAGATATGGTCAATTTGAATTTTCTGCTACAGCAGCTGAAATAGCATCAAGTCAAAATCAAGTATACACAAATAATACATCAGGTGGTGGAGATATATATGTTCAGCAAAATGGTGGTGATAATTTAAATGATTATGTCTTAACATATAAACCTTTAGCATTAAATGAAGAAACAGGAGACTTTGAATATATAGGAGAAGAGTATATTAATTTAGGTAATGATAAAAATCTGCTTGATGCTCAAGTTCAACAATATATTATTGGTATGCAACAACTTTCTATAACAAATAAAAGAGCTAAAGATGCCTGGGATTTAAAAAATAAAAATAAATAATTATGTCAGATTTTGAAAAAGATGTAAAGAGTAATGCCGTTAACTCAATAGCACCTGGTGTTCCTCAAGATATGTTTGTTTTTGAATCTATTTCTGATTTAGAGACTCCACCTGATATTGCTGAGTTTGATCCAAATCTAGATCAAGGATATTTAGATATGCTATCTGCAGCTGCACCAATTATAAATCAATTTTCACCTAATCCAACATCTAATATGAGGTCCCCTTTTCCTGGACCTGCAACAGATACATATAATCCTGTAGCACAAAAAGTACCAAAAGCTAGTGGTAATGAATCTATAATGAATAAGTTTAGGCAAATAGGTGAGGTTGCAAAAAACTTAAATCCTGAAAATCCTGAAAATAAAAATACAACTTTCGGAAAGAGTATGAACTCTATAAAAATTGCAGATCCTATATTTTCTAGTATAAGAGAAAGTCAATTTGATAGATACTATGAACATGGTGAGTTTGGTAAATTAGGATGGCACCCATATGCAGATAATGAAACTTATTATAATGAAAATTCATCATGGTGGGATAATGCAGGAAGAATGTTTGGTGAGATGGGTAGACTTGCATGGACTGGTATGAAAGCCAACTATAGTAGTTGGGGCTCTGCAGATTCAATGGATCTTAATGCTGCTGTAGAATTTGAAGATGCAATGAGAATTGGTAGTTCTACAACAGGTGGTTTTGGTGGAGGTCTTAATAATTTACTTCTTCAGTCTGGATATACATTTGGAATTATTGGTACAATTGCACTTGAAGAACTTGCAATGTGGGGAGCTACTGCGGCATTGGCTGCCGCAACTCCATTTACTGCTGGTGCTTCTGGTGCTGGTGCTGTTGCCACAGGTACAGCTGCTACTGTTAGAACAGGGTACAATATGGCTAAGTTAGCTAAACTTGGTAGAAGAATAGCTGATTCATTTGATGTTTCTAGAATGCTACGAGGAACAAGAAGCATGATGAAGAATATGAATAAAGCAGATAATGCTAGAGGTTTTTGGAATAGTGTAAGATCAGGAGGAAACGTACTTGGAAACTTTGTAGCTCCTGAAACTATGGCAGCATTTAAAGCTCTTAAGTCAGCTGAAAAAGCAGGAGATAATCTTACATCAATGGCAAAAATTTCTAAAGGTGTAGGAGGATTTTATAGAGATCTTCGTTCATTAAACTTTGCACTATCAGAAGGTAGAATGGAAGCTGGATCTACATATATGGATGTCTTGAACAGATCTATGGCTCAGATGAAAGAGAATAATTTAGCTGAAGGTTTAAGTGAAAATTTAACAGATTCTCAAATAGCAATGGCAGACGCAAGAGCTCAAGAAGCTGCATTTGCTACAACATCTTGGAATGCACCTTTAATTTATTTATCTAATCAATTGCTTCTTGGTAATTCTATGGGAGGTTTTAAAAGAACTCTTAATCAAGCAATGCGTGATAATATTGAGGGTGTTGGAAGACGTATTCTTAAAACTAAAGCTGCAGTTAAAACTGGAAAAGATGGTGCAAAGACAATTGCAAAAGATGTCTTTGAAGATGTAGGTGAAAGTTTTATGAATTATAAATACTTATATAAATCTGTAAAAGCTGGAGGAATAAAAGGTGGAGCAACAATGGCTGCAGGTGCAGGTTTAAGATTTTTTGCAGCGAATGTTGGAGAAGGTTTACAAGAAGTTTATCAAGAAGCTGTAGCTAAAGGTGTAAGTGATTACTATACTGCTTTAGCCACAGATCCAATGGCAGGTGGTAGTGAGTTATTTCAAACTTCAGCACTAGCAGGTTTATCAGAACAATTTAGCGGTCAAGGTCTTCATACTTTTATGTCTGGTTTCTTGATGGGTGGTGTAGTAGCAGGTCCTCAAAAGTTAGTATTTCAAGGTATGCCAATGTTATATCAAAAAACATTTAACAAAAAGGAATACGCAGAATATAAAGCAAATAAAGAAAAATTAGTTGCAGACTTAGTAAATACATATAATAGTGCATGGAATTCTCAAGCAGATGATGTTCAAAATATGTTTGACTCAACTAAATTAAACTTTTTAAATCAAAAGCAAGAAGCATCTGAAATGGTTGCAGCACAACTAGAAGATTCAATGTTTAACTTTATTGATGCAAAAGATAATGCTAAATTCCAACAGTTAAATACTATATTTAAAACAGGTAGACAAGATTTTTACAGAGAGCAGTTAGAAGATTATTTACAATTAACAGACGAAGAACTTGCAGAAGCATTTCCACAAGAAGCTTCTAGAGCTAAGTCTGGTAAATTAAGATCAACCATTCAAGATCAGATAAAGAAGATTGATGAAATGGAAGTGACTTATGAAAAAAATTTAGAAGACTTTGTAAATCCATTTGATCCAAAAGCATTTAAACCAGGTTCAAGAGAACAGAATGATGAAGCATTAAAACATTTTGCATTTGAACATGCTAGAATGTTATATCTATTTACTAAAGATGGATTCCAAAGAGCTCTAGAAAGATCTGAAAGTATCTTTAGTGAATTAGAATCTGATCCTGTTATTTCAAAAATGGCAGCTAATGATGTAACTGTATTACTTAATAAAGATACATTACAACAAGAGATATCTCAATTAAAAGCTGAGATTCCAGGTTTAGGTGAAGCAGGAACAAAAAGACTAAAAAAGGATAAAGAGAAAAAATTAGAAGCACTAGAAGCTGTAGCTGATGTTTTATATAATGAAGAATATCAAACAAAAACTGGAAGGTTTGATAGAAGACGTATACAAAAATTAACACCAACTATATTAAACTATTTAAAAACTGTAGCTAGATCTAAAGATGCTTTTGTAAATCCAGAACTTATTCAAGAAACAATTAAAAAGATTGTAGATCATAACCATCTTAGTAATAGACAAAAGGTTTATGATAAGAGTATTCAGTTTTTAAATAACCCTGATCAGTTTGATGCAATAGTTAGAAGATCTTATGAGTATTTAAAATATGCACATAAGAATCAACTTGAAATGTATGAAAAAGCTATTAGAAAATTTATTAATAAAAAAGAAATTAATCAGTTTTTAAATCAATTAGCTAAAGTAGGAGTTTATGCAGATATGAGTGAAACTTTAGAGTTTGCAGAGACTGGAAATATTGATAGTTTAACTGTATTCTATTCAGAGAGTGGTATGGTTAATAAAGTAAATGATCCTGAATTATTTGCCGAGATTCAAAATTTAATACAAACATATAGACAAACAGCTCAACCCCAAGTTCAATCAGATATAGCAGAATCAAAATCATCAGAAGTTAAGAAGAGTAAAAAAGCTCAAGCTGTACAAGAAGAAGTTGATGAAATTTTAGAGGATGCTGAAATATCTGGACCAGAAGCTGAGGTTTATGGTAAAGCAAAAGATGAGTCTCCAATTCTTGAAAAATTATTAAAACAAAAATATCAAGAGGTTAGAGCTTTTGCTATACAAAAAGGAGTTAAGAAAATACCAAGCTTTAATGATTATATTAAAACACCTGCGGCACAATCATATATATCAGCATATGTAGCATTAAAGAAAATGTGGTATCAAACTTTAACTGGTATAGAGGATGAAGGAATTAGAATGGAAAGGTTTAAAAAAGACCAAGGTTTTTTATCATGGTTAAAGTTACAACAAACTAATGATAAAGTTGTAGATGTACTTTCTGTTACTAATACAAAATTTAATGACTTTATAAAAGGGATGGCTGAGGATGTAGGAAGTACTCCTGAGCAAGATAAAAAAAATAAAGTTGCGGGTCTTGAAGGTCCTTCACAAATTGTAGAAGTAAAGAGTACAGATGATCAAGGAAACCCTGTTACTTTCTATCAAATATTAGATAAGTTTGGTGAACCGGTTGCATATGAATTAACTGAAGAAGCTGGCTTACCAGTTGGTTTATCATTTACAGATTTAGGAAAAGCAAAACAAGCAAAAGCTAAGTTAGATGCATCTATTCCAGATACTGCTGAAATGGAAATAAGAAACAGTAAAGGTGAAGTTGTTGAGAAGTTAGTATTTGGACAAGAGGTTATTGAAAAATCAACTGGTAATAAATACATTGTTGTTAGTACTCCTAGTAAATTATCAAAAGGAGGTAAATTATATTTATTTCCTGCTAGTCTTGCAGGTACAGTAACGCAATTGCAAGCAAGAAGAAATAAATCAGAGAAAATAAATCCTGCTGATTTTGCGGGTAGATTTAAAGCATCAAGTTATTCTTTAACTGATGTTTCATTACCTGCTAATGTAAGTAAATTAAATATTGATGAGGCAACTAAAATTCAATATCAACAAAATGGCAGATTTACAAAAGACAAAGAATGGGAAGGGAATTCAAAGAAAAGATTTCAGTTAATACTTCAAAATCTATCAGAAGAACAGTTTAATAAATTAGAAGTTGTAGTTAAAAGAAATATTGATGGAGGTAAAGTAACTCAAGAAAAATTTACATTTCCTGAAAAAGCACCAAATAGACTTATAAAAAGAACTAAACAATCATATAGTATAGCACTAAGAATACCGGCTGATATTATGAAAACATTGGAGCCTAAAATTTTAGATGCTGATTTAGCTCTTCCTGAAAATAATATCTTAGGTTATATACCAAATACAGATGTTCAGTTATATGATACTAATGGAGCAAGAATAAATCCATTAAATATAACAACTGATCAGATTGGAAATTTATTTCAAATTTCAGGCAAGACAAAAGAAAATGCAGCCAAAGAAATAAGAAGAAACTTTGCTATACAACAATCAATTGTAAATGATATAAATAAGAAGTTAGGTAAAGATGAGAGTGGAACTTTAACTTTAGAAGATATAGGTGGTGTTAACTTTGTAGCAACTGCAGGACAAATGCAGTTTTTACCAACAGGAGTCACTAATAAAATAGAAAACTTACAATATAATACCGTTGATGGTACAATGGTTATATTAGATAATGGCAATAATAGATTTGTCACAGATATGACCGGTAGTGTAGAAGATCAAATTGATTTTGAAGATAAGGTTAAAGCTGATATGCAAGCTCAAAACACAAATATATTTGAGAATGCTAAGAAAGCTGGTAGATATGTAATGATTGTTAAGCAACCTAATGGAATGTTTTCTTACTTTCCAATCAAAACAGATGTTCTAGAAAAAAGTACATTAAATGATATTGCTAATGAAATTATAGAAAGATCAGCATTAAGTCAAAAAGACAACACTAAAAAAATTGAAGGTGCAACAACTCCAGTTATTAATGACATGGAATTTAATAGTGAGTTTAATCAAGAACTCAATAATAAATTTTATATTGCATCTACTCCTGGTTATTCATTTGATATTAATGTAAATGCAAATGGTGCAGTAGAATTAAGAGTTTTTGATAGAGACAATAAACAAGTTGTAAAATATATCCAAAACGATAAAGCTGCTATTGAAGCTTGGGGTAAAGTTGAAGATAAAACTCAACTTTTAAATGAATTATTTGAGAATGCTGATAAAAGTTTTAAAGAACAATATTCAAAAGTAACTTCAAAAACACCAGCTATAAGAAAGCAAGTTTTAAAAGATGTTGCTAATCTAAAATTAAATTTAGGATCTATAAGAAAAAGTTTTCCTGTAACAGCTTCAGCGTCAGAAATTGCAGAAACATCTGTAACAACTGTAGGTTCTCAAGTAAGAAAAGATTCTAAATTAAGAGTTAATATTAATGGTATAGATGTAAGCCAGATAGAAACTGCAGGAGTGTTTACTCCTAGTGAGGTATTTACAGATGCAAATGGAAATCCTATACCTAAAGGTGGACCATTAACAACATCTTCAGAAAGTATGAATAATATTGAGATTGAAGGTGCTGAGTTAGACGCAATGTCTAAAGAAGATTTTGAAGCATTAAAAGCTGATAATTTTAAAGGTCTTACTGAGGCACAAATTACAGCTATTGCAATAAAACTAAGCGATCCTTCAAGTCTTACTGCTAGAGAAGGTCAAGTAATGAGCAATGTAGTATCTTCAGGTATAGTGCAGATGAAACATCTTTCTTTAAAGAAAAATAACCCTGCTTCAGAAAATACAACTCCCGGTGAAACCGGTAGTGCACAAATGGATAGAAGTGCTTTAATGAAAAAAGCAGCTTCACTTAGATCAAAGATAGAAGCTTTAGAAGATGCCATTGCAGATAGAGGTTTGTCTACTACAGCTGAAGAAGAAGCTATAGCAAATGATCCAGAAATTAAAAAATTAACTAAGGAACGTAATGATATATTAGATAAGTTAAGTGCTAATAAAATTGTAGCTGAGAATTTATCTGAAGAAGATGTTAATAATATTGATGAGTTTTTAGCTTGGGCAGAATCTGCATTACCTGGTTTTATTACAACTCAAGATATTAATACACTAGGTAATAATACAAAAGCAGGAGGGAAGAGAGTTGGTGCATTTGTAATGGATATGCATAATATTGCTGGAGGTATGAACATTGCTGGTACGATCTATGCTGATCAAACTAAATATGCATACCATGAAGCTTTTCATGCTGTATTTAGAATGTTATTAACAGAAGAACAACAACAAAAGTTTTATACTATTGCAAGAAAAGAAGTTAGAGCTAAGTTGCGTGCTGAAGGAAAAAGTTTTAAAGAAGAGATTGAGAAACTTAAAAATTCAGATCTCACTAGATATGCAAACTATTCACAAAAAGCATTAGAAAATTTATACTATGAGGAATACATGGCTGATGAATTTCAAAAATTCAAAACAGATCCAAAAAGTACTAAAACAGATTCTTTCATTAAGTCTTTCTTTAATAAACTTATGGAGTGGCTTAGATCTATTTTCAAAAAATACAACGCCAATGAGCTTAAGTTTTTATTTGAAGAGGTTGATGCAGGAAAATTTAAGACGGCAGATGTTGCTGTTAATTCTTTTACGGAAGAAGCAGGTATGGGTGTCACGATACAGGCCAATAAGATATTACGTACTAAAGAAATATCATTAGACTCTGGTAAAAAAGAATATGAATATTTAGATTCAAAAACTAGTAGGGCTATTATATCTGCAATTAGTGCAAGAGTTATTAATGAACAATTAAAATCTGATAATCCTGAATTTGATATAGTAGAGTCTGTAAAAGAGTCTTTAAATCTTTATAAGAATCTATATAATAATGATACTGAACTTTATAGAAGTTTAAATTCTTCAGATAAAAGAAAATTAAGAGCTGTAAGAAAAGCATTTAATGAATATGGTAAAGATATAGTTGATGGTGTTCTTGAGGAGTTAGCTTTATATGATATTAAGCTTGAAACAGCAGAAGATGAAAATGGAATGTTTGAAGAAGCATTTGGTTTAAGAACAACAAGTGATTGGGATAAAGATGCATCAATGACTGGAGGATTTAGGTCATTACCTTCTTTCCTTAGAAAGTATATAGGAACCACTGTTTTTGTTGATGAGGTAAATGGAAAACCTAAAACAGATATGTTTGGTAATTTGCATTTACCTGTAAGTGATATAGGAACACAGAAGCAAGAAAACGTTTTAACTACAGTTGACTTTGGTGTAGCATATTCAGGTTTCTTAAAAGCATCAAGCGGTCAAACAGATCCTGTTAAAGTAATGCAGCAATTATATTTATTTGGTAAAAATAATCCTCAAACTCAAGCTGTAGTTCGGAGACTTATGGATGATGTTGGTCTTGTTTGGGAAGGTCAACTTGAGGAAGGTATTATTCCAGATAACTTAAAAGACCCTAGTTTATTTCAAGCAATTATAAAAGGCTTTTCAAACTTTAAAGTTGATTATTTATTTATACATAGACGTACATCAGATAACCAGGTATTTACATATAATGCAGCAAATAGGGATGATGCACATACACAAATTGAAAAGTGGTCAGAGGCTTACAGACAGTTAAGAGTATTACAAGCAAATAATCCAGATAAGTTAAATGCTTCTTTAAAAGATCTAAGAAAACTTTTAGGATACTTAGATCCAAATAAACCACAAAATAAAATATCAAATGGTAAGTTAGATGTTCTTTCAAATAATATAGCTAAGTCATTAAAAGAAGCAACCGGTATATCATTAAGTCCACAATATATTGAATTTAGTATTGCTAGTAATATTTTAGAACCAACAGCTAATCAAAAATCTATTATAAATGCAAATTCAGATGTCAAAGCAATAGAGTATGAGGACGTTATGTATTTGAGAAATGGTCTTGAAGAAGGTTCAAATATAATGTCTGAAAGTGATGAGGGTGTTTATAATAGATTAAGACAAATGGCATTGGGTAATGCTCCATTTGATGAAAATATTGGAGCATCAGTATTTAAAAATCCAAATGGAGATTTAGTATATGCTCATCAATTACCAACATTTCATTTAAAACAAATAGCTAAACTAAATGATGTAAAAGGTGCTGGTGAAGTAATAAAACAACTAAAAGAAAAAGATTATTTAGAACAAAACTCTCTTGTAAATAGTCCTTGGTTTAAACAACTTTCTGCAGAAGGAAGATTAAAAGTAACAAGGATTGCGGGTACTAAAGCTAGTAAAAACATTAGACAAGATGATGCTGGTGGTATTGAAGAAGGTTATGATAAAAATGAGACAGGTACTACTTATGGTGAATTAAGTAAAGCTGATATTATAAATTCTTTAGTTAGTTCATATATTGCAAATGTAAATGCTGTTTCAGGAAAAGTTAATGGTGTATTTGCAGAAGGTGAAGAAAGAGCTTTAGCTCCTTCATTATTGAGGGTAATTGAAGCATCAAGTACAGGAGATATGGTATCTCTTCCTGTGATGAAAACTGTTGAAAAAGGTGAAGGCGGATCAATACAACTTACAGATGAAGCATTAACAGCCTATATAAATAATATTCAAGCAGAAGCTAATAGAATTGCTTCTGAACATAAAGGCAAAACTTATGATAATGTTAAAGAAGAAGGTGACTTAATTGCAGGATATAATGCTGATAAGTCAGGACAAAAGTTTGATCCAGATGGCAGAGCATTTAAATTTCATAATACAGGAAATTTATTAACTGCTATAAAACTTAAAAGTTTAGATAAATCCGGTATACCGCAGTTTTTAACTAAAACTGAAGTGTCAGATAGGCTTCGTAATAATAATGAAGGCTCACAAAAAATGTGGATGGCTTCAGATACAGCAGTTGAAAAATCAGGTCATAACCAAAGAGGTACTATAGTTCAAGTTATATTACAGGGAGCTGAAAGTGTAGAGTATACAAATAAGAAAGGTAAAAAAGGTACAAAGCTTGAAGCTAATAAAGGTGATGATGGTACATTACACAATGTTAAGTATTGGGGTAAGATTAATTTTAAAGAACAAAGTGCTGAAGATAGACAAACTATTATACAAGCTTTAGGTAATGCTATAGTGCCACAATCTTTTGAAAGTGAAACTCATACAAATAAAGTTGTAATAGGAGATAAAGTATTTAAAGTAGAATCAAAAGGTTTAGCACAATGGTTAAGAGGTACTGGATCTCAACATTTTTATCAAGTTGTTGAGGAAGCTGGAGAAGTAAATGAAAATTTAAAAGACTTAAAAGGTCAATTAGAAGAAGCAATTAAAGAGAATCCAGATGCATCATTTGATGAACATTTAAAAGCAATTGGTGAATCAAGAGAGAGTTTAAAAAATTATGTTTCTAATAGATTAATAAGTGAGTTTAGACAATTTGATAAAGAAATTAAAGATAGTAAAATTGAATTACCATCATTCTTAAAGACTGGTATTACTAGACCAAAAGATGGAACTACTGATGCCGGTAATTTTGCTGCAACAAATAGAAAGTTAAATCTAATTAAGGATAAAGATTATAACTTAATGCAAATATTTTTTAATGATTGGTTAAATACAACTGCTTTAAATGATGTTATACTTGGCGATCAAGCAATATCATTAAAGGATGCAGTTGATCAAGTTAAAAGGGCTAAGATGCAAAATGCTGCATATTATAGTGCTAAAAGTGATATAGTAGCTCCTGATTTAGGTATTAACGAAAAGGTTAGTAATATAGCATTGTTTCCTACCACAGAACCAACCGCACCTTCAAGACATACAAAGGCTAAGATTGATCAAGCAGATGCTCAGTTATGGATGACACCAAAAGCATTCAAACATATGTGGTTTGGTTTTGGTAAACTAACACCATCACAAAGTGCATTATTTGATAAAGTAATGAAAGGGGAAAAGGTAAATGTGGAAGATATCTATGGTAAGAATGGTGCAGCTAAGAAAGGGGAAATGTTAAACTCTAAAAAACTTGTGTATGGCGATGGTCAAACATTTGTTAAGATGTCTGCATTCATGCTTTCAAAAGAATATACATCATATCAAAATGAAAAAGGTGATTGGGTAGCTAGACCAGATAAAGTAAAACTCCATAATATGAGGGAAAAAATGGAGGCCTATGAAAGAAAGCATAAAACAATTGCTGTATCAGCTCCTCTATCTGCATTAAAAATGATGAAGAAAAATGTCAATGACATTGATTCTATGATTGATTTCTCTGGTGAATTAACTGAAAAGAATGCAATGAATCTTGATGCAGAGTACATGGGCCTTCAAGTATTAAATCCATCTAATAAATTAGAGATAGTTGATCCAACTCAAATTAGAACTATTGTTACTGGAGAACAAGAATTTCCTGATGATTTAACAGTTACATTGCCAGATGGTAATGAGATGTCTGTTCTACAATTAAGATCAGCATATAATCAAGCTGTTAGTGATAGACAAACTCAAAAGTATCTTGATAAAAGAAATTTAATTTTTGATATTGACTATGCAATGGATGAATTACATAAGGGAATGGCAGAAAATAAAATATCTGCAAATCTATTAAGTTATCTTCAATATGCTCAAACATCACTAAGCTCAAGTCAATCATCTAGTGAGTTATTAGAGTTCTTTAGTTTTGATCCAGATACTGGACAGCAAAATTATAATTTAGATAATCCAATAACTAAACAAAAATTTGAACAGTTATTTTTAAGCTATTTTAGTAAGAGTGTATTCTCTGAAAAAATACCAGGTACATCTGCTGCATTAGTTTCAGATTATGGAGTTAATGTTTATAGAAGAGTTTTAAGTGTTGATGAAAATGGATATCCGGATCAACAAGAAATAATAAGATCTGAAGATTTTATTCAAAACTACTCTGTTACAGATTTAGTTCAAGGTAAAGAAGGACCTTTGGACTTTTCAAATGATGATCAATTTGGAAGATTAAAGACTGAGGTTGAAGCTTCAAAGGGTAAGGGTGTAATTATAATGGATAGACTTAGACCTGATATGAAAGAGTATATAAATGGAAAATATACCGGTATAAAATATAGCGAATCAATAATGCCTGCTCATCATAGAGAAGTAATGGAATTAGTAGGAGATACTGGTCCTATTCCTGAAGCTGTTGCAAAAATGTTTGGTATACGTATACCATCTCAAGATAATCATTCTACTATAAGTATAAAATTAGTGGATATGATGCCAGCTTATTATGGATCAAGTATTATTTCACCAAGAGAATTAGTAGAGGTATCAGGAGCTGACTTTGATATTGATAAATTATATCTTCAAATGAAGGAATGGTTTGTTGATGACAATGGTAATTTTAAAGAGTATTCAAATTCTTTTGAGGATTATGTTAGATATATAAATAGTAAAGTAGGTACAAAAGGTACGAGTTATGCAGAGGCTCTTGCAAAATCAAAATTTAATTTAGATAACTCTTATACTGAAGCACAAAAGAAAGAAGCTATAGATGCAGGATTAACAGTTAGATCTTTAAATGCATTATCTGAATTAGGATTACCTATTTCAAAAAAAGAATACAATGCATATGTAAAGAAAAATGAAAGAGCACCTTTTGCAGCTGGATATAATAATGAAATATTAGATTATAAAACAGCTTTGATGAGTCATGAAGGTGTTACAAGTAAAACAGGTGAGAATTCTGCAATATCATATGAACCTGCAGATATAGAAGTATTAACTGATCTTTGGGATGAAATACAAGAAGAAGTTCCTGAGTTAGCTGAATTAGTTAATGAAGATGGTTTAGATGCAAATAACCTTCTTGGTAAATGGAGAGGTTACACGAATAACCATGAAGGTGCAAGATCTATTGGTTCAGCTGTACTACCTAATTTATATTTAAGTTTATTACAAGAATATAATACTAAGTTTAAAAGTTTAAAAGTAGCAGGTGAAGAAACAGGTCCTAGATTTGTATTTAATGGTATAGTATATGATAAATTTACAAATAAGGTAGAGGATGGAATAGATTGGTCAAGAGAAGTTAACGCAGATGGTAGTCCTGGTAGAAGAAAACAATATATTATCTCTGCATTAATTACAGCAATGACTGATAATGCTAAAGAAAGATTAGCAGCTAAATTAGGATTAACTAGAGATTCATTAGGTGGAGTTACAATGTTAACTGCAATGGGTGTTCCAATTAGAACAAGTATATTATTATTTAATAATCCAAATGTTAAAGAAGCATATTATCAAAAATCATTAGATGATTCATTTGATTTACAATCATACTTTAGAAAGAAAAGTCAACAGTATAAAAGAATTGCAAATAGCATAGGTGGTGTTGATACTAATTTTGAATTAACTGATGATGCATTATTAGATGCTATACGTGATCCTGGACCAACATGGGGTAGCAATATAGAGTTAGGTATTAAACTAAATGAAGCTCAAGAAGCTGGGCAAGATTTTATAACTGCAAAACAGTTAGTAACTCAAATGAAAGTTCTTGAAACAATGTATAAGCCGGCTAGATCAAAGAAAAAATCTTCTAAAGCTACTGGTATAATTCCAATATCTTCAGAGTTTTTAAGTTTAGGTACATTAGTGTCTTTATCAAAAGGTATAGGAGGAAGTTTATCAGAAGCTGCTAGAATTGATAAGGCTATAAAAGATTTAAAACTTGATTTAACTGATGAAGCATATTCAAAACTTGACTTTAATGAAAAGCCTTATGTAGATGTTAGAAAAATATTTAAAGGTAAAACTCATCAAGCTCAAACATTAAAAATGTTTCAAGAGTTTTATAATGAATTATTACCAAATGTTTTTATTTCTCAATCAGAGCAGTTTAAGCAATTGATGGCTGCCATTCAAGCAAATGGTAATCCTGCAGCTTTTAGAGATGCTGAAGTTAGAGATATGGTAGAAAGAGATTTGCTTTCATACTTAACTTTAAAGTCTTATATGCATACTACCCAGCAAGAAAAAGATAATAGTTTTATAGGTCATTTATCTAATGATTTACTATATGGTATTAATGGTAAAACAATTGCAGATATAATTGATGAAGCTAGAGAAGCATTGGATGGAAAATATAATTATTTCATTCAAGACTTTATAAAACTAGAAAGAGCAACTGATACTGGTAATAAGACTGGTGTTGACATGGCTACTACAAATACTTTAACTAGATTAACTGACTCTGAGAAGGTAGACATACAAAATGGATTTAAAGAGTTATACAGTAATCCTGAGACAAGAGATTATGCTGTTTCAATTATAAATTACTTAATGGTAAAAGATGGATTGCAACCAACATATAAAACATTATTAGCAGCTGTTGCACCTGCCGCATTAGGTAGATATTTAGATAATATTAATAATGTTAAAGCAGCATTTGCAAGAGGAAACTCTACATTATTTAAAAGTGTATTTGGCTTAGATAAGTTTGAGTTAGGTCAAGACTTTTTAGATAACTACTATAGGTCAGCTAAATCTAGTAGAATAGTACCTTCAGTAGGAGATGACGTTGCAATTCCTGTATTTAATCCTAAATCTAAAGTAAATGTAGCAAAAGGTAATTTTACTGTAGATGAAGTTGCAAGTAATCCAAATACATTATATGTTATATTTGATAATGAAGCTAATGTAGGAAGTGCTAATAGTAAAGCTGTTAGAGGAATGGATAATGTAATTTCTATTAACATTAAAAAATCTGATGCAAATATTCCAGAAAACTTTTATGATCAAACAGAAGAGGATACGGTAAAGCAATATCTTGCAGATAAGGTTAATGAAATATTATCTGAAAGATCTATAAAAGATGATATTGTATTTCAAAGTTCAATTGATAAAGCAACAAGGGATGCACTAAAGAAAAATAGTGAACCTGTATATAATGAGCTTATATCATTAATGACCAATAATTTTAAGTATAATATTGCAGGTTATAAAACAGAACAAGAAAGAGAAGGAGAAAAAATAAATAAACAAGCATTAGAATCTCCTATAAGAATTGAAAAGACTGGAGATAGAAACTACTTGTACATTGATCTTTATAAAGGTATTGTTGCTACTCCTGAAATGCCTAACGCTGTTAATTATAAAGCAGCTCCAAGAAAAATGACAAAAGCAGGTCAAACTAAACTTTTAGAAAATAAAAATCTAATAAGCTCTAGAGGGTTTAAATTAAAAGGATTTCAAATAGATAATAAATATAATGAAGAAGTTCAACTGCCATTTACTGTTAGACATAAAGGTGTACTATACCAGTTAGTTAAAAAGACTAGTAGTGAAAAAGCTCCTATTAATACATCATCTGATATTATTTATGATGGTAGCTCTTTTGCACAAGGTAGTAGTGCAGTTTATGTAGAATTACCTGCGATGGGATCTGTAGCACAATTTGGACCAGGATTTATATTTGGAGAGCAGAAAAAATATTCTCAAGTTAAAGAACTTATTGAAACCGCAAATGCACCAGAAGATGTACCTGCAGATGATTCAACAAATCCAAAAGCAAAAGAACAAAGTGACGATGATTTCTTAAAACAATTTAGTAATAAGGTATCAAGAGAGTATAATGAAAATACTAAAAAAGTTACTTTTACATCTAAAAATAAATCTGCAAATGAGGTTACTGAATCTGATTATAAAAATGATATAGGAGATCCTAATAATGTAATAGATAGTTCTATTGATATAGGAGGTTCTGTAGATACAGCGGGTGACAGTACATTTATATCTGAAGAGTCTGAAGGAGATGGAATGAATGTATCTATAGATGAACAAATAGAAAATTTCTGGGATAGTTTAGCAATACCGCAACTAAGAACACTTAAACAAGCAACTGGTATTGATACTGTAGCAGATATGAAAAAGGAATTTAAGAAACCATTTTATAAAGGAAATATTGATACCTTTATGGAAGTTATAAAATCATGTTTTAGTTAATATTATGGCAAGGTGTATAAATAAAAATTTACAGGAATTTAAGAATATAGCTGAGGTGTTTAAGTCACCTATTGTAGCAAATATTGTTATAACCGGTTGGCAAGACTTAAATAGTACCGATCAAATTCCTACTATTCAACAAGCTAGTGAGTTTGCTAAAAATTCAGAGACAGCATATAATTTAAAAAGAAAAGATTTTGCAGAGGCTGTATATAATAATTTATCTAACAAAGGGATAATAACTAAGTTTAAAGGTAGATACTTTATAGTACAATCTAATAATGCTGTTTATGATCCAGGTATAAGAAAGTTTAATTTAAATAGACTTAAAGGATATCTTAGAGCAAATAATATTCCTTTAAATGTAGTATCAACAGCTGTTAGAGGTAAAGCAATGGAGGTTAAAATACATGATGATTTATTTACACCTTCTGATATTTTACCTGAGTCAAGAAGTTATGGTACTCCTCATACTAGACAAGTAGTAGCTCATTTACTAAAATTATTTCCGCAAGTAAATGTAGAATTTTTGTCTGTAAAAGATGCTAAAAAATTACACGATAAATTACCAGAAAGTCAAAAAGCAAATGTAAATTTTGATAATGTTAATTCATTTTTTGTTAATGGTACAGCCGTCCTTATAAAGGGTAGGGTAACCGATACTACTGCTATAGAAGAAATTTTACATCCATTTGTAGATGGATTTTATACAAGTAAGCCTGAGATATTTAATAGTTTATATAATGAAGCTGTTAAAAACTTTCCTGAACTAAATGCTGGAATACAAAGTGCTTATTCAGATAGAAGAGGATTTAGTGAAAGACATAGACAATTAGAACTTGTTACTCAAGCTTTATCTAGACATTTTAATAATGAATATGAGAATAACCCAACAAAATCTTTTAAAGATAGAATTAAAGATTTTATAGATTGGTTTGTTTCTATTATTGAAAATTTAAGTAGTGTCTTTAATGGTAGAAATATAGATTACTTTAGAGGAGATCAAGCTTTATTAGAACAAGAACAAAGAGAAGATAGATTAGAACAAGAAGATGTTGTTGCAGTAAAAAGAATTAACGTTAATTCAATATCAGGTAATCCAACACTATCTGATATTGCTAAACTTTTAAATACAAGTGACATTGAATTTGATGTCAATGCTGCACCTAAAGTTGATACTAAAGTTAGATATAACTTATCAGAAGAAAAATCAAGAATTTATGATTATGTAATAAAAAGATCTAATGGTATACAACAAGAACTAATAGAAAACTTTTTCTTAGCTGCAAGAGAGACTAATAAATTGGTTGATGAATTAAGTGTTGGAACAATTGAGAGAGATGCAGATGGTAATTTAATATCTCCAATTATAGTTTTAGATGAAGCTACTCATACTTATATGGATTTAACTGATCCATCTAAAAAAATAACAAGTACTACTCAAGCCATTAAGGGTCAAATGTCAAGAGAAAAGCAAGAAGAAAATGATCTTAATCTTAAATTAGGAAATGATTTTGATAAAATTCTTGAAGGTTTAGTAACAGATGTTACCTCTGCAGAATTATTTGATAAAATGGAAATCTTAAATGAAGAGCAGTTTGGTAAAGCATATGCATCAATGCAAGCTTCTTTAGCTGGACTTATGAAAGATAATACGGTGGCAATTCCTCAAGTTGTTGTTTATGATAAAGCAACTGGAATAGCTGGTAGTATAGATTTATTATTAATTGAACCTGATGGTAAAGTTAGAGTTGTAGATTTAAAAACATCTAAGTATAGTAAGAATGATCCTTTTTATAAGACTATCTTAAAAGAAGTAAATGCTAAAGATCCAAACTTTGGAATACTTCCTGAAGATAGCGTACTAAAACAAAAAGGTATTGCAGATTCATTGTCAATAGAGCAAACACATAATTTACAAGTAAATCTTTATGGTAGAATGCTTGAGAATATGGGATATACTTTATCAGAAAAACCTGCAAGTACATATCACATAAAAGTTGATGTAACAGGAAAAGGTAAGAATCAAAAGTTTCAAGGAGAGTTTAAACCGGAAGGTGAAGAGCTCCATAAGATGAGTGAAAATGTACCATATCTAGATGCTATTATCCCATATAATGTAGATGTAGTATCTAAAGAAAGAATTGATGAAGCTAGAAAAGGTAAAGAAGATTCTACTTATGATACTACCTTACCTCCAGATCAACAGAATCCTCTTGATGATGCTCCAACATCTCCTGAGTTTGAAGTAATAACACAAGCTCTTAGAGATTATAGAAAAGGTTTAATAAAAAGACAGGATGCTCTATCAATGTTAAAAGGAAATGTATTCTTAGGTAGACATAAGACTGTTGAACAATTACAAGAATCTATTCAAAACTCAATTAATGTTATTACAGTAGCTATGACTCAAGGTCCAAAAACTAGATCTGCAGTTTATGCTTCACTTATGAGAGATGCTTTAAGACAGGTTGATGAGTTTCAACAATATGTAGAAGATCCAATTAATTTCTCAAAGCCTGAGTACATAAGTTATGTCTTAAATTTTGATGAATTTATAAAAACATTTGAAGGTTTATATAGCTTGCAAAATTCTAAAGAACTTAATAGAACTCAAGTAAGATTAGCTTTTAAGCTTCAAACTAGATTTAATGAGTTGGTTGGCGTGGGTGATAAAGAAGGTGTTATAGATAAAGCTGTTACAGACTATGTTAGAGATACTGTAGCTAGAAGATCAAGTTATAACTTTACAGAAGATCAACTTGATAATATCATGAAGTTAGGTAAAGATATAGGTGTTATTGATTATCAAGCTAGAGATCTTGCAACTACTGCTACATTATTAAATGATGGTACTCCGGATACTCTTCTATCTATAATGGATAAGATCTATAAAGCTAAAAAGCAAGAGTTACTGGATAAAATTGAAACTAGAGAAATGCTAATTAATAAGGCAGCTCAGAAAGTTTTAGAATTATCAACAGAAAAAGATCCTCAAAAGTTATTTGAGTTTATGTTAGAATTTGATAATGAAGGTTTATTTACTGGTAGATATGTTAAAGAGGTTGGAAGTAAATACTATAATATAATGAAAGAATTAAGGAAACCATTATATGATGATAATGGTCAACCTTATCAATATAGAGATGTTACTGATATAAATGAAGCTGATCCTGCAGATGTTGAATATAATATAAGATTAGCTAAAGCTAAACAAAGATATGGTGATTTTTGGAGTGCTGAAACAATAGGTCCTGATGGAACGCCAGTTCATGGAAAATATCATAAGTATACTGATGAGTTTATTGCTGCAAGAAAAAAACATGAATACTTTGTTGCAGTAGGTAGAAATGGTATATGGAAAAGAAAGCCTGAAATATCTGATGCTGCTTGGGGTAAGTATACAGCTAAGTATAAAGTTAGTGGTCTTGAGCAAGAGAGTAGAACTTTTTCTGTTAATGATGCAGATGGAAATCCAACAGGAGCAATTAGAAAAGATGAGCTTTTTCCACAGGTTAGAAAAGAATTTATAGAAAAAATAATTACTGAGGATCTAAAAAGTGAAAAGTATAAAGCAATTCAAGCAGATAAAAGTGCATTAGGTTTAGCACGTAAAGAGTTCTATGATTTATTTGTAGATCTTTATGAGAATCAATTATTAACAAAATTACCTAAAGCCACACGACATCAAATGTTAGGAAAAGTACCTTTGATTAGAGGTAGATGGGCACAAGATCTTAAAGGTAAAGGTAATGTATTTACAAAAATGTATGCTAAAACAAGTAGAGGTGTTAAAAATTTCTTTACTACAACGCAGCAACAAAAGGTTATTCAACTTGATTCTGACAATAATTTAATAGATCAGCTACCTATATTTTATACCGGAAATCCTAGAAGTGATGAGGCACTAGCTGCGATAGATGATCAGATTCAAGCTTTAAAAGATAAAAGACAAAATGGTGATATTAAAATAGAACCTTATAAAAAAGAGCTTGCACTACTAGAAGGGCAAAGAAAAAAGATAGAAAATAAACCATCTTTAGGTGAAGTAAATAAAGATATGGGTAACGGTCTTCTTAAGTTTGCTGCAATGGCTGAACATTATGAAACCATGTCTACTGTAGAAGATACAATGCAAGCATTCTTAAGAGTGTTAAAAAAGAGATCTTATGAAAGTGCTGATAATATTAAAACAGATGTTAAAGATGCACTTGGTAAATTAACACCAGTAGGTACAATTAAAGGTGAAGATTCAAAAACATTTCAGAGAGCTAAGAAATGGATGAATATGGTTTATTATGATAATGATCAATTAACTCAAGGCTTTATAGATAAAGCAGCATCTGGTCTTATTAAGTTTTCTTCTTTATCTTATGTAGCATTTAACCCTTTTGGTAACTTTAATAATTATGTTCTAGGCCGTGTCAATGATAATATTGAAGCAATAGGTGGTAGATTTTATTCTGCTCAAGCATATAAAAGAGCTAGTATAGAATATAATAAAAGAGCGATTCCAGATTTAATCCATAGACTTGCATCTGCAAATCCTAAAGATAAACTTCTTAATAGAGGAGATTATGATCCAAGACTACCATCAAGTAAATATGAAGCATTTGTTGAATACTATAGAATGATGGATGAGTCAACAGATATACGTGAATCTGGATCACAAGTAGATAGAATCCAAAAATCAAGATTTGCTAAAATGATGGATTGGGGTTATACTTTGCAGGATGCAGCTGAGTGGAATGTTCAAACTAAAGTAGGTATGGCAATGTTAATGGATACTTATATTATGAATAAGAAGACTGGTAAAATCTTGAGTTTGTATGATGCTCATACATTTGATGCAAAAGATAAAAGACCTAAGCTAATAGATGGCTTTACTACTATAGTTAAATATAATCCAAAGAATGTTGATGAAAATGGTAAACCTAAACAAATTGAAGAAATAGGTGAGTATAATGATGAGTTTAGATATGACCTTAGAAATAAAATCCGTGAGGTTAATAAACAAATTCATGGTAACTATGCTGAAGAAGATAGAATGGTTTTACAATCTAGCACAGTTGGTAAGTTAGGAGCACAGTTTCACAAGTGGGTTATGCCTGCAGCTAGAGCTAGATTTCAAAGAGAATACTTTGATGAGAATTTAGGTTGGATGGAAGGTAGATATCTATCTTGGTTTAAGTTCATGGCCTGGTCTACAAAAGAGATGGCAAAAGGTAATATGAAATTCAATAAGTATAAAGATGATTTCTTAGAAGATTATGGTTATATAGAAGATGGAGATGTTCAAGAAAATCAAAGAGCTATGAATAAACTATTTGGTTTCTATAGAACTATGGGAGAAATAGGAATTATAATGCTAACGGTATTGTTAAAAGATCTTTTAATAGCTGCATTCCACGGTGATGATGATGATAGTGACACTGTAAAAAGACTTAAAAATATTGCAATGTATCAGGCAGATAGAACTTATAAAGAATTAATATTATTTGTTCCTGTTCCTGATGGTTTACAACAAATGATGCAAATGGTTAAGTCTCCAATAGCTTCTACAAGAACACTGGGTGAACTAGGTGAAGCATTATCTTTAACATATATGACTCCTCTATCATGGCTTACTTCTAGTGATGATGAGTTTTATGCTAATTCAGATTATGTTTATCAAAGAGGATCTAGAGCTGGTGAATTGAAAGTATTTAAAAACTGGCAAGATGCATTACCTGCTATATACACATATAAAAAGTGGATTAACTATCTTGAAATGCAAAACTTCTTCATTAAGTAAAATGAAAAGGGGAGATTATCTCTCCCCTCCATTTCATGCAAAAAAATACAAAGTATCCACATACCTTGTATTGTCACTTTATATGTAGCAAAGTAGAGGTCCATCTAGGACTTGAACCTAGAACCTACAGCTTAGAAGGCTGTTGCTCTATCCGATTGAGCTAATGAACCAAAAAAACAGAATGAGGTTGGGGCTTTAACCCTCTAGGCTTTACACTCCCTCACCCTGCTTTCAGTCTGGTGTAACAAGCCAGACTTTAACCCTCACAAGATGCACATTCAAGAATGTTTCTTGAAAAGGATTGTGCTGAACTTTGACTAAATTGATAGTACAATGTTTTAACACCTTCTTTCCAAGCATATAGATATAGTTGGTTTATATCTCTTGCGGGTATACTAGGATCAATCATTAAGTTTAAACTTTGTGCTTGATCAATGTATTTCTGTCTTTGAGCTGCTTGAAGTACAAGTTCTTTTGGAGTGATCTCAACAAAAGACTTAAATACAGCTTTAGTAGGGAAGTCAAGATGTTGAACTGATCCATCCTTCTTTAAGATACTATCCCAGGTTTCTGGGGTATCTAAACCATACTTTTTCAACTCCTCCTTTAAGAAAGGATTCTGATATATAGTTTTACTCTTAGCCAAATCCTTTATAAAGTAATTAGACTTTATAGGTTCTATACCCATGCTTACAGCACCGTGTATAAAAGAACTAGATTTAGTTGGAGCTATTGCTAATAGAGTTGTATTAGCATAACCTTTACGTATAGACTTATAACCGAAGTTATCATGCAACCATTCAGAGGCTGCCTCCGCTTTAGTCTTTATCAGTTTAAACATATGCTCATTAAGACTCTTAGCTTGCAAAGATTCAAATTCAATCAGCTTAGATTGGAATAACGAATGATATCCGAGTACACCTAAGCCAATAGCTCTATGTTCCTTTGCAAAGTTATACGCTCTTTTCATTCCGGGTAGAGTACGAGCTTTGGTAATAAACTCATCCATCACGGCATTCAAGAACATAACGTATGTTTCTATTGCATCACATCTTTCGATCTCATCCCAATGCAGCAGGTTCAGTGAACCAAGACAACATACAAAAGAATTGTAGCTATCAGTTGGCAGCTGAATCTCTGAACATAGATTAGATGCAGTAATCTCCATACCTAATTCTTTATAAGGAGAGTTATTATTTGAATTGTCCTTAAACATGACGTAAGGGAATCCAAACTCAGAACGTCTTTGAAGAATCTTGGCCCAAACTTTACGCTTGTCTTCATCCCCAGCTTCCATGTCCTGCATCCAGGAGTCAGTAGCTGTTACACCATATTGTAAGTTTTGGATAGGATTACCTTCTGTTCCAATATCTAAAAACTCCATTATATCTGCATGTTCCACAGGTAACCAAACAGCACAAGCTCCACGCCTGGCTTCTGATTGTTTACAAACATCTACAACTGTATCATAAATTTTTGCGTAATGCACGGGGCCATCAGCATGACCTCCTGTTGATATCTCTGTACCGCGAGATCTAAGGTTACCTAAGTAAGCACTTGTTCCTCCTCCGTACTTTGACATCATACCAATCTCACGTCCTGCGTTTAATATGCTATCTAATGAATCATCTACATTAGATCCATAGCAACTAATAGGTAAACCTTTCTGTTTACCAAAGTTAATCCAGACCGGAGTTGAAAGACTATAAAAGCCACGGGCCATATAGTCTTCAAACTTCTCAGCAAACCCATCAATACCTAAGTATTTCTGGGCTGTAATTGCTATGTCTTTTATTCTTTGTTCAGGTGTTTCACTGATATATCCTCTTGAGAGAAAGAGGCGGGACTCTTCATTGAGCCAATAATATTTAGGGTATTTCATATTAGAATAAATCTGCATGTGTTATACTCTTACTTTTTTTGTTATAATCAATTTGTTTTTTGTAGAAGAAATCACCTTCTTTAGTAGCAGTGCATTCTACATCAAACCAACGTGTGTTTTCTAAGAGATCTTGATCAACATGAAACATTTTGTCCATACCAATCTTACTTAAAGAATTATTGAATCTATTTGCAATAAAGTTAGTTATTGTTTCTTTTGTTAGAAATTCTAACTCACCTTTTTCAAAAATCCAATTTAATATATCTACTTCTGCAGCATAAGCTTTCATGCATGCAGAGTAAACTAACTCTTCAAAATCTTTATCAAACCACTCAGGATTTTCTTTCTTAATGATATTGATTAACTCAACACCAAAGTTTCCGTGTATATCTTCCTCTTTACTGGTAGCTTCAACAACGTTTGAGATCCCCTTGAAAAGGTTCTTTTCCTTGTTAAAACTCATCATAATAAGAAACTGACTGAATAGACTTACATGCTCAATGAACAGTGAGAACAACAGTACAGACTTGGTATACATTTTATTATCTTTACTTCTAGTACCATCAAGATACTTTGTAAGATAATCCATACGTCCTTTTATAGCAGGAACATTAATTACACTTTCAAATTCTTTTTCTAAACCTAAGATTCTTAGCAATCTAGCATAAGCATCTTTGTGTCTAACTTCAGATTCTGCAAAGGTCATACCTACATCACCAATCTCGGCTATAGGCATTCTCTTAAAACAATCACCCCAAAATGTTTTAACCTTTACTTCTATCTGAGCAATGGCTAACATTGTGCGTTTAATTACTTCTCTTTCTTGATCAGTAATCTTTGTTTTAAAATCAGAAATATCTTCTGTGAAATTATATTCAGTGTCAATCCAATAGGAGTGTCTGATAGCATCTTTATATTTTAGTAATTGTGGATATTCATAAGGCAAAATATTTACTCTGGGCATGAAGATATTTCCATTCATAGTTTTTAAAATTTAATATTAGACGAAAAAAGCTATACTTTTTTGATGTCTTTTTTGACTAGTATAGCTTGTATGTTTATATAATTAATTTAGTTAAAATATAAATTAGAAACAAGATTTTTTATCTAATTCTCATAAAGATTAGTGTAAAAAAGAATAATCCTATTTCTAGACCGTAAACACGGCCAACATCATCAACGCTTGTTGCATAAGGTGCATTGATAATTTTAATGCCTAGCATAGGCTCTTCTGGTAATAGCAATAAATGAACTCTATTTTTAGAGTTTTTTTGTGTTTTTGTTTGTTTACTCATATAAAATGTAAAGTTTGTTGGTTTAAACTATAATTCTTTGTATATTATAGTGTATGCAATTCTAAGTGTTTACACTTATTTGCAGAAATTTATATATATACATATCATGCTTTCAAAGATAAAAAACATTTTGACATATTATGATTCTGAGCCTACTGAAATAACTCAGGGTATAATATGGTTAGTTTTCTTCCCTATTGTATACACCGCTGAGCACGGTTTAAATCTAACATTAGTGATTTTATCAATACTTATTGGGTTCACTACTATCTATTCTGTTTGCTATCACTCTCTTAAAACAAGAAAGACTTTAGCTTTAGGTGTTTTTTTATTCTCCATTGTTGTTGTAATTATGTATTATATAAAAGGAACATTCGTATGCCCTACTCACTGGGGTTGGATTGTGATATCCTTTAGTGCTTTTTTTAATCTAAAAAGAATATGTAATCACTACTATAATAAGTTGAACAATGGATAATATAACAACAGTAATAGTCACTATAGTAACAGTACTCTTCTCAGCAGGAGCCTGGAAGTTTTATGAGGCAAGAATGAAATTAAAGTCTGAAGAAAAGGCTGATGAAAAAACTGATCAAAATATGTATAGAGATGATCTCCGTGATAGAGTAAGAAAGTTAGAAACTTTATTAAGTGAAAGTTCTGATGAAAAAGATAAAATGAGAGATCAGATCCTTGAGTTAACAGCAGAAGTAGCTGAATTAAGAGCTAAAGTAGAATTCTTAGAAAAAGAAAACGAGCGTCTAAAAAATATATAGTGTGGCAGTAATGGGGTTTCTTATTTTGTATTTCTCCATTATTTTCACTATATTATATTGTAAATCAAATATTATGAAAATTGTAAAATTAATTTTAAAAATTGTATGGACGGTGTCTTTACAAAATCTTTGTATATGGGCCCTAGCTGGATGGAAATGGTTATGGTCTTTAACCACAGTTGATGAAAAAGTTATTGCTGGAGTAAAAGAAACTGGACGAAGAGTTAAGAATGCAGCTGACGAAATGGATGATGTAGTAGATGCATTAAAAGGTAAAAAGTTTAATAAGAATGGCAGCCCAAAAAAGAAAAAGTAAAAAGCTTGATATTAAAAAAGCTATTAAAAAACCAGGTTCTTTAACTGCAACAGCAAAAAGAGCAGGAGCTGTAAAGAAGGATGGTACTATTAAAGTTTCATGGCTGCGTGAAAAAGCAAAAGGTGGTAATAGTAAAACTGCACAACGTGCAAGATTTGCATTAACACTTAGAAAACTAAGTAAAAAGAAAAAAAAGTAGAAATTATGCCAAAAAGAATGAAAGAAGCCGGTATTAAATATGGCCATGGTGGTGGAATGAAAAAACCTATGCCTGAAAATTATGTAGGTAATCCAATGGGTTACTTTAATGATAAAGCAATGTACGGCAATAAAGAAAGGATGGCTCAAATGGGAAATGGTGAAGAAATGTTTGATATGAGCACAGGACCCACTAAAAAACAAATGAGACAAAAAGATAGAGCTGATAGAATTTTTAAAAAAGCTACAGAAGGCTCAGTAAATAAAAGAAAAGCCAAAGCATTTAAAGAGGGTAAAGACAAAAAAGGTCAAAGGTTATTAAATAGAATAAATAGAATGAAAGATAGAGCTTATCGTTTAGATGATAAAGCTGCAGGACGTTAAAAAAAAGAATTATGGCAGGACCAGCATGGATAGGTAAATTATTTTCAGGGCTTTTTGGTAAAGCTGATAGAATCATTGATGAAGTAGTTACTTCTAAAGAAGAGAAGATGACTCTTAGAAATGCAATGCAAAAACTATTATTAGATAGCGAAGCTACTGTACAAGAAAATGTTACCAAAAGATGGGAAGCTGATATGAATTCTGATTCATGGCTTTCTAAAAATGTTAGACCTTTAGTTTTAATATTTCTTGTTGTATGTACTATGATTCTAGTATTTATTGATGCTGGAGTTATTAATTTTAAAGTTGAAGATCAATGGATTAACTTACTGGAAATCACACTATTAACAGTAATAGGTGCTTATTTTGGTGGTAGATCTATTGAAAAAGTTAGAAATACTAACAAGAAAAATAACGATGGCAAGAAGTAATAATGTATCTTTAGAGAAAACTGTTAAAAAAACTAGAAAGGGTGTACATGCTAAAAGCAAAACATCTAGAGTTAAAGGAAGCAAGTTTTATAAAAAGAAATATAGAGGTCAAGGAAGATGAATTTAGAATTTGCATTTCATTTTCCCCATGATAGATTTGCTATTGGTTGGGAATATATAGGCCCAGATAAAGAATATAATACAAGTATTATTAGAATCTTTCTTTTAATACTAACTATAACTTATGAAAATTGAATTATGAGTGCATATAAAAAACCTAAGTACAGAGATGGTGGATCTCTTCTAAGCAGAATGACCCAAATGGGTAATTTAGATATGACTATGCCAAATAAGGCTAAGAATTCTGATTGCGGATGTGGTAGTAAACCAAGAAGAAAAATGAATATGGGAGGTACAGTCCCAACTGCTAATACATATCATGGTAAGAAATGAATATTTTAACTGACATATTAAGTCTTTTTAAAAGGAAGCAATTTGTAAAAGATGCTAAGCCAAGTGATGTAGTAGTTTTAGGTATTAATGAACCACCTGAAATAGAAGGTATTGCATCACCAGTTCCTTATAAGAATGTTAAATTAATTAAGATACAAGATCTTTTAACTTCCAGTGATTGTATACATACTAATGTTCCTGATCCATCTATTTATGCAGGAGTATTTAGAGATAAAACTACAGATCCTGTAACTGGTAAATGTTTTATTAATTTTAGAAGATTTAAATCATTATCATTAAATCTAACCATCAATGAAAATGGAGACTTTATTGATATTGATTGTTTAGCAGAAGCAAATACTGCATCTAATGTTGGAACAGGTGCTCAAGTATTCAAACAAAAGGTAGGTGAGGATTTAGAATTTAGAACATTAAGTTCTTCTGATGCATCTATAACTATAACTCAAGGTGTAGATGAAATAGATTTAGTACAAAAAAGTCCTTGTACTTATCCTACAGATACTTTTACATGTCTTGATGAATACTTTTTATGGCATAGAGAAACTCCAGGTCCTGGATGTGATACATTTAAAGCTCCTCTTAGCAATATAATCCCATGCGGTCCTTGGTCTATTGCACAAACTAATGGTATTAAAACATATTATGCAGATTTAAACTCTGCACTAACTGCAGCTACTGCAGGAGAAACTGTACATATGGAAACTGATGTAACAGGTCCTAGTTTGGGAGCTGCTAATTTAGTAAATAGAGTTGATATAAATTTTAATGGTTTTGTATACACTGTAGATGATCCAGGTACTGATAACATAATTACAGATAATAATGTAGCTGTTACAGTTAATATGTATAATGGTGATATTAGAAGAATTGGTCAATCAGTTACAGGTACAGCAAATACTTCAGTTCCAGTATTAATTCAAAATGCAGATACACAAATTAACTTTAATAATACTGTAAATATTACAAATTCTGATGGATATGGTATTGTTAATAATGGAAAAATTAGCAATGTTATTAAATCTGTTGGTACTCTTGCAGGAATATTATTAGAAAATGATGTAGAATTACGTAATTGCTATGGTCAAGGTACTAGTATAGCTGGTATAGCCGGTTTAGTAACATCATCTATATTAGAAGATTGTGTTGGTGAAGGTGAAAATGGTGATGGTATAAATATAACATTTGATCCTTTAGCTACAGAAGGTAAAGTAGAAAGGTGTACAGGATACAGTAATAAAGCTGCAGGTATACTTTTACAAGGAACAGGAGATGCTCCTATAGAAGCTATTGATGTTGTTGGTTATGGTCCTATTGGTCTAACACTTACTGATTGCAAAGGTCTTGGAGGTAAAGGTTTTTCAACAGGTGCTGGAACATTTGGAGTTAAGCTAACGGATGGAAATTATGTTGACTTTCATGGTATTGCAAGCTCAGGTGTAGGATTAGGTATATATTCTAATAATTTTAATATAGATGTAATTAACTGTTCAGGATTATCTTATAATTATGTAGGAGGTATATTAGATGCAAATGATGATTCTAATGTTACTGTTCAAAATAGTGATTTTAATAGTTTACATCCAGAAGCTGTAGGTTGTGCATTACTAATTCAAAATGTAGGAGTAGATGCTTTAGTAGATCTTATTGGAGGAACATATGCTGTTACTAGTAATCTTGCCTATGGTGTAAGTGCAAACCTTCCTTTTAGCATTCATTGGAATGACCTTATATTTAGAACGGATTATAATTATACTATAAATCCTAACTTAACTAACCTTAACCCAACTAGTAAAAGAATTATAAATTCAAGTGGTTGTTACCATGGTAATATAGATATTACTGGACAAGTCTTTACAAATATGTATGAGATTTCTGATCCAGGTAGTGGTGCCATACCATTAGATTTTGATAATGGGAGTGTTCAAAAAATAACTTTAACAGCTAGTGCTGCATATAGTTTAGGTGCTCCTACTAATATAAATGAAGGTGCAACATATATGCTAACAATAATGCAACCTGCTCTAACTGGAAATGCTACACTAACTTTTAGTGCAGATTATTTATTTCCTGGAGGAACTGTTCCAACGATAACTGCTGCTGCAGGATCTGTTGATGTATTGTCTTTTCTTTGTGTTGATACCGGATCTGGATTAAAACTGATTTCTGTACCAACTCAAGACTTTCAATAATGTTCCCTAAACCCATATCATTTTTTGCAGCTAGTAGTGGAGGAATAAATCCTGATGCTCTTGTTACAAAATGGAATGTGGTTTCTGATGGTGATTCTATTGAAATAAAACATAGCAGTACACATTCTGCATCTATTAACTATGATATAGATTGGGGTGATGGTCAAACAGAAAGTGGTATTACAACACAGACAAAAACTCATACTTATGCAACTGCAGGTCAGTATATTGTTCAAATAACAGGTAGTTTTGTAGCACCTAATTTTGGTGGTTCAGTAGCAGCTAATAGAGATTTATTATTAGAAATGATTCAATGGGGCACTCTACAATATAAATATTTGTATAGAATGTTTTATGAATGTGGAAATATGATTTATAGTGCTACAGATGCTCCAGATTTAACTAATGTTGATAGTAATCAAAGTGGTTTATTTAGAGAAATGTTTGTTAATTGTGATTCAATTACAGCATTAGATTTAAGTCACTGGACACTTCCTTATGATAATACTGCAAAAGCTTATATGACATATAGAACTTTTTATGGTTTGAGTAACTGTGAAAATTTAAATGTTTCTGGTTGGGATGTAAGAGATGCTACTAATTCATATGATACATTTAGACTTATAGGTGGAAGTACTACTAATGGTTGTGATTTTGAAGTAGATAATCTTAACTTTTCTAGAAATAACAACATACAAAGTATGTTTCACACTTCATTTGTAAATAGTCTTAATCTTGATAATTGGACTCTTAACTCTTCTGGGACTACTACTATAGCAAATTTCTTTCAAAATACTAAGTGGAATGTTGCAACAGATGTAGATTTTAGTACATGGAGTAATACAAGTGCAGTTACTAATATGACTAATTTTGGGCGTTATCAAACAGGAGGAATATCTTTACTTCAAAGTGTAGACTTTACAGGATGGGATACAAGTAATGTTGCTACATTAAATTTTTGGTTTTATGGAGCTAAAAGCTTAACAGAGATTAAAGGTCTTAATGGTTTATCTGGTAATTCTGTAACAACAATGAAAGATGCTTTTTATGACTGTAAAATGTTATCATTTACAAATCATAACTTTGGTAGTAACTGGGATTCTAATTTTGCACCAACAAATGCTACAGCTTTACAAAATACATTTTATAGAGTTGGTCAATCATTATCACCAGGAGGAAATGCTCCTAATGTATCAAATTGGGATATATCAAATTGTACTATACTTACTAATTGTTTTAATGATACAAGGTTTAATACAGCTTTAAATCTTAGTAATTGGGATTTTAGTTCATGTACATCACTAAATAGTTTTTTAAAATACCATCAAGGTACTACTTCAGTTACTCTTAATAATATATCATCCTCTATGACTACTGTTTATGCTTTTGGATGGTTATCTTCTATTGTTGATGTAACCTTTAGTGCAACTTGTGATTTAAGTGGAGTGCAAGATTGGAGATATTTTATGTATCAGAATACTAATTTTACAACATTAAATCTAGATGCGGCTGCAAGTTTTGCTGGAACAATAGCAAATAGAATGACTGGTATATTTGGAGGTAATGCTAGCACTGCACCAACTTTAGATGTAGCATCTTATGATATGTTTTTAAGAAGAGTGGATGCAACTATAGTTAATTTGCAGACAATACAAGCTAATAATTCAGAATATACATGTGGAGGAGCAGCTGAAACAGCACGTAATAATTTAATAGCCGCAGGGCATACAATAACAGATGCCGGATGTGTTTAAAAAATGAGCTATGAGTAAAAAATTAGATAAAGATAACCCAAATAGATGGGTGTTAATAACAAATGAAAATGAGGGTGCTGATTCTTTATTTTCATTTGGTAATGGAGGGGGACAGGGTATAACAATTGTTGAAACAGGACAACCTAATTTAGTTTCTTTTTTTACAGAAACAGAACTAGAAGAAGCTGTAAATGCAATAGCTCTTGATTCTACATATTATCAAAATGCTGTAGAAACAGAAGATGGTAGATTTTTACCTCCATCTGAATTACATGAATATGGATTAAGAACAAAAACAAATTAAAATTTAAAATTATGAATAAGAGAAAAAAAGCTGTAAAAGCAAGAAATATGAAACTTGCTAAACAAAAATTGAAAAAAGCTCAACCTGGAACTGAAGTTGGACAATATTTAGTAAATCCTTTTGCACAACATAATCCTTTAAATGTAGGATTATACAAGCCTACTATAAGTAGAACTAATATACCTACTTTAAACTTAACTGATCCTTCTGGAATTAATACAGGTAGTAATACTACTGGAAATATTAGTGGTCAAACTGTATCTCAGATAATGAATAGAATTCCTACATCTAAACCACAAGATAAGCCAGTATCTAATCCAAGACTGCCTGTAACAGGTGCATTAAGATTTAATGCTGGTACTTCAAATCCTGCTGAAGGGTTTCAAAAAACTGAAGGTACATCTAATCTTATTAATAAAAATGTACAAGGAACAATAGGAGCTGATATAAATTTTGGTAGAAAAAATAATAGAAAGACTTTAACTATTGAAGGTGGAGCTCAAAGTAATATAGATCCAAATATGAGAAATAAAACAACTGGAAACTTTGCTAGACATACTAATCTTACTGGAAAAGTAGCTGTAAAAGATAAATCAGGGAATGTATTTCATATATCATCGGATGATCTTACTGGAGGTAATGTTAATGCTGGTGCTACATTTAAGTTTGGTAAAAAGAAAGCCGGTGGTTCTACATCTTATAAAAAGAAAATTGGTAAAAAGAAGAAAAAATAAAAGTTATGCAATTATTACAAGACATATTAGGTTTATTCCGAAGAGCTAAAACAGTCTCTACGTTAGATAATGAAGATGTTATAGCTATTGGTAAACATTTAAGCGAGAGAGATAAGATGCCAGCTGAAGCTGCCGTTATGGAAGCTAAAGATTTAGTGTCTTGGTTAAATACGCAAATATCCGGTAGTGGAGGTGGATTAGGACCTCAAGGTCCATCTGGTCAAAATGGTCAAGCTGCTTCAATTAGTATTGGAAGTACTACAACAGGTTCTGCAGGAACTAATGCTGAAGTTACAAACAGTGGTAGCTCTTCAAATGCTGTATTAAACTTTGTAATACCAAAGGGTGATACTGGTGTTGGAGCACAAGGTTCACAAGGTCCAGCTGGTCCAGCGGGTCCACAAGGTGCTGTAGGTCCGGCAGGTTTAACATGGCAAGGTGCCTGGTCATCAGGTACTATTTATTCTGCTAATGATGCAGTGGGTTATAATGGTGCATCTTACTTTGCATTAAATGGAGTTGGTCCATCTCCCACAGATCCAGCAGCTGATACTACAAATTGGGCTTTATTAGCAAGTCAAGGAGCCATTGGTCCAGCAGGATCAAATGGTGCTCAGGGAGTGCAAGGTCCAGTTGGCCCTCAAGGTCCGATAGGTTTAACAGGTCCGCAGGGTCCAAGTTTATGGAGCAATGTTTTTTCAGGATCAATATCTGGAGTTTATAGTTTAAATTTAGTTGGAAATAATACTTTCCTTTTAAATGTTACAGCACCTACTACACTAGATATTGTGGGTGCATCTGTTGGAGATTACATCTTTATAATAGATAATACAGGTGGACATATTGTTTCTTTACAAACAGGTAGCACATTCTATACAAATAATAGTTTACAGCCGGTTATCTCAGGAATAACGTTAATGAAAGGAACATGGGATGGAAGTAAAATGTATATTACTTCATTAGAAAATATGACAAACTTATAGTATGATACCAACTAAAAATATAGATACAGAAGACTTAGTATTCTTACTTGATCCTTCTAGCCCTTTATCATTTAATAGATCTAAAGCTGCTAATAGTATTGCTTTTAATGGTAAAAATCTATTTACTGGAACTAAACTTTTTGAAAATTCTGAAGCACTTGGAGCAAGACAAGGAACATGGGGACCTAATATTATACCTCAAGATATTACACCAAAGGGTGCTACTATTGTACAAAAAGCTTTAGAAATTGCACCAGATGCTAGTTTAGGTGTAACAATATTACAAGAAGATGTGGGTCCTGGTGCTAAGTACTTAAGGTATGATATGAATGTAGAAGGTCTAATTGGACATATAAGTCCTGAACCTCCTGAAATACTTACATATTCATTATATATTAAACCTAGTGCTACTACTTTAGTTGATAGATGTATTAAAATAGATAATTTTAATATGCCTGAATCTGGAGGTTTAACAGTTAATCCAATAGATGGCACTATACTCTATTCAGATATACACAATTTTGATGAAGGTGTAGAAGATGTTGGAAATGGTTGGTATAGAATATTTTACTCAATTAAAATATCAAATTTAAATGTTTCTGTGCGGTCTATGCGAACAAGAATTATGCTAACCACTACAACAGGAGCTTTAAGTTATACAGGCGATGGTACATCTGGTGTATATATTTGGGGTGCTCAAATGGAGGATGGGTGTTTATCAAACTATGTTGAAACACCTAATACAGATACCATGGCAGCCTTTAAAAATAGAAAATTTACATCCGGATCAGGAAATCCTACACCATATACTACATCATTATGGGGTAGTAACTTTAGATTTGATGGTGTTACTGGCGGATTAAACTCAGGTGCTATGATCAGAGTTCCATTTAGAAGTGGTGGAATATCTGATATAAATGATCTTCAAAGTCATAGTGGCTTTGTTTGGGCAATAGTTAGAGATAATGCAAATCCTACTGATAATGGATGGGGTTACCCTGGATTTGAAAATTCTTTAACTTTTATGGGTAGAATTGGAGGAAGACAAAATAATGGATGCTTTGGTATAAATAAAGATAGGGATACATTATATTATAAAGTTAGACCAGTACTATCTAATGGAAACCCTGTAACATATTTATCAACATCAGATGTTTTTCCGCAACTTCAAATTAAGACCTGGTATTTATTTTCATTTACATATGATCTAAGTACTAAAACAACTTCTTTTTATTTAGATGGTCAACATGTTGGAGACTTTGTTAATACAAGTTACCCAACATTTACTTTTGATGGTATTCAAGGTAGTAATGGTCAAATAGAATTAGGTTACTTTAGTGTAAATGCTGTTCCTATTGTTAGAAATCAATTTAATGGTGTTATGAATAGAGTTGCATTTTATGAAAAGATAATGGATGCAGCTGATCATTTAAAATTCTTTGAGAATACTAGATATAGATTTAAATAAGGAAGGCTCACCAGAACGTGTAACTGATGAGTTGGTTTGCCTTCCTGTTTTTAACACTTAACGGCTTTTACCTTACCGTTTATTTTTCACGTTTTTAGTATTTATCTCTTTTACTTGCTACAAGATAAATTAAAAGGATAGCTATTAATAGCTTTAATATAATATCAACTATTTCCAAGCTTAGATTTCAAAGTCAAAATCTTCTGTTTCCCTTTCCTCAATGATCTCTTCAGTCTTCATCTCTTGCATTTCTGCATCAGCTTCAATTTCAGGATAATCTACATTACCTGCTCCATCATAGACTGGATCTTCGGTTATAATTTCAGCTTCTGTATTAACAGTATCTTGTTGGGTAATACCCATACCTTTTAATACATTAGCCACCATAAAATCATGAAAGTTTTTAGTATCACTTAACCAAGATCTAGGGTGAACATTTTTATAAGAATGTGTTACATGATTATAGAAAGCCCATGCATTCTCTTGATCACATTGGTAATCAAATGAAGGATTTTCCATCTCATCTTTAACAGTAGTCATTTGTCTAGGACTAATGAGATCTTCATTAAAGTACATTCTACCTAATAATTCAGCTTGAGATTTAAAATCTAACTTTGTTTGTTTTAGATTATCTCTATCATCTTTAATTCTATCAAATACCTTTTGAGCATTTTTTATTTGACTAGATATTTGTGCTCTAATCTCTTGATCTGCAGTTCCTGTATGCTTTCTTGCATAATTAAGTTCTCCACATATCATTCCGTTAGAACAAGCCATTACATAAGCTCCTATAGAACATTGAAATCTTATAGATTTATCATATGAATTTGTCCAGGCAAACATCATACCTAGTTCAGAATCTTGTTCTGTTCCAATTTTCTTAATATGATATATGCCTTGAGCAACTTGACCTTTTCCATTGGCTCTGTAATATTCATTTGTTACAAGAAAGCCACTGTTGGCAAGCATTTGTTTAGTTGTATCTATCACGTATTTATGTGATATAACTGTATATGTACTGCCGTGATTTGGCAGCTCTGCGTTAATTACATAACTTTTTTCTACATTTATTTTACTTGTCATATTTAAACTTTATAAGTGTAAAGATAATAAATTTTTATTATTTAAAAAATTTTAAGTTATTAAATATAGGATAATGCCTATGATAATCATAAGCAAAATCCTATGCATAATTGTAAACATTAATCCTTCTTCTTCCATTAAAATAATTCTAATTGATTAATACTAACTGATAATATATTATTTATCTCAGATTCAATTGCTTTACTATAATAAGCAGTATCTACCTTGTAGTCTTCCCACTTAGGTTTGATATCTATCTCATTATATAAAGTCTGCATCCATTTACCAGATTCTAATTGAATTTCTCTATTATCATTCTTATTAACTTTAATTATCTTAACGCTATCTCCACCGGATTTAGATATATAATATCTATTTGTTTTTTGAAGGTCTTTCTCAAAGAAATTACCATCTATTATAGATCTTGAAACTTGCTTCCAATTACCTTTGGATTTACCTCCAATGCAGTAATCTAATATATTACGATTCTTTTTCAGATAATCTTCAGGAAGAATATCTTTTACAAAGTAGTTATATATTGCTTTTTTAATAACAAGTTTAGATTTATTTTTATGCAACATTAAATCATGGAAATTAAACCGTCCCTTTAATTTAACAGGAGCATATAGAAACTTAGATTTTTTTACTTTAAATAAATAATGAGGATTCTTTTCCTTCATCTTTCTCCATGCAGTTATATCAACTTCTTTAAATTCATTTACAGCAATGTAATTGTTAACATCACCTAAAACAATCTTCTGATATGTATCATGTTCAAGATTTAATTGAGTTATAACTTCCCATTCATTACAAATCTTTAAATAAAGATCTTTCTTATCTTTTGGGATTCTAATCTCAACACCATCCGTATTTTGTAATAAACCAACAGCTTCAGGTATCCCATCAAGTATCATATCATATAACATCATTAGGCTTAGTTGGCCATTTAAAGTTATACGCATACATAATTCTGGGTCATAAAAGAAACTATTCTCTTCATTACTCAAACCGAATGTTGAATTAAGTATAATTTTATATACATAATTCATAGGATTAGACTTTGGAATTTTAACTCTTTCATCAAAGAACCATTCATATTGATCACAAAACTCTTTCTTTGGGAAATGAGCTGGTGACCATTGATTTCTAATACAAAGATTAGGATAAAAACTAGTAACATCTGAAGTCATAATAATATGATCCTCATCAGATTTATAAACAGCACTCTTTCTAGCACCGTGAATACCACCTAATGCAAAAGTTGTATGTACACCTTTATGTTCTAGTTCATATCTAAATTGACCTTTAAGATTCATTGCATCTAATTCAAGACATTTAAATCTTTCAAGAGCAGCTTTAAACACGGGAGACTTAAATTCTATATAAGGAAGTATAAGATCTTTAACCTTAATAGTATTTCTATAAGTCTTCATGCTTTTAATCTCTCTAGGATGCATGTTTAACTTCTTACCTAAATAATAGGCAAATAACTCTTTAGCAATCTTTGGTTCTGAGGCACTAAATAAATTAATACCATACTGTGATGTTAACTCTTTACGTAATTTAATTTCTGATTTAGATCTGTTAAATATTTCTTTAGTAGATGCTACATCATTAATACAATATTTTACAATTGTATTTAACTCTTCTTTAGTTTTAATTTCAGTTTCATGATGTATAGGCATATCTAAAAGATTTTGCCAATCCATACTAAACTGAATCCATTTAAGACTAGAACGTTTAGCAACATTATCCCAGTGATGTAATTTAAATAAATCAATTTGACCTATCTGCAAATGCCAGGGAGCAAATACACCCCACTCTTTTTTATTTTGTCTAGCAATTGTTTCTTGAGCAAATTTATAAATTACTTCTGCTATTGCACATCCGGACATATTAGACCATAAATCACAATTATTAAGTATATACTGAGTAACTTGGGCATCAAAGGCTAAGCCATTAAATGATATATGCCATTGTTTCTCATCTTTATTAGTGTGTAAAAATTCTATAAACTCTTCAAAATCATTTTGTAGATCATGAACAATAAACTTCTTTCTTTCAGAAGTTTTATAATGTTCAAATACTGCAACAAAACAATTAGACAAAGTTTCATAATCCATTATCCAATGTGTCATAGTTTATTTTATTAATTATTAGAGCCAAAAAAAGACATAATAAATATGTCTTCTCTGGAGTCAGCAGGTATTTAATGATGAGGACCCTACTAACTATATAATGCCAACTACTGGACTGTTAGGTAGCAGACATGATAATATTTGATTTTTTGGTTTCCTTCTCATCAACGTTAAGGTATTGTTTATAGTCAAATTCAGCAAAATTAACAGCAAATAATGCCATAAAATTTTCAATTTCACTTTTTTCAGTAATGTAAAACTCAGAAAAAGTATCAACAGTTACTCTTTGTTCTTTGTGTACTTTACCTGTTTCTTTATTAGGAGCTTTAAGTCTCTGTGGTTGTCCATTATCATCTAATCTTGGCACCATATGAAAAGATTGCTTTCTAACTTTAGTTATACAAGCTAGTATTCCAGAAGCTGGATCATACATTGCTTCAGTGTATGGGCAATCTTGTGTTAATGGGATTAAATTAAATGATTTAACATTTCTAAATGATGATGTAACTAACATCATGTTTTTTCCAATTTGGTTTTTTGCACTCATCTTTTTATATTTTGTCTAAAGATATAGAATTATTTTTTAAAAGTGCAACTTCTGCTGGAATTTTTTCATGTAATGTTTCTTTTTCTAAATCTGGTTTTGAACATATTTCATGTACTTCTTTTATTGTTTCTATACTAATTTCAAATGCCTCAGCATATACTTCATGATATTTTAAAGGATTCAAAAAACTTTCAATATACTCACTTATCTTTCCAACACTACCAAAATATTTTAATACTTTATTTTTAGTTGGTGTTGAAAATTTTGAGTATCTGCCATTTATAAACATATCAAAATCATGATTAAATTTTGAGTAATCAAACACATAAATGTGTCTATCTTTTTCTATTTCTGTGGCAAATTCTAATAGTTTATGTGACTTTAAAACTCTATCTTCAAAAAGTTTAAACTTTAGATCTTTATCACAATTATATACAACTATGTACTTATAATCATTTTCTGTATAAAGACCGTCCCAGGAGATATATGTTTCTACTGGGACAAATTCTTCACCTTTTTTAATACCTAATAAAGGGTATAAAAAAACTTTACTTTTTTGAAAATATTGAGTATAAGCACCTATCATTATATATATTGTTTTTGTGTTAAAAATATATAGGGCAGGCTGTAATCTTTCTCTGAATAATGATAGTTGGCTTCTTGCAATGTAATAAATAATCCTTCAGCCCAAGCACCCATAGTAGACTCTAGTACATCAAATACATAAACCTGATTATACTTGTCTATTACTACAAACTTAAACAAAATTTCATAATTATCTTTATTTTCTTGCTGTAAATATTCAAAAACTAATTTATAATATATAGCAGCTTGCATCCAATAATTATAAAAGTCTATTGTATCATTAAACTCAGAAATAGTCTTACCGGTTGTCTTTAAATCACAAATAATAACTTTTTTATTTTCATGATCTACTTTAAAGTAATCTATAAAACCATGTAAACCAAAGTTAAAATTCTTCAAACTACAATTTAAGTATTTCTCACAATGAACTTCTATAGAATCAAGTTCAAAATCTGTTTGTTTATTTTCTTGATCTCCAAACAAACTCATTACTTCTTTATTTGATTTTAGTATCTCAACTTGACGTTTACACTTTTCTAATGTATCATTATCAATAACATCTACATTTGAATTGTTTAGAAATTTCCAATAAGGTTTAAAGTCTTCAACTTTAATCTTAGCAATTCTTTGCTCATCAGTTTTAAGAGACTGATATAAATTCATTTCTTTCAATGAATCAAGAATTACAAAATCTTCAATTTTATCTAAATCAACCTCATCTGTATGAAGAGTCATATCCTTCATTACTTTTCTAACATTATCACTAGGTGACTTACCAGGAACAATATTAAATTTATTCTCTAGATTATTAGGCTCAAATAGTAAACAATGAATTAACTTACCTTCTATAAGATGTTTATCAGTTTGGATCTCACGATCTTTTAATATATAATCTTTATAAAATAAAGACGGGGAAAATTGTATTTTATTTAATGAAGAATAACTAAAGTTAAAATCTTTAGCATAGAACTCTTCTTCTTTTTGTTTATCAATCATTCTTAACTATTTTACCATCTTTTGTGAAGATGAGGTTATCTGTATTTCTTGAATTAACTATTATATTTTTTCTGTTAGTTCTAGTATATATGTATCTATGCTTGGCATAATTCCCATCATGTATATATCCCATATCTAACATTTGTTTTTTATTATAGTTATTCTTTCCACTTTTTCTAGATACTTGTCTATTGGTATTAGGATCTATATATCTAGGATTCTTGCCAGTTAATCCATTGTAGTTCCAGTTAGATGCTCTATACAAACCACCATCATGATTCAATGCTGTATCTGCATATGTCAATAGCATTCCCCATCTATTATCTAGTTTCTTTATACTTTGACTAATAAGAAATGATCCTGAATTTTCAGGCCTATCATCACGTAAACAAAATCTACTTAATGATAATACACTTCTGTGGTTACAGCTAACTGATTTTGCAGCTCCTGCTGGTGGAGGATTCCAAACTGATACACCATGTAATGTATGAGGATCTCCTTTATAGTATAAGCCAAAAACATTTGTTGCTACATTACCCATGCCGTTTGCATAGTGCCAGTTTTCTACAAAGCTTTTTGCTATGTCTTTACTTATGGGTTTAACATCCCATTGATTTTTAATTAGTTTCATCATGAAATTTTATTAAGTGTGTGCAATACGTACTATATTGTATGCCCTGATGCTTAAAGATTAAGATATCTGAATACATTCTTGTCTCAATCCTATAACAATCTTTATATATTATTGTAGTATCTGGATAATATAAAGTGATGTCTCCTTCTATGTTTGAAGATCTAAAATAATATGCATCACCATCTTTGTCAACTTTTGCTTCAGTGCAACTTACTAACATAAATACAGTTGTTACTGATATTAAAAATTTTTGTAATTGTTTCATAATTAAAATATATATCTAATTGTATCAAGATTGAAATAGCAAGAGTATAACTGTTTAAACTCCTCAAGTAATCTTGTTTTATGTTTTATAGGATATCTCATAATACCTTTGCTATTCTTTTTTTCATAAGCCCTTCTCATAAGCTCTTGTGCTTCTGGTGAAGCTTTAGCCATTTGATTAGCATGATTAGTTAATGCAATTACTTCACATTTATTTTCACCTGCTATTTTAGCTACCATATGAAATAGTTCTTGATATTCTTCTTTCCATCCTGGATAAAATACTAATGGACTATAATTAACATGAACTTCCCATCCTAATATTTTAAGCCTATTAATATCATGAATTCTTGACTTTATGCCTTGCATCTTAGGTTCAAGTATATTTGAATACTTTTGTGGCATTAAACTAACTCTTACTCTAGGTGCTTTATTAAAATGTAAAACATCTAGTTTTAAACGCTTAGGGTATTTAGTAGCCATTGTTGTATTTAATCTAGGATGATCATCATACCTTTTAAGGTAATCAATTAAAGGTTCTGGCAATTTCTTTTGCATTAATACTAAATCTGTATTGCATGCTATATCTACCATAGTATATATAGGATCCTGTTGATCTGGGACTTTGGTAAAACCTTTTTCCCATTCTACAACAGACTGAAATATTTCATCAACATTTTCATTTACAAAGACTCTATGACCATTATATCTAGACATATAACAATAGGTATCTACACAACCTCCAAAGCATCCGTAGATTAAATTGGGAGCTATGCAGTTTGCACTATTATTATTGTTTTTAGTAATTAAAGTTTTAGTTTTTTGATACTTTATCATTTAACATAATTTAAAAGGGGTGGGTACGCCCCATGACAAAACGTACCCAATAACAATCAATTATGGCTACCCCTAGTATATTAAAATGGAAGATCATCTAATGGACCTTCACTTATTTGATATCCTTCTTTTAACTTTATAGATTCAAAATCAACAGTTAAAGTTTTAGAATTTTTAAATCCTGCATTTTGACCAATAACATAATTAAATACAGCTTCTGCAATTTTTCTATATGCAAATGATGTTAATGCATTTTCTTTATGCAGCTCTTTGCATAGATGATCATAACCAAATATTCTTGATCTATCCCATCTACAACTAAAGCCTGAAAGTCTTTTTCTTAATGCTTTAACATTTACAGAATTCCAATTCTTACCATATCTTAGCCAATCTTCATAAAAGAAGAATAAACATGCTAGTTTATCAATAGATTTTTCAACATTACAATTTGACATTATTTCTAATCCCATCATTACATTTTCTGGATCAGCACTTTTAAACATAGCTTCTAGACTTTTATATTGTTCTTCAGTAAGAACAACAGAATCTTCATTACATATTTTTACTAAATCTGTATCTAATATGATTTTTTGGTCATCGGTTATATTTCTTAAAGTATTTAGTTGATCTACATTAGAATAAATATACATGTTTTCATTTCCATGTTTTATATTTTGTTCTAAATCTCTATAACTTTTTTGTACAGTACTTCTCAAATTTTGAATCTCTGTAATATTATCACAGTTATATCTATATTGAAAAGCTACACGGAATCTTGCATCTATATCTTTTATACTTGTAATGAATTCAGATAGTGCAGACTTTAACTCTTGAGTCATATGATCCGCTATTTCTTTTAGATACTTTTTAAAAAGATCTTTTGTAAGAAAAGTGTAGTAACTATAATCTGCCATGCTTTCAATAAATCTTTGAGATACAATTAATAAATCAGCTTTATCTGGCTTCCTTGTAACTTTAACATTATATTTATCTTTCAGATTATTAACCTTCATTGTTGGTAAATCTAACTTTGGAAATCTATATATAGACTTATCTTTTATATCACCTATTTCAGATAATTCAAACCCAAGTTGTGAAGCATCAATATTATATCTCCAACGAGATTCATTATGAATAACTTCAAATCCCTTGAAATAATTAAAACCTACATCATCTTGTATAAGTTCAGCTTTTGTAGTATTACAAATCTGAGTTTTTGAATTAGCAAATGAATTCATTCCAATCATTCTTTTAGCTCCTGCAGCTTCTTGACTTAAGCATTCATCTCTTAATATTATTTCAAAATTATATATTCTCATTTTAAATATTTTTTATATTCTGGTTTAACACTTACTTTGAATACATAAAGCTCTCTATTATGTATAGATATTTCTTTACGTACTGTTTTTTCTAGATATCTAAATGATTCACTATTTAGCTTTTCTTCTTTTTCAAGTTTCATGATCATATCTTCTGCTGAAGAATGATACAATTCACTTAGTTCAGATTTTTCTAACCAATACTTTACATCTTTATCTCTATTAAATTTATACGTATAACTATACACAGTTTGAGCTAATTCCCACATTAAATGTGGTTTGTTTTTATAATTAATAGTTGGAATAATTTTAGCAGCAACTGCTATATTTTCATCATCATGTGATTCTACCCAAGTATTTATTTCTTTCACTAAATCTTCAGTTAGATCTATTTGATTAGCAGACGCATGTAAAAGATTTTCTTCATCTATAACTTCTATTTCACTGGTATCTATAAGATATGCAATATTCAAAGCTAATCCTGTAATACCCCATTCATCCATTAAAGTTATAGGGTTTGCACAATTATAGCTTCGTATACCACGATCATTCCATTTGTCATCCCATATAACTGGATTATGATGATTCTTTATTATACCACTACTTGGAACATCTTTACCATTAAAAGCTTCATAATTCCATAATCTATACATAAGCTTAGTGGTTTTTATTTTATCACCATTAGTAAACTTTTGATAGAAGTCATCATTAGTTATTATAAAATCAGCTTTTTCATAGTCATTTGTTATAGTAACTTTATGTTCTTTACAAGCAGCTTTTAATCTATCTTGTGTAACAGAACAACCTGGCATTATAAAAGCTCTTTTGTAGTTCTGTATTTTAGTACCATCAATAGTTTCATCTGTCAGCAAGTCTCTTACTTTATTAAAAGTAGTTTTATCTTGCGTTATAAGCACATCATCTACTTGACTGGAAGTAATGACCCCATAAAAGGGGTCACTATCCAAGCCAAAATGTTTTAGTGCATCATTATTATAATCTTGATAAACATTTTTATTTGCCATATTATTTTATAGTCATTTTAATTATCTCAGGCTTCATCATAAGTTTATTAAACTTAGCTTTGTTACCATTAAATATAGTTCTCACAACTAAATACTTAAGATCATTTGTGAAATAGTCTTTTGTGCATAAAGTTTCTAATCTATCAGTTATTTTTTGATTGATTGTATTATCCTTTGAATACACAACAGCGAAGTTTGCAAGTCTTGTTGCAAGAGTTGATGCAATATCTGCACGATATTCATCATCTTTTCCTATACATCCTGTTAGTTCACCAAGAATATATTGTTCATTATCATGAGTCAATAAATCTTTTGGAGTAACAAGTTTATCTAACTTATTATTAATAAATGTAGTAAACATAGATGCAAATTCATCTCCAACACTACCTTCACCAATCATTTGAATATAAGGTAAGTTATCTTCAAAATTTTCAAAGCTAGATATAGCATTAAAGAATGTAGTTATTGCTCTTGCATTTGTTTCTTGCGTTACAAGCTCTGGATGAAGTAGCATAAAGTTAATACATCTTGTATCAATACCTGCTTCTTCTGCCCAACGAGCCCATACTTCAGTATCATATTGCAGATTAGCTGTAATATAACGTGTCTTCTGTGCAGCATCAACTGAATTAACCATATAGTCTCCGTTATCCGGATTTGCGGTTAATACAATATGCCAGTCTTTTGGTAAAGTCCAAGAGATATACGTCTGACGATCTATCAGCTCCATCACGGCTTGAATAAATCTAACGTCTGCACGATTCCAATCATCAAGAAGAAGGATTCCACCTTTCTTCTTACCAGAAATCCACTCAGGTGCACAATAAGACATTCTATTCTTACCGGTTAGTTTAAAACCATTCTTTAAATAATCACTTACTGCAAGTTCACTTACCCACTGCCCAATCTTCTTTGTAACAGAAGTACCTTTAGCTAGTGCAGCAACGTCTGATGATGCAGCTTTCTTACCCGCACCATAATTTACAGTATCTTGATTTTTATTCAATGATATAACTTGTTCTTTATACATTTGGAACTCTCTCACTGGAAAGCCAACAAGATCACCAAGCTCTTCAATTTGAGCTAAATTTAATTTAACAAAATCAAGGTCATGATCCTCAGCAATTTGTTTTACTGTGGATGTTTTACCAATACCCGATTCACCAAGAACTTCTACTGATACAGGAAGTTTTCCCTGATCTTGTAGAAATCTATTATTAGTTATCATGTGGGACATAAATCCCTTTAAATCATCAATGTTAAGATTAACTTGTGCCATAATTGTTTTTTTAATTTAGTTGTATTTTTTTTCCTGGTAATTCATCATTTATTCTACTCCTAGAACTATGTACCCAAAGTGTATTATTTGGACAATCTTCTGGAGGCCATGCTTCACCATCTGTTAAATATATAAGGGCTGTGTATTTTCCCTTTTGTTCATTATAATGATCAATAACTGGTTGAAATGATGTACCACCTCTACCATGTATTTCCCAATCTTTCTTTGGATTAAAATCCTCTACTTTATTTAGCCGTGTATCACATTGTGCTACAGTAATCTTATGACCTGTTTTGTGCATATGGCATAATTCACTAAAGAATTCTTTCAACTCCTCATTACATACTGAACCTGATGTATCAACACCAACTAGTATATGATTTTTAAATTTAATTTTTAATCCAGGGTTTTCTATGTACCTTTTATTATACTTTCTTCTTAGTTTCTTTGTATAAACTATAGAAGAATTACCAACAAATCTTCTTAGATAAGCCTTCCAATTAAATTTAGGAGGTTCAATATGTCTTAATCTTTTAATAAGATCACTGAGCTCTCCAGGAATGTTTCCTTGTCTTTTTTCTGTTAATTCAGCATTCTCTTTAAGTTGATGCTCAATTTGTTTTTGAATTAACTTTTTTTCTGCTTCTGGAATATCTTCAACTTCTTCCCAAGTTTTATGACAATATGGACTTTCACCATCCATTTGATCAAGCATACTTTCTAATGATGGCGATGTTCCATCTTGTTTAGCTTCTTCTAAAAGTTTATAATATTCAAAAGTACCAGCTCTTTCAGGAAGATCAAGTTCAGGAAACGTATCCATTGTTATACCACCGTCCGGTAAATCATTAGCATTTATATATTGATTAATCTCAAGATCTGCAGCTATATTAAATAACTTCTTATCTGCAAAAGAATCTCTAACTAAAAGATGACCAAATGATATATGTAATAATTCATGCTTCATCAATCCAATTCTGTGTCTTTCTGAAAGATCAGATACAAAATCTGGATTTACTGTAAGTTGAACACCAATACCATTTTTGGATACACCAGCTGTAGGTATTTTATCAGTATAAACCTTATTAAGGCCAATCAAAAAGAGCCCGTAAAAGGGCTCTTCAAAAATTAATGTTTTTGTTGCTTTAGATATTAAGTTTGCTACCATTTTATATTAAGTTTTGCTTCTATAAATTCATATCCTGTTAAACACGAAGCTACATGACTTTCACATATCTTCTTAAATATTTGTTTAGCAATAGGATTTTTAGATTCCTTTACAGTTTTATGTAGGTTCTTAAGAAGAAGTGCTGTTTCATCATCCCAGAAATTATACCAACGATTAGAATTTCCTATATTTGGTATTCCTTTAGTAAGGGGTTGTAAAATTGTTTTATCTTTATCATTCATAAATTTAACATAGAAATCTCTATCTTTATTACTTAATAATTTTAAAAACAAAAAATGAAATACAGGATCAGGTTTTATATTAGATATATTTTCTAGTGCTATATTTACATCTTCATTAGATTTTGAATTTAGTGCTTTACTAATACTCATAAAACCATCTACATCAAGTATATTTTTTAATTCATTTATCTCCATCAATCTTCAATTTTAATTGTTCTTCTCATCCATTCTGGACGAATCTTTTTATTTATGCAAACCAACCACTCTTTAGCAGTTGGAATATGATTATTACAATCTTCTTTTACATGTTGCTCACCAACATACCGTGTATATACAGTTTTACCATCAGAATTAGTAAAGGATTCTCCAAATATCTTTTCACATTCAAATATTCCTTCACTATGATGTCTATACATTCTATGATAAGAATTGCCAATCCAAGCTTTAGTTTCATCAAACCAATTATGGATATGCATATAGTCTTTTTCTAAACCACCCCATTTTTTTACAGATGATTTAGCATGTCTTAAAGGATGTGCCATTAAATTTCAAATTGCCAATCATGTTCCTCTACAGTTCTTTGACAATAAGCAAGTTCTACTTCATTTCTTTTTACATCCCAATGTATCTGACCATAACCTCCTTCATTATTAACCCAATCTCCTACTTTATCTACATTACGGCATATCACAAAATATGCCCAATCTCTTAAAAGTTTATAATCATTATGATCAAGTACTTGATTTGCTGCATCATTAGATAGATAACCATTAGCTGTCTCAAATTCTATATCACCCACATCTCCATCATCTCCTGATCCATCAAAGCCTACATTTACTAGATCTACATTTAAATCAAGAAGCTTTAGTCTCAACATCTTTTTTAATTCTTCGTTTCTTTCCATTTTGATTATTTTTTATAATTTCAATTATTACTCCTGGATTTTCTTTATCATATTCATATGATTTAAATACAGGTATCATATTTACCATATTATCATCTTCAATCCAACCGTGTGTAACCATATCATCTTGTACAGTCTGGGCAGGATTTATATAATCAAACTTATGTTTAGTACCGCGAATAAATGTGAAAGCTATTTTGACTGGTAGTTTATGCTTCTTAAGTTCTTTTTGAAACTCAGGAGCATACTGTTGATAGAAAGATTTAGTATCTTTTCTATATTTCATAACTGTTTTACTAGATATGAAGTACTTGCCTGTCCATCTTCTTCCATTTTTACTGGATGGTACATTTCCGGGTATAAACCATTTTTTCATAAGCTTAATGTTGATTTTAATAATGGCTTTAGTTTAGAATGAAATATTTCTAATCCATGCTTTTGCATTGCTTCTGCAGGATCATTCTCAATTGGACAAGTAAAACCATTTAAATTATAAACACTTTTATATTTTGCTACTGCTTTTTTACCTGCAGAGTCATTATCAAAAAGTGTAATTATCTTATTATACTTTGTTTTTAAATTTTCTATGATATATGGTTTTATCATAGTATTTTCACTATCTGGAGCAATCAACTCTATATTATAACCCATACTTTTAATAGTCATCAAATCTTTTAATGATGAAACTATAACTAAATAAGGTTGATTATACTTTAATTGATCTAGTCCTTGTATATGTGATTTAACTTTAAAAAACTTTCTTTTTAAATTTTTAGGTTGGTATATTTTAAATATATCATCATCAGCTGTATAAAAGCCATAACAATATGCATTTTGAACTTTTAAAGCTTTAATAGAATTGTTTTCTTCTTTCACTAAATTATAATATTCAATAGGATAAACATTATATTCATTTAATAAACTACTACCAATTCTATATTGTAACCAATAATCTGCATCATTAGATGTCCACTTTCTTTTCTTTACAAAATCAAGTTTCCATTTTGCTTCAGGCTTTAAGTTAATTTTAACACATCCATTTTGTGTTACAAATTTGTTATAATCATTTATAATCTTTTCAACAGCTGCAGAATAATTTAAATCAAATAATTGTTGTACTAAATTGATTTTATTACCATACTTACCTGTAGAAAAGTCTTTAAATTTATAACATCTATTCTTTTTATCAACAAAAATACATAGACTAGGAGTTCTTTCTCCAGGATTCCATATTGATTTTATCTTGATATCTTGACCTGTAAGCTTTTCATTTAAATTTAGATAATACTGAAAAACCCAGTAGCTTGGAACAGATGCTTCATTTACAACTAAGTTTTTAGTATTTATCATATTTGTAAATTTAATAAAAAAAAAGATGCGGCAGGGGATAAGTCCTACGCCACCCTGCCTTAAGAAATAGTACCGTCATTTAAAGGACTGCCTTATCTTACATCTTGCACATTATGTTTTACATTAAAACACCCACGCAACGCGGGAAAAAGATTTTACAGATCAAAGTCATCACCTGCTGATGTTGTTGCAGGTTCAAATGAATCTGTATTATTTGAGGATTTCTTTGTAAGTTCTCTTACATGCTCCTCTTTATTAAATTTAAAGAGTCTACTATTTTCAACATCTAATGCTTCCATAGCAACTCCATCTTTAGAGTTTCTTGGTAAAAATAAGTCATAATTAATATAACCTTCTTTATTTTCCCATTCTCTACCACCAACACATGCATTAAAGTATGTATCATCACCTGATAAAATAGCATTAGCTTGAACCATGAATTCTTCAATGGTATCTGCTTCAACATTATCAAGATCATTTCTCTTACCTAAAACCTCAGCTAAGAAAATCATACCTCTTAGAACTTCAGTATCTCTACTGATTTCTCTTCCACTTGGTAAAGTAGCATCCTTATAAGGATAAGGACTCAATCTAATTCTACCAACTTGACCTTTATAACGAGGTCCATTTTGATCAGTGCTATCAACTAAGAAGCCCTCAAAGTCACCACCTAGTGGCTCTGATTCTACATGTAAGACTACATTATATGCATCTTTATCATATGGTGTTTGATCAAATGTAATGTTATTGATCTTCAATTTGTTGTTACCTACTCCGATAACAGGTCTTGCTTTGCCTGAACCGGCACTCATGTCTTTTGTACTTAACATACGCTTTTTTGTTTTATTAATTATTGTTCATACTTGATTATACAATCTTTTACATATTGTAAATCATTATCTATAAAGGATTCTTCAAACATATCCATGGGAGACTTACAAGTGTTATTCCCATCAGTTTGTGTTTCAAATCCATACTTTAATACACCATCTTCTTCTTTGATAACTCTACCAAATAATACAATGGAAAATAGACCCTCCAAAGTTAAAGCATTATCTATCATTTTACCAACAGTTTTTGCTTTTACTTTTCTACGGCCATTCATGTCTGTTGAATCTTCTGAATGAGTCAAAAAGAAACAATATAAATCATCCCTCAAATCCTTTGGATATTTTGCAACCTGAGCTAGGTTAGTAGCGATTGAGGTGAATTTATCATACCCTTTTTCTTGAGCTTTATCAAAATATTCAAAAGCAGACATATATTGCCAATCATCTATAACTATATTAGTTATATGAGGCATATTATCATTAACATGTTTTAAAGCTTTAATAATACCTGCAGCTGATGACGCATTAGTCATATTACCTTTAGGATTATCTTTGCTTATTAATGTATAATTTTTCTTCCAACCTTTAAAAGGTAAAGGTTTATTTGCAATGTTGATCCAAAAAGTTTGTTTTGGATCTAAATTTCTACCTGATGTAGATTTACCAGAGCCTGACTCTGCAACTACTAATACACTTTGTGCCATATTTATTTATTTGCTATTTTTTCTAATGCTATTGCTATTCTTTTTAAGACTTTGATCATATCATCATCTTTATCATCTGGATTTGGTAAGTCATCCAATTCAAAAATTGATTTGGTTTCTTTTTCATTTCTGTTTGTGACATCATTGATAACAATTAATTCATTAACTGGTATCATATGCCTTTCAAAACCTGAATTGCTTGTAACTAATTCATATTCAGATTTCCAATGAGCATTATATTTGTGTAAATACAATGTTCTTTTTGGATCTTCTGATTCATAGTTTATACTAACAAATTCTGTATATATATCTTTACCCTTTTCAAGTTCACTTGGAAAGAATGATACATATAACTCATCTTTACCTGCTGGTCTATAAGCCATTTTAGGTATATATAGAGCATCAACATTTCCAGATTTTTGGAAATAATCTTCATGCTCCTGTCTAAGTTTTGCAACTTTTTCTTTTCTTTCTGCTGAAGTCATTATTTTATTTTTAGTACTTATCATCTTCTTTCTTGTTGATCTGGTGTATCCATTTCAGATATCTGCATATTTTCAAACTCACCTCTAAAGAAACTCATTCTTGCATCTCCATTTCTTGCTTTTAAAAAATGTAAAACTAAAGTTCTATCATCTTTTATTATATATCTGTCTGGTCCATAATATCTAATTTTTTGTTTAGCAGGACGGTTAATACCAATTAAGGTATCTGCATGTTGTAACATTGCATCAGCACCAAATATATCTGATTCCAATACATAGTTTCCATACTTACCATCTACAGCTCTGTCCGGGTTATCAATATTTCTATTAAGTTGTGACAGTGCAATAAACAAACATGGATAATCACGTTTACATTGTGTAAAAAACTCACCAAGTTCAAATAACATATCTAATCTATTATTTTGATAAGGTGCTCTTTTTACAAGTATTGTATGATCCAGTGTTATTATTGTACGTTTACCTTTATGTTCATCCATATACATATCAACTTGTTCACGCATTTGGTTTACACTCATTGGTCTACTAATAATGTCTACCGGATTTTTCACACGTTGTTTAGCATATTGATGACAATCATTTATTATATCTTGAGAAAGAGTGCTGCCTGCACTACATAACTCTTTATATGTTTTGCCTGTCAATGAACTAAACTCTCTAATAGCCGATGTTCTTCCTACCATTTCAAATTGAAACTCAAGAACTCTGAAGTCATCATCTGGATTTAACATAAAAGATTCTCTTATGATTTGGTCTTTAATTAATGTTTTACCTGAACCAGGTCTTCCACCAATTACAGTAAGAGTATTCCATTCTAATCCATCTGTTGTAGCATCATTAAACTTTGGCCACGGAGTATATATAGACTTTTCTAGTCCTTTTGATCTTTTGACCATATATTTAAGTGCTTCATTAAAAGAGGCGTATTGTCCTCCCCAAGCTGGTTTTATATTACTCATCTGTATTTATTTCATCAATTGCTACTATTAAAGATATTACCAAAAACGTAATAGCTATTGCCCAACTAAATGAATTCGGTGTAATGTCCATCATTTTTTTTCTAAATATTGAATTACTTCATAATAAAATTTTTTTGCTGTTACTGCTGCTAATTCTTTAGCTGTTATTATTGATCCATGAATAGCTTGTTTAGTATCCATTATACTATCCATATTTTCACTATTAAATCCTTTATGTATTTTAATTAAAAATTCAGCATATTCCTTAACTTTTGCGGGATCTACTTTATCCTGACTATGTTCTATATTATTCATACTACTTTTTCTTTAAAATGATCCTCTTCATTAACTATACCATCACGAATCATATCACAATAATCAGCTAACTTTGATGTCTTTACTTTATGTTTATCCTGTTTAGATATAAAATATTGGCTATTTTGCATGTACATATAATTATTCTTTTGATATTCATTTACATACATTTTTGTAGCTTTCATTACTTCTTCCCAGGAATAGTCATATTCTGCAAAAAACCATCTAAAGTTTTCAGTGAGAATTTTAATATTATTTCTTGCAGGTACACCTGAAGGTAATTTACCTTTAGGAAATATATCTCTATATTGATTTATATTTAATGCACCAGATTTACCTAGTAACTGTTTAGTTGTTTTTTTCTTATTTACAGTAAAATAATTATCTAATGTTACAATAATCTTTTTTCCTTGCGGAGTTATAGATTTTTCTTTAGTTATATATCCTTCTTCAAATAAAGCTAACATATCTGCAGCTTCACAAGTTGAAGGTGTAACCCCTTCATTAAATGCAAATAATATCATGCATTGATTAGGAGTTATACCATACTTTTGAATTTTAAGAAATAGGTTCCACATGCTTTTTTACTTTATTTAATAATAAGTGATACTTATGTGAAAAATCAAAATCCTCTAAATCAAGAAGATCTTCACCTTTTTTTGCTGAGTGAATTATTGATGCATGATGTTTTTTCAAAAATCTACCAATAACACTAGGTCCATAATGCAATTGTTTTAATACAATTAAACAATATGCATGAACATAATTCATCCATTCTCTTTCTCTTGTATATTGAGGTTCTGAATAACATTGTATATAATGCGGATGAAATTCATTCACTATTTCAAATAACAAATCCCAGACTTTACTTAATTCAAGTGGATAAACATCTTCAAAATTAGAATTAGCTATGTATAATGTAATTCCATATTTTGATTTAATTTCTTCTCTGAATTTTTTAATATCTAGATTGAATTTTGTTTCTACTTTTTGTTTGATTGTTGGTTCTGACATAAGGTATAAATTTACAAAATATTGAGTTATTTACCAAAATATACTAATACCCTTTGACTCTTTTAAATGTTTATTTATTTCATTAAAAACATCTTTACCATCCCACTTTCCACCTTTATATGCGGCAGATGCTGGATGAGGTACTTTGAATATTTTTTGATTATGTATTCTCATATGCCACTCTTCAGCTTTTTTACCTAGTAGCACGGTTGGAATATTAGATTTTTCTTTATTAATAGAATCTAATATCATTTTAGTTATTGGTTTCCATATACCATAATGACTACCTATCTTTCCAATTTGTACTGTAAATGCAGTATTAAGCATTAGCACACCTTGTTCTGACCAACGTTTTAAATTTGGATCTCTAACATAATCTGTATAGTGTGTATCTAGATAATCAAAAATATATCTTAATGATGGTTGTTCTTTCATTGTTTTAGAGCAACTAAAAGATATACCATCAGCTACACCAAGCTGTGGATATGGATCTTGACCTATCATTATTACACTTAACTTATCATAAGGACAATAAATAAATGCATTAAATAGATCTTTTAAAACTGGAGTAAATCTTCTATTATTTTCAACATCATTTTTTAGTTTATAAATAACTTCTTCAAAATAAGTGCTATCAATAATAGGGTTTAAAATATTTTCCCAACCTGTTCCAGCTATTTTAGCTTTATACTTTTCTTTTATTTCTATTATGTTAATATCAATTTTATTCATATATTTGATTATAAATTTAATTTAAAATTATGTCAGACCAGATAGAAGTTGGTGAATCTTTTGATCCAACAAAGAATATAGAAAATCTCCAAATAAACACAAGTTATATTTCAGGCTTAGAAGAAGCTATGATATTCTTTATTGGTAAATTAGAAGATCCAAAATCTGTACTGCCAATGTTTGAGAAATTTGAGAAATATGTTGAAGGAAAACTTGATATAACAGAAAATCCTTTTACTCATGAAGAAAGATCTATATATACTATATTCTCACTACAACAATACATAAAAGCCAAAGCATATGAACAAGGCTTAAATGTAAAAGTTCCTGGTACTGTAGATAAAGAAGATGTACAAGGTATGCTTGCAGCTTTAATGACTAATGATTTTGATAAAATGAAAACATTACGAGATAAAATGCAAGAAGACTTAAATAAGTCAGCTGCATCATCTTAATTGTATACCATTTTCATCACCTATTCTTAAACATTCTTGAATACAAAGATTTAATTCATCTTTATCACAATCTGCAAAAGATTTACAATATTCTTTTTTATCTCTCATAAAACAAAGACCGGTATGTCTTTTTATAACAAGCTTCATTTCCATAAATGTATATCCTATGTCATTGGCCAGTTCTCTAATCATGGCATGCAGTCTTGCTAGTTGAGCATTACTACCTTTTTTGGTACTAACACTTATAAACACTTCCATTTGAGTACCATCAGGTATATCTTTAAGAAATGTATTTAATCTTGTCTTTTGAATCTTTGAAGGAAAATCAAGCTCTCCATCTTTGACAGAGAGCTTTCCAAAAAAATTATTTTTCATTCTTTATATGTAAAGTTTGAGAAATGATGGCCTCTTGGCCTTTGCGGTTTTTATAACCAGCTTTAGTGTGTCTTACCACTTGTTTCATTTTTCCATCTTTTGAGACAGAAATCACTTTTTCTTTTACTTCTTTACCCATATGTATTTAAAAGTTTTTTTAATTTATTAATTTCTTTTTTAAGGCTCATAGCTTGATTTAAATGTTCTTCATGAACTTTTATGCTTTCATTATGAGCATAATTAGGAGTGTTTTGAGAAACAATCCATTTTAATGACTCAAACTCTGCCTTTTTTAACTCAAGTTGTTTTTCTATATTTTCTTTACTCATATTTTATTTAAATTTAACTAAAATGTATGCACCACCAAATGTAAGTACTACTAATGCACAAAGTATAGGAGAAAATTCCATATATAATTGTGTACCAATCTCTAATAGTAATAAAACAAGTAAAGCTCCTAATAAAAATTTAACTACTTTCTTCATTTTTTTGTTTTGCTATTAAATACTCTATATATAAATCTTTATTAAAATGATCCCAATATTCAATCCAGTCTGCTATATTTGGCATATTTCTTTTTTTAAAAAATGCAGGCAGCTTAAAACTTAAAAACTACTAGACAATATGAAAACGGGTATAACCCATGCCACCTGCATTATTATTACTTATATAATTCTATTAGTGCTTCACTAGTTAAAGTAAAGTAACGGCACTTTAAATTTGCTTTTTTGAGTATTGAATTTACCCAAGTATTACAAGTATTTAAAAAGTAGTAGTTGCCATTGGCACTATAGAAATTATCTTTTAAATGTACTCTCTTTCCATTCTCTAAACGGAAACTTTTAGCTATTTCATCTTTAACAATTTTAAATTGTTCATTATTCATATACACTTTAATCCAATTTTCTTGTGGTGTATAATATATTATCTCTCTCATTACACTTTCTGGTTTAGTTAAAAGTGCTTGTGTAGCTATATTAAATGTAACATCATCCCATGTTGGAGTTTCCATAAAAAATACTCTACTTCCCCAACCATAACAATAATAATAATTATCTTCTGGTATTATGATGTCTATGTGGTATCCATTATCAGATAAATAAATAAATTTATCTTTAGAGTCACTATGATCATTTATAGTTATAAAATGACTTGTGTATATGCTTAATCCTATTAAGATTATGCTAAAGGATAAAAGTAATAAGGATTTTAATATTTTCTTTTTCATTTAAATCTTACTGTATTATAATCAATCCTAATAAAATCATAACCGCATTCTATACAAACTAATTCATTGTCATTATCAGATGGCAATAAACCATCAACCATACAATTTGGACATAAAATATCCGTTTCTTGATTAGAATTTGGTGTATTTATTGATTCTATATGCTTTTCTATATTTTCATTACGTTCTTCTTCACGCATTTGCATGAATATTTCTTTCATTTTTCCCATTATTCTATACTTACAGTTAAACCTGCTTCTGATAAAAGATATTGTATTCCTTCTAACTTAGAGTAAACTCCATGTTTAACAGAACATTTACCTTTTGTGTGCACAATCATTGCACACTGTTCAGCTTGAATTGAAGAATGATCACACCATATCATTAAACATTTTATTACATAGTCAAATGTATTATGATCATCATTATAGAGAACTAATGTTTTACCATTAAGTTCTGATATTAATTCATCTATATTTATTTGTGTATCTATTTGACTCATTACAATTTAATTAAAAGATGCAGAGGGGAACACGCCATACAGTCCCCCTAATATGTTCAGTGATTTTGGCCTACTGAAGCTGCATTTCTCCACTTAAGTATTTAAAGGATTAAAATATTCAATTTTTGATGGATCAAATGTTTTTAATGCATCATTAACCCACTTCTCATCAATAGTGTTTGCATAACATAATATATGACAAACAGCTTTTTGATCTGGTGATAATCTTAATAATCTACCTATTCTTTGTGCCGTTTTCCTATTATTACCATAAGCATGCATAATAATACCTTGACGCAAATCAGGAATAGATATACCCTCACTGAGCTGTAATACACAAGATAATCTATTAATTCTTCCATCACTAAATAATTCTAAATTTTCTTCAGATTGTTTATTGCCTGAATGATAACTGTGTTTACATACTCTATCTGCTTGTTTTTGAGTATTTGCAAAGACTATACATTTAGATGATATATTTTTTAATATACCTTTTAAGTATTGTTCTTTAGTATTATACTCCATTAATCCTCTCATACGCATTATTGCTGCAAACTGTTGTTGTTTGGCAGTCATAGCTTGTTGACATCTACCGGTTAAATATTGATAGTCTTTAACTTCAGAAGTGTACCACTTACCACCATTTTTGTTTTTCTTTGCAAACGTAGAAAGTTTAGACAATTGAAGTTTATGGATTACAATTTTATAATCATTAAGAATATTACTATCTGTTGCCTCATCTACACTAAACTCATATACAATAGGACAATATCTTTTAACCATTGTATACTTCTCTGATCCTTTTTTAGGTGGTGTACCAGTTAAACCTAAAATTTTCCCATTATAGTTTTTAAGAAACTCTTCATGTGAAAATAATAAGTTATGACACTCATCTAAATAAACTATATCATAGTCATTTGGATTACGTTTATGTATAGATCTATAATTTACAAATTCTATTTGTGATGATAAATGAATATTCTTCATCTTAACCATTTCATCATTCCAAGAATCCATTACAGTATTCTTTGGAACTACAACTAAATATTTAGCAGTAGGATCATAGTTTTTTATAAGATGTTGCAATGCTATTCTAGTTTTACCAACACCCATAGAAATCCCTAAGCCACAACGTTTGTGACCTAGGGTTATTTCTAAAGCTTTCTTTTGAACTTTTTCTCTATTTGTTACTTGCATAACTATAACTACAATTTGCTTGCATTTTTCTTATAATAGAATCATCTAACCTATAAATTTCATAAGGTTCCATATAAAAGTGCTCTAATTCTGGACCACCTCCAATGTTATGTGATATCTTATAATATTCATGATTATATTGACCGTAACCTTCATCAGTAACAATACCAACATGGCCAGCTGCTATTTTATAAAATACAATATCTCCTGGTTTTAAATCACCTACCCAATTTATCTTGATGCGTTTAGCACCTATTCTTGTAAGATAAGTTTGAATATTCTGAGTTCTTCTATGATCTATATTAGGGTCAATTCTTTTAGTTTTATATCTTTTGTTATAAATACTTAGATTTTTTGTAATATCTTCATGAATTAACTGTTGTAGATCTATGTCAATAGCACGGAATGCTCTAATTACAACATCAGTACAAACTCCAATGTTTGATGGCACATCACCACCAGGGTATTTAATTTTTCTCCAACTCCCATCATAAGTTACATACTGAGTAGTTTGCCATTCTGAATGATCAATAAATTTCTCAATATTAGTACCTTTTATAGGTTTGTAAGGAAGATCATATGCATGCATAGCATCTTGTGCAGCAGCATATTCATAATCACAACCTGTCATAACCATAGTTAATAAGGCATATAATCCAATTTCTATATACTTTTTCATAATAATTCTTTTAATAAATAAATAATCAATATGACAATACCAGATATATAACATATAGCTGTAGCTTTAGTTGAATAATCTACATTTTGTTTTGATCTTCCTTGCCATTCATTCTTGTTCCAATTCTTCTTTTTCATAACGTGTTTCAAATAAAATTAACCACATACGTTTTAGAGTAGTTTCTAATTCTAAATCATCAAATGCTCCTATGGTATCAAGTTCTATTAACATATCTTTTAAATCAATAATATCATTCATTAATTTAGCATAATCTGCGTAATGTAACTTGATATATTTTTGTCCATTATCAAATTTTTGAAGTGTGGTATCTTCTTGTGTTTGAGCCACAAGAAACCTGGGGCTAAACACTAAACTTGTCCATAAAATATAATAAATAAATCTTTTCATAATTAATCATTTTTTGAGATACTGAATCCTAATTCTTTGGATTCTTGAGGATGTTCTTCTATCCACATGTGACAGTTTCTACATACAGGGAGCCATGTAGTTTGGTCTAATAGATATTTGCCACGACCTTTCATATGATGCACATCAGTTGTTTTTAATGTACAATTATGAATTTTAGCGTGGCACATCTGACGGTTTAGTAAAAACTCTGCTCTTAATTTACTATACTCTCTTGTCAAACGTGCCAGCTTTTTAGACATTTTCTTCATTTTATAGATAGAAAATTTTTAGGTAATAAACCTACAGCCATAAACCTTAGTATTACATCTTCATATGTGATTCCTAAATCTTTAAGAGTCATTCTATTTCTGTAATCTGGTGATACATCCGTAACAGGATGGGCCAATAGATCTCTAACCAAAGCACTTTTCTCCCCAAAAGTTACTTTAAAGAATGCATTAGCATACTTATTAGCCAATACTTGTTTCCATTCATTAATGGTATCTTGACCTCTTTTCCAAACTTTTTTAATTCTACGTTTTTTATCCCAATGCATAGCAGCAACTTCTTCTTTGGAATATACATTCAAACCGTGTAATACACGTTTAAACATAAAATGTTGAGTTGGATTTAGTTTTGTGTAATCTAATTTTTGAATAATGGTTTCATTAGATTTATAAGATTGATATATACCATAATACATATACCTTTCTTCTCTTTTTTTTAGCTCCATTATAGCTTTTTGTTGGTTAAGTGTTTTTTCTTGTTCTAGTGATAACATAATATATTGGTTTAAGTGAATAAAAATAAGGTCCCTCCGCTATGATTTTACGGAGGGATACCTTGTACGCTTTATATCAGTGACTCTACACTGCCCAAGGTTCAGAGTAGAACTTAATCTTTCTGTTTACTTGGTTTTTTATAATTCAAATGAATCATTTTCTACTTCATCAACTTCTTCAGCTGACTCCTCTGATTCTTCAATCTCTTCAATTGAATCCTCTACTTCTTCAGATGCTTCTTCTTCTTTTTCTAAATCAAAAGTTGAATTAGCAATTTTAGTAGCACCATCAGCTACTACACCTGCAGCATTAGCCTCTCTAATGGCAGCACCATTTGCATGAGGTACTAATGTATCTTCTTGTAATCCAGTTGCATCATAGAAAGTTGTTCTATAAATAGGTTCACCATCTGCAGTACAGCAAATAATACCTGTAGATCCAGCTATCTTTAGATCTCTGTCAGGATTTGAAGAATTAAATGGTTCAGTTGATTCTTTAATTACAATTTTACCAGGTAATGTTTTTAGCTTACCTAATCCAATTTCTTTTAAATCATCCATTAAACCTAAAATTAAGGCACTTCTTGATTTTCTATTTACCCATCCATTTGCTCCGTATTGAACGGCATCTTGGGTTACTCTTACATATCCATAATCTGGATTGTTTTGTGACTGACGTATAACATTACCGTTATCATCAGCTACTACTGTGACTTTACTTTGCATTGTAAAAAATTAAAAAAATTAATAAAAATTGTGACGTTTAGTCATCTGTGAAAAAATCTGCATCATTTCTTTTCTCAAGTTCATCTATTTCATCTAAACTTGGTTCATATTCTTCATCACCTTCAAACACTTGGCGTGCTTTAGATAAATCAGAACTAAAATGATTATAAAAAGGATTGACACATTCTTTTGTATAGTGTGGACCCAGACCATTAAGCTCATTTATTTCTTCATCCGTTAAATCTAAATATAATTCAACGGAGCATTCAATAATACGGCCATTTGGTAGTTGAACAATCATGGTTAAATTCTAATCATTGGGTTTTGATTAATTTCTAATCAAATGTAACAATTAAAATAATTAATTCCACGATATAATATTCCTTTTGGACCACAAGTTTAAAAATAATTTATAATAGTATAGCTATCTTAAACTAATTGTAATTTATGACCTACTCTTTTAATGTATTTTTTATCTTTAAGTTCTTTTATATACACGGATATTTGTGTAGAACTCTTATTAGATATATCAGATAAGGTTGATATAGATGGAAAGCAGGTTCTTTCTTTATTAGCATAGCAGGATAATAATGCATATAATCCTTTTGCTTGTAAAGACAGCTCTGGATCAGTTACTACATCATAGTTTACTATACCAAATCTTTTCATTTTCTTTTGAAATCTTTATATGAATCATTTGTATGTAAATACATAGATTCTATAGACTTATATGCATCCTTATCATTCATAAGTTTTAAATCCTCAGACATTTTATATTTGTTATGCATATACATTCCAAAATTCTCTGATGTTTTTTCCATCAAAAAATCTTTTAGTTTTCTATAGTCTTTCCATTCTCTTTTTAGTAATTCAATTGATATATGTGCCATTTATTTAAATTTTTCATATAAAAATAACTCATCTGCTTTAGATTTAGATACTTTTTCTAGTAAATATGATGGCATTGATACCTCTACTAAAGTTTCTGGTCCTACTAAAACATCTAATGTCATTGTTGTAGCCCACATATTATGTTCACTACTTTTCCAACCACCAGAGTGTTTTACTTTACCAATTACACAATCATCTATTAATAAATTATAATCAATTAAATCAG